CTAGATACTAGAGATCCTAGATACTAGAGATCCTAGATACTAGAGATCCTAGATACTAGAGATCCTAGATACTAGAGATCCTAGATACTAGAGATCCTAGATACTAGAGATCCTAGATACTAGTATATAAAAAAATAAATAAAAAAATCCCCAAATATTTCAAAATAAATGGGGATTTTTGTATAAAAATAATTAAAGTTAAATATTATCAAAGGATGCACCTGTAGGTGTTATGATAAATTCCAAATCAATAAATTCAAGTGATCTTGTCGGTTTTATATAAATCTTACCTCTAAGAGTATTTGCATCAATATCTTCTGGTTCGTTTGATACTGTTACACGGAATTCATATAAACCTCTTTCTCTTTTTATTGATTCTAATATCGGGTTTACTAATCTTAAAAATTCATTTCTAACTTGTTCATCATTTTGTTCAAATAACAATCTAATAGCAACCGCAGAAATAAGTTTTCTGGATCTTAGTAACAATCTTCTAACATTTATTCTATCTAATGCAGATTCTCTAACTTGTAGAGTTTTATTTCCCCAAATTATGGTTCCAGTATCTGAAAAAGTAGCAATTGGATTAATTCTATTTTTGTATAACTCATCTCTTTCATCTAAAGTTAATTTTTTAGTTGCTTTAATAGACTTTACTAAACCTCTAGAATAACCCGCAACTGCAAACCATGGAAAAGATACATTATCTGTTAATGCAATATTTCTTACAACTTCACCTGTTGGTGGTATAAAAAGTTGTGTTGCATTATCTGCATCTCTAACTTGTATCCACGGCCAATATGTTGCAGAATAATTTGTATCCAAAGAAACACTATCTAATGCGTCTACAACTTCTTCAACGGTTGAATAATTTGGTGGTGAAATTACATATAGTGAATCTGCTCTTTCATTTTCAATCATATCAATTGCTTGTGATGTCAATGAACTGTGGTCGTAAAAATTAATTCCAGGGGTTGCAAAAATATTAATATTTACTGCTTCAGGATTAGCAAATGTGTTTATACCTTCTAAATACGCATAATAGTCTGAATTTCCAACTGAAGTATTAAATAAACCTCCATTTGATGTGTTACCATTCACATATGTTGTTTTACCAAAAATATATTGGTCACCATATGTTCTAACTTGTCTGTATATATCCCAACCATCATAACCACCACATACCGCAAATGTAAACTTACGATAATTTATATTTGTTAAAACATTATCAACACCTAATTGACTTTCTAAATTATATGGTGTTGTTATAAATGTAGTGCCTGTTATTGTTAAAGCGTTTGATGATAAATGAAATCCACTTGTTGAATCGATTGCGTTAGCACCTTTAAATTTAAATAAATCTTTATCAAATCCTACTTGAGAAGATAAACCAAAACTTATTTTTTTAACTTTATCACCTGAAGATTGTATTTCAGTACCATCCGTATTGTATCCAATAATATCACCCGCATCATAAAATTCAGTTTTATACATTACTGAACCCATTGTTGATCCAGAAAATGAAGTGTTATTTATAAATCCTTTAAAACCAGCAGGAAATGTATCTGATGGATGATTCGGAGCCATACTTAACATGATATATTTTGATCTTAATTCATATTCTGTATCTGAAGTACCAACTTTTCTGGCAACATATCCAGGTAAATCAGGGTTCATTGAACATCTTGTGAATTTTTCAACAACAACTTGATTTTCATCGGTATCATTAAAATCTCTTACTAGTAAATCAAATTCACCAGTTTCAACATTAATGTTTATTATTGAAATTTTAACTTGTTCATTTGCGGCATTTCCGTCTGAAATTGTGATTACTTGAAATAAATCAGAAACTTTTCCTCCTCTTACTTCTGAAACAACCATTGGTGAAATAGGTGTGTCCCATTGAGAAGCAAAATTATTTCCTTCAGATACATAAACTTCTTCTAAACTTAAACCTCTAATATATCCTTGTTTAAATGATGATGATAAATAATTTGGGTATGTTTCGTATACATAAATTGGAATATCACTTTTAGGTTTATCGAATACATCTGTACCTAATACTTTTGTCACGTATTTTGAAGATGTCGTATCCATGGAACAAGTAAACGTTTTTGGTCCACTTGTTGAACCGGTTACATTAATTGTGAATTCTGATAATGGATTTTTCAATAATTCATCACCACTAATATTAAATTGAGTATTTCCTGTTGTTTCAAGTAACAATGTTTGTCCAGAATATGAACCTCTTGGTCTAAAAGATACAACAACTTGACCATCATAATCTGTTAATAATGTTGAATTATAGGTAAATTTAGTTACGTTAAACGAAGTAGTTGATGAATTATAAACAAATAAATAAGAATATACTTGAGTACCATTACTATTACATAATTGATTATACCATTCTTTATTATGTGGACTAGATATGTTAGAAACGCCAGTCAGTAATGATACTTGTTCATCACTTGAAGTTAAACCAGTAATTTGAGATTCAGGTACTTGTCCAATAACAAACCATTCTCCATCATTTGAAATAGTATTTGAACTATAATTAGTGAAGATATAGTCTGAAAAAGTATCTCCATCATATGATGTGATACCAGATAAAGTATTATAAAATGTACTTCCTGTTATATCATTTACTGTTGATGGGTCACATGTTCCTGTTGTTGATACACTAAGAGAACCTAATTTAACACCTCCTAAAGTTTTTATTGAATACGTTTTAACAGGTTTATAACCTGTTAAACCTAAAATTTTAGTTACAAAAAGTTGATTAGATTCTTCAAGATATGATTTTGCAATATATGGTAATTCATATTTAGGATTACCATTACCATCTTTAACTGGTGTTGAACCACCAAAATATAATTTAAATTCATCATAATTACTTATAAGTATAGGTTCAAAAGCAGGACCTTTTAATGTTTCACCAACTAAACCAAGAGTTGTTACACCCACACTTTGAGCAACAAATGTTAAATCTTTTTCAGATGTATATACACCTGGAGATACGAATACTCTATTTGAATTTGCCATTTTAAATTTTTTTATTATTTATTTCTTATTTTATAAATATCTTTATATTTAGCAAAGATTTTTTTATCTTTCTTTTAAATAATAAAAAAATATCTTTTTATATCTTATATTATCTTTATGGAAAAAATAGAATTAAAGAACATTAAAATAAGTAAAAAACATCACGAAATTTTAAAAGAACATTGTGATAAAAATGGTTATAAAATGTATAAAATAATCCAAAAATGGATTGAAGAAAATTGTAACATAAAGAAAAAAGATATTTATGGTGAAAATTAACTTAAATAAACTACACCTATTTTTGCTCCAATAAAAGGTATACCTAAAAGTTTAATTTTATTTGTGTCCGAAACTTCATAGTTTATAGTTTCTTCTTGATGAAGTCCATTTATATCTAAACTAATAACACTATCAATTGGTGATGTTGTGGTAAATTCTATCGAACTACCATCATATATAAATTTTTGATGTGTTACACTAAGAGGTTTATCAGATGTATTTTTATAATTAGGATTTCTACGTTTAAAATTTCTCATATTTAATTTTTTAATTAACTTAAATAAACTACACCTATTTTTGCTCCAATAAAAGGTATACCTAAAAGTTTAATTTTATTTGTGTCCGAAACTTCATATCCAACATTTTCTTCTTCAACTAAACCATTTATATCTAAACTAATAACACTATCAATTGGTGATGTTGTGGTAAATTCTATCGAACTTCCATCATATATGAAATTTTGATAAAATACATTAAGTAGTTTTCCAAATGTGTTTATAAAATTTTCATCTTTACCATTATAATATGTTATTTTTATATCTGAACCATCAATTGGTGGTTCAGAAAATGTTATTTTAGATGTTTTATATATATGGAAATAATCTTCATCTCTGATTTGAACAAGACCATTTATTGTTACAGTAAATAAAACATTAATTGACTCATCAACACTAAAAGAAGTTTGTTCTCCATCACTAGAAAAAGACGCGATAGTAACTTCAATTGTTTTAAAAATATATTTTTTTGCAAAATTATTACTTTTAATAAATTCATTTAATAAAAATAATCTACTAATAGCAGGTTTTACTTCAAACTCTTCATCATCAATTAAAAATCCTAACATTAAAAATGAATATGTTTGTATATAAAATCTTCTATTTTCTAAAGAATCCATTGGAGTACTATCCTCTATTCTTTCTAAAATTATTGGTATATAGTGACCTTTTACGCTGGTATACGATTGACGTGATGAAAATTTTTGTAATATTTTTTTATTAAAAAGATTTATATCTCTTAACTTAGTACAAACCACAGTAACATCAAAAGATAAATCAACCGCAATAGGTTGTGGTATTTTATAAATATCAGCACCCATTTGAGTACCATTCCACGTTGGAACTGATGAGTAAAAAAATTGTCTTCTATCAGGTATAGTTCTATGTATTGCAGGATTTGATCCGAATTGAACGTCAGGTTTTCTTATTATCGCAATAAATGGTAATTTTATATTTCCATCACTGTCAGAAAAAGACCAATTGTTTGAAATTTCACCCCATCTTTGTATTGTTAAAATTTTAGAAATAATAGGGATTTCTTCACCATCAGAAGTTATTTTAAAATTTTCTTTTATAAAATTTAACATACCTAAATCAAGATCTTCATGAAGAATTGAATCGGGTAAGAAAGTATCTGATTTTGTGATTCTTTCCAATAATTCTTTTCTTCTACCTTTAACAGTAGATTCGTTTAAATTATCTCTATTAGTGTAAACCTGTATGTCATTTTTTCTTTTAGGTAGTCCCATTTTTTATATTTTATATACCTCTAAATTCTGATTCTTGTGCCGGAACACAAAGTATCGTTCTATAGTGTGGTTTAAAACCAAACATATTATGTTTATTATCTGATGTAACTTTTCCATCATTTACTACTGTATAATATCTTACCTTTTCCTCTGATTCAGGATAACCAATAAAATCACCATATCTTATATCTATTTTTAATTCTTCTAAGTGAGAAATATAAACAGAAACTGTCATGTTACCAGGTTCTAAATATCTATTTAATCCTGTTTTATAAGTCGTGTTTTTAGGTTCATCAATTTTAACTAAACCATTAAATTCAACAGGTGGGAAAAATTTTATTTGGTCTTTTCCAACTTCACCATAAACATTATCTATATCAGTCTTTTGTGTATTAATTCTAAAAAGAACTAATTTCATATTAATATCTCCATGAAGATATTCTTGACCTATCTGTTGATTTAATTTAAAATCATCTTCAGAAAAAAATTTAGTGATTCTTGTTATCGGTAATCTATTTTTCATACATTATAAATAGTTTGTAAAATAGATTTTATTTCGTATATTTGTTCATATGGAAACAAAAATACCTGAAATAGAAGCTAGAGATTTATTATTAAAATATGAAGGTTTTAATAATCAAATATTAGAATGGAAATATAAAATTATTACAAATAAAAAATATAATTTAACACGTACTCAATCTGAGTATATTATTAAATTTTATAATATTATTCCTAAAGTCGCTAAAAAGTATATAACAATAACTAAAAGTTTTGCTGAAAAATTAATGGTAGATAAAAATTTATCATCTTTAACTGAAAAAATTTGGTGTGAAAAATTATTGTGTGAAAGTGATAAAGCATATCACATTTGGGGTAAAATATCTGAAAATGAAAATAATCATGCGTTTTGGTTACCAAAATTTTCTATAATACAGGAAGAAAAAAAATTAAACAAAGTTATTGATTATTCACCCTATTCTCATAGAGAACCTATGAATCATCAAAAAGAAGCAATAGAAAAATTATTATCGAATAAAAAATTTATCTTAGCTGACGACATGGGCGTGGGTAAAGGACTGATTATCAGTACTTTAGTGTATACTCCAAACGGAACTAAAAAAATTGGAGATATAATTGTAGGTGATAAAGTAATAGGGTCCGATGGAAATCAATGTACAGTAATTGGTGTTTTTCCTCAAAAAAAACAAGATATTTACGAAGTAACATTTAATGACGGTTATAAGATAGTAACTGATGGGTCACATTTATGGTCGGTCTCATCACCTAACTATGGTAAAAATACAAAAAATGAAAGATTAAAAAAATCGTTAATTTTATCTACAAAACAAATGTTTGAAGGGGGGGTAATAACAATAAAAGGTGACGGGTATAATTCAGAAAAAAATTATAACATTGAAACTTATTATAAATCTCCAAATGGTAATAACAAATGGCAAATTCCAATTGTTAATCCAATAAAATTTAATAATGATAATGAATTACCAATAGAACCATACTTACTTGGATTGTGTCTTGGTGATGGACATTTTAACAAGGAAAAATGTACTTTTGTGGTACATCAAGATGATTATGATGAATTATTTGGTAATTATAACCTAACACCTTTAAAAACCAAACCAAATTTAAAGGGCGGTAAAATTTTTTTAGGTGAAAATACTGATAGAATTGGATTATTAGAATCTCGTTCTCATAATAAATTTATACCTGAGATATATAAATATTCCTCCATTGAGAACCGACTTGCAATATTACAAGGTTTAATGGATACAGACGGTCATTGTATGTTATCAAAAAATGGTTCTTTTAGAGGAACTGAATATTCAACAATTTCTGAAAAATTATGTGATGATGTGTGTGAAATTGTTCAAACACTAGGTGGAATTGCAAGAAAAAAATCAAGAATTAGTTTTTATAAAAAAGATGGTAAACGTGTGGAATGTTCAAAATCTTACCGTGTAAATATAAAACTACCATCAGGGATGAATCCGTTTCGTTTAAAACGAAAGTCAGAAAGATACAATGAACCTCAAAAATATCCAACTGGTAGGTATATTAAAAATATAGAAAAAATTGGTAAGGAAAATACGGTATGTATATCCGTTGATGCACCTGATAAGTTATATGTTGCTGAACATTGTATTGTTACACACAATACCACATCAGCAATTATTGCATCATTAGAAAGTGAATCAAAGAAAGTTTTAATTATTTGTCCATCATCATTAAAAATAAATTGGTACAGAGAAATTAAAAATTATTCTGATAAAAACATATTAATTGTTGAAGGTAAAAATTGGGAACCAACATTTGATTTTTATATTATTAATTATGATATTATAAAAAATTATCATAGTATAGATAAAACAGAAAACATTGAATCATATAAGTTAATAGAAAAAGAAAACTTTGATTTAGTTATTATTGACGAGGCACATTATATTTCGAATCCTACAGCACAGAGAACTAAATTGATTAATGATTTGGTTAAGAACATCCCAAAAGTTTGGTTATTAACAGGGACACCAATGACATCAAGACCTATCAACTATTATAATTTATTAAAAATTGTTGATTCTCCAATTGCGGCAAATTGGCAAGGATATGTTAAAAGATATTGTGCTGGTTATCAATTTAACGTGGGAGGTAAAAAAATATGGAATACTAATGGGTCATCTAATTTAGATGAACTTAGAGAAAGAACTAAAAATATTGTTCTAAGAAGAATGAAAACAGATATTTTAGATTTACCAGAAAAAATAGTTAGTCCAATATTTTTAGATTTAGCTAGTACTTTTTATAGTGATGAATTGGAAGATTTTATACGAATTTCAAAAGATAATAAAAATAAAGAATCTTTAACGGTAACAATAAATCGTTTAATGAAATTAAGACAAGTCATTGCATTTGAAAAAGTACCCTATACTTGTGAATTAATTGATAAAGTTATTGAACAAGGAAAGAAAGTTATTGTATTCACAAATTTCACATCAAGTTTAGATATGTTACATGAAAAATATAAAAAAAATTCGGTAATTCTTGATGGTAGAATGTCAAAAGAAAAAAGACAACAGAGTGTAGATAAATTTCAAAATGATGAAAAAATAAAAATATTTATATCAAATATCAAAGCGGGTGGTGTAGGTATTACCTTAACATCGGCTGAGTTTGTAATAATGAATGATTTATCTTTTGTTCCTTCTGACCACTCACAAGCAGAAGATAGAGCATATAGATATGGACAAAAAAATAGTGTTTTAGTTTATTATCCTGTATTTGAAAATACTATTGAAATGATAATTTATAATATTTTACAAAAAAAGAAAAATATTATCGATCAAGTTATGGGTGATGGGGAATATTCAGAAAGTTTTGCCAATTTATTATTGAGTGAGATTCTCTAAATAATTTAACATTTCATTTATTTTATTTTCAGATTCAATATTTTTTATGATATTTTTCCACCCATTAAATATCACTTCTTCGTTATATTCATTAATATTTTTTGGAATCACAACAGAAACAGTTTTTTCAGATTCATTAAATTCTAATGAAGTTTTATCGGTTACGTCCATATTATATTGTAATCTTTTTTCCATACAATATATAAAAAATTCATAAAATATTTTTGTTTTAAATATTTCGTTATTTGAGTTTTCCATATTTAATATTTATAGTTAAATATAACACTATTTATTAATAAAAAAAATGGCATCAACAATAATCACATCAACAGAAAGAGAAAAGTTATTCACTCAAGTACTACATGTTTTAGGAATGCCTGTTAGAGGTGTTGAATTAACTGAAGAACAAATGGATACTTTTCTAGAATTATCTATATCAGAATACGAACAATATGTTAGTGATTGGTTAATTGAATCACAATGGTCAGCATTAGCTGGTTTAAATGTCGATAACCAATCTTTAAGTAGAGCCTTTACAACAAGAAGTTTAGATTATGAGACACAATATACACATTCATATTCTAAAATTGTTGGATTACAAGCAGGTGGTGATTCTGAATTAAAAAAAGATTATATTTCGTTAAGTGCAAATACACAAACATACATAATCCCTGCAGGACGAGAGATAAATGAATTACTGTGGTTTAGTCGGGCCGAATTAACTGACTCGATTGTTGACCCATTTTTAGGTGGTTTTGGTGGACTTGGTGGTGTTGCGTTTGGTGGAGTTGGTGGATTCGCTCAACAAGGTTCATCTGGGTCATATTTTATGTTACCCGCATATGATTTATTACTTCGTATGCAAGATAGAAATGTTAAAAATCGTTTAATTGGTGGTGAACTAACATATAGAGTTACTGCCGGACCTAATGGTACTAAAGTTGTACATTTATATAATGTTCCTGGAGGTAGATTTGATTTTGGTTCTATTCGTAATAATAGACAAAAAGTATGGTATTGGTATTATGAAACAACAGGTTCAGATACATGTATTGATAAAAATGATGGTATCGTAAAACTACCTTCTGATGTTGAAACAGAAGAATTAACATGGGATATGTTAAATAAACCATCAAGAAATTGGATTAGAAAATATTTTATAGCTTACTCAAAAGAAGGTTTATCTAGAATTTGGAGTAAATTTTCTGGTGATTTACAAGTACCTGATAGTACAATAAAACTTGATTATCAATCTTTACAAACTGAAGCTAAAGATGAAAAATTAAAATTAGTCGAGGAATTAATGCAAAGATTAGAAAGACTTAGACCAGAAAAAATTCTTGAGAGAAAAGGTGCTGAGGCAGAAAATCTTAATAAGGCATTAAAGTATAGACCAATGCAATCACCGTATAATGTAATATAAAATATTATGAACTTATTGATTAAAAATCAATAACATGAAAAGATAAGTCATTTTCATTAGTTCCTATAATTTCATCAGAATTACTTTTAATACTATTTGCTTGTAAGTTTACAACTTTTCTATTATGGTCTATCCAATATTTATCAACTAAATCAATACTATTTTCTAAGTACATAAAGAAAGGGTCACGTTTAACTCTATTCCAAAATGAAACTTCACTATCAGATAAAGTCATTACTTCGTCTAATTTATCTTGTCCATCTTCTTTTATTGGAAAACCATTAACTAAATCACATTGAGTTTTTGTAAAGTATTGTCTATCTTTTGGGTCTTCTATAAGAATTTCATCACGAATCTCAGGTTTAAATACCACAAGTAATGGTTCAATACGTTTATTGAAATTTGATAAATAACGAGGTACGTTATAATCTCCTTTTAGGTCTGGGTTATTTAAAATATCTTTTTCTGAAATCATATAACAATTAACTCTAATCATTGATTTCATATCATCATCAGGTAAATTATTATTATTATTTTCCATATAATAACTTAAATCATCTTTTCTCCAACCACTTTTTAATTTATTTACTTTTTGTACATCACCATCTGATTTTTTGAAACTATTATTTACATAATAAATTGTTTCACCTAAACCAGCGTGGTAATCATTTAACAAAATAAGTTCCATATGTGCTTGTCTAGACATTAACGAACCTGACTTCGTTGTTTTTTTGACATATTGTTTGTAATCATCAATTGATTGTTTAACACGTGCTTTATTTGCTATTTTAGATAATGGTATTTCTTTATTATAAATTTTATTCACATAATCGTAATATAACTCTATAAATGAGACTCCATCACCATTTAATAAATGTTTTAAACCTTCATCCAAAAATTCTACCACATATTGTTGTAATTTTTTAGATTTAATAGTATTTCCTGTTAATTTAATTTTTTCTTTTCCTTTCTTTAAAACTTTTATAATATAATTTTTTCTCGAGACATTAATACAAGATGGTGCGACATAATCAATATCAAGACCCATTTCATCCCTCATAAAAATATCATTAAATTCAGCTGTATCTGCCTCTATACCAATATACTCTTTTCCTTTTATAACTAATTCATTTAAACCTTTACCGATATATCTATGTTCACCCACATCTTCCGGTGTTTCAAAATTAACCCCATCGGTGTCCATAACGAGTGGTTTATATTGTTTTTTCATGTAGAACATAATCACCATTCTTAAAAATTGACGACCAACACAAGTAATTGTTTCACCCATATTCATATCACCCCAAGGAAATACTTGAGGTGCAGATAATGAACCAAAATATGCGTTAATGAAAATTTTGATAGGTAATTGTTTTCTATCGTACATTTCAGATTTCACTGGATCTGTTTTAGATAACTCACTTGTTAATCTTTTATATTTAATACGAATATTTCTAAAATATTTTAACATAGATTTTTGAACCCCCATAATATCACAATCAGGGAAAACATCATATACAAGTTGTATAGAAGGATAAAGTGAAGCATAGTCAAACTTTACAATATTTTTTGAATATCCAACTGTCAATAATCTAGATAAACCACCAGTTATTGGTCTTTTTTCATCTTTACTTGGTATCGCTAAATTATTTTCATAACTCCACGCTAACATTATTATTTTCCATAACGTAGCAGTACCCATTGTTGATACCCTTTCATAGGTTGTTGGTATTAATTTAGAAAGTAAAAATGTAGATTGTGAAAATGAATCGTCAACGACCATAGTTTCATATAAATCGTCATCAAGATATTGTTCTACAATTTTTTTACCTGTCCATATTTCATATTTACCAGGATATCTTTGTAAAAGATTTTCGGTCCCAACTTCTCCGATTTGTTTATAATTTCCTGTTTTTGGATTTAAATAATAACTCTCATTCTCCAAATATATTTTGGATATTTTTGCACCATCTACGTAAACACGATTTGTTTTTTCTTTCTCTAAATATTTTGTGATATATTTTAATCCCCATGATTTTATTTCTGAATTAATCGCTTGGGCTCTACGAACTGAATGGGATATATCAATAATATTAAACCCCCACATTATATGTTGTGTGTATGGTTCTACCTCATTAGCTAATTTTAAAATCCCTTCTTTTTCTTTTATTCCTTGTGATGTGAAAATTTGGGTTAAACCTTTTAAATCAACATTCAATATTTTTGCTCTTTTTAATATAAAAGGCCAGTCAAAGGATGCTGAATTATATCCTGAAATTATTGTTGGTTTTGTTTCCCTTATTAGATTAAAAAATTTTTCAATACATTTTTTTTCACCATCTTCACCAAAGGCATTAATAGTTTCCTTTAAAGAACGATTATCCTTAACACCAATTAATATTATATTATTAATGTTTGGGTCTAAACCTGTTGTTTCAATATCAAATACAAAACGATGTACATCAGAATAATCTTCAATACCTTTAAATAATCTTTTATTTTTTTGAATTAGATATTGTTCAACTGGAGAAAGAATAATAAATAAATGTTTAAATTTATCACTCCAAGGGTCAATTCCTCCTTGTTTAAAGAAATTAATTAAATTTGTATATCCTTTTATTGACTTTACTAGATATGTAAGACCGTTCTCTAATCTTTTATTACCACCAGTTTGTAATTTTTCAATTAGAATACCGTGTTCCCCCATTTTATTTTTTTGGAGAATTTTATCGTTTTTGTAAAAATTTAATCCTGTTAAATCACCAACCCAAAGAAATGGGACGATATTATCTTGTTTTATAAACTTACCTTTTTCAGGATGTTGTATTATTTTGAATATTTTATTAGTTCGGTAATCGTATTCTACACCGACAATATATTCTTCTGAATCTGAACCGTTCAAGAAATTTTCAATAATTTCTTGAGAAATAATTTCTGACATGGTATATTATTTTTAGTTTAACATATTATCTTACGATATAAATCGTAATTAGTCTTGACCACAAATATACCAAAAATTTTAGAATATTGTAATAAATAATTTTTCTTTTATTGGTAAAATTAATTTATTAGTTGGATTAGAATTTGTATCCAAAAATTGTATTGTTATTTTCCCTTCATATTTTCCAATAACTGAAGTTTGTTGTTCTGTAAATCTATGAATTATATAATATTCATCTGTTGTTTGATTATATTTTTTATTCCTTGTTGTTATATTACATTCTGAATTTAATATAACAGGTTCATTATCTTCTATTTTGAACATATCAAATACAATAGATGAATTTTCTAATAAATCATTAAATGATGATTTATCGTTTAATCCATCATCAATTAGTTTCATTTTTAATATTGGGTCAGTTGAACCCTGTCTGATAAAAAATTCCATATCCTATAAATAGTTATAAACCATATTTTGATTTGTCTGCATTGAAATTTTGTAAAACTTCCGATGATGTTAATGATTTATTATATAATCTAGTTATACCAATTCTACCATTCATCCATTGAGAGTATTCACCATTGTTATATGAACCTATATATAAATTAGTAGAAGTATTCAATAAACTTGATAAACTATGACTTACACTACCTATACTTGTACCATTTACAAATGTTTCAAAGGTATTTGTTGTAATATTAGTAAATACAAATACTATTTGATACCAAGTATTAAGTGTTAAAACTTGTGCTATGCTATCTACAAATAATGTTGCACCAGAACCTGACCCTGAACCTAATTGTGAGTATATATTAACACCTGAAACTCTAATACTATAACTAACATCTTGTGACAATCCACCTGGGTCGAACTTACCTAATATAACTTTACTACCCGTTGAATTTGATAAATACACCCAAGACTCCATTGTCCAGTCACCATTTCCCGGTTCTAACAATTCATTATCTACAATTGATATTTGTGATGAAGAACCATTATATGTAAAGTATGGTGATGTATATGTTATATTACTCATTGTTCCATTTCTACCATTACCACTTAAATCCGTAATAGTTGTTCCACTACCTGGATATGAAGATGGGTTAGATGGGTCATAATAGAGTCTTAAATTACTTGTAACAATTTCCGATGTTGGTGTTGGAGTTGGTGTACTCGTTGGTGTTGGAGTATTAGTCGCGGTTGGAGTTGGAGTTGGAGTTGGATTTGATTCCACAAATCTTGGGGATAAGAAATTATATTGTTGTTTTATTTCGTTCAATGATAATTTCTTGTTGTATAAATATAAATTTGCAACGTGCCCCCAAGGTTGACCTGATAAATCATTATTACCCCATCCCCAATGTGTAATTCCACCAGAACCTTGTAAGATTGAATTTCCAACTTGTGAACCATTTATATAAAATGTTTGGGAAACATTATCACCAACAACCGCCCATTGAACCCAAACTCCTTGAAATGATGACGCATCGTATCCCGAACTTCTAAATTCACTATCCCAATAACCCAATGTACTTCCTCCATTTGGAATAGTAATAGGTGCATATTTTGGTGAATTTGTGTAAAGTAATGTTCTAAATCCTGCGGTACTAGATATTAATCTTGCCCAAGTGATATACGTATATCCTGTTGTTGGTAACGTAGGACCAGTTCCATTTACAACAACTCTGTTAGTTCCTGTTGTACAATCAAAACATTTTACACCATTTAATGTGGTAAATGTTGAACCTAATAAACTATGGTCATATGAATTTGTTAAATCATAAACAGTTGTTCCACTACCAGGATAACTTATTGAATTATTTGCATCTAATTGAAGTAATAACCCATCAGTGGTTAAATTAGGAATTGTTGATAAAGTAAAATTATAATTACTCAAAACTTCTGCATCTGTCAATGATTTGTTATATACTCTCATTATACCAAATCTACCATTAAAATCAGTTCCATCACCTTGACTTGTAAAATCTCTATAACCAAAATTCATATAAAATAGTAGAGAATCATCCATCGGTGATTGAAAAGTTAAGTTTACCGAACCCTTAAATACCCCATCAAGGTATCCCTTACATACCGAACCATCATAAGTTAAAACTATTTGATGCCATTGATTAAATGAAACTGCACCTATATTGCCGGTTGATACTAACCCACCTACCCCTGACCACAATCCAACCTCCAAATTACCACCAACTATTTCTATTGCCGAAAAGTGATACGATACATTTGGAGTTGTTGTACCATTATACTGAACTAACACCCCATTATCAGTTGGATATACCCATACTTCTACCGAATGAACTTCATTAGATATTGGTATTACCGAACTTAAATTTGGTGTTGTTATATAATCATCATTAAAAGTAAAATAATTAACAGTCCAAGTTGGAGAACCTGTAATTGTCCCATTTCTACTATTACCACTTAAATCGGTAATAGTTGTTCCACTACCATTGTATGATGATGTACTAAATGTGTTATAATATAAAAGTAAGTTACTTGATACGATTCCTGTTGGAGTTGGTGTGATAGTTGGTGTTGGTGTTAATGTTGGAGTTGGGGTAATGGTTATTGTGGGTGTTGGTATCGGTGTTAACGGCCATATTTCATTACCATTCAATACCACTCTACTTGCAGAATTACCATTAAGAACAATATTATCAATATTATCAAATAAACCCATATTAATCAATTATAATATAAAGTGTACCACTTATAGGTGTTATTGAGGCGTACGATGCAGATGTTATTGTTTCTATCTTATTAATCGTATCTGATGAAACGATATTAGAATTATTTAATGTTGCACTACCACTAATATCTAATGAACCATCAATTGTTGTACCACTTGTTGATTTTATTGTAATAGTAGATGTGCTATCGTCTATTTTTAAAAAATTAGTATCATCACCAAAGAAACTATATGTGGCATTTCCTTTAAAATGTATATCAGATGCTGCGGTGTTATAAATTTTAAAATCTCTTGAATCGTTAAAATCTGGTTTTAAGTAAAGAGAACCTGTTCCTTGAATATTTGTTGTTTGAAAAACTTCGGTAATAAATAACGATCCACTAATAGTTTCATCGCCAGTAAAAATATTTGAACCAGTTATAGCATAACCTAAATTTGAAATTTGTGATGAACCAGAAACTAGAGATGGAAGGTTTATTAGATTTATCCAATCTAAAGAACCTGTTAAATTAGATGCTGAAACATTAAAGTTTGTTATTATCCCTCCGTTTAGAACAGATAAATTACTCCCTAAAATTTCTACATTATCACCATTTGTTATTATATTTAAACTACCACTTAAGTTTTGTATCGTTTCTACTGCTAAATATTTACTACCACTTATTGTTTGATTATCTACAAAAATATTTGAACCGGTTGTTGTTAAGTTTGATAAATCTTGTTCATTTGTTGCCGATATTATTCTAGAATCAAAAGATTCACTTACTGAATTATATGAAGATGTGAATATATTAAATATACTCGACGATAAAAACATAGAAACATTTGTTGGTAAATTAGATAATTGACTACCATCACCAACAAAAAATGATGAAGATATTGGACCAAAAATCTTTAAACTTCCTGTGAAAATATGATTATCATCTAAACTATTCCCAAAAGAAGTGGAACCACTTATTGATTCTATAACAATGTTTGATATTGAAGAACTTAAAATATATTGTTGTGCCGTTAATGAACCACTTATTGTTAAATCACCATTAATTATCTGACTACCAGTAAAATAATGTGACCCACTATCAACAAGTACATTTCTTAATGTTTGTAAAGTGGATTTATGTGTTATTCCATTATCAACAACTACAGTGATTCCTGTTAAACTTGGTGTTGTTGTTCCAGATAATTCCGATATTTTTTTATATGCCATTATTATAAATATTTCAATAAATTATTATATTATTGTCTTCAGTATATAAACTAAAATTATCTTCAGTATAAAGACCCATATTACTATACCCATAAATAATATCTTGACAAATTTCATTACATTCATAAATATTAAAGTACGGTTTTATTGATGTCTTGTAATAATGATTAATTTCACTAAATGATAATGGTTCTTTAAAATATTTGACTTGTATTAAATTAAATTGTGTAAATCCTGTGTGTAAATTCTCAATATTATTTGTTCCACCACCCCAAACCTGAACGATAGGGTTTTCATATTCTCTAGGTATTATTTCCTCCCAATTATTTAATTTATATATAGGTTTACCGTTTAAATATATTTTTAATATTCCTAATCTTTTGTTTTTTTCATTAATCCATCTATCATTCAATGTATATGTATATGAAATATCTTCTGTTACACCTGTTAATACCTCTGTTGGGTTTAAAACTGTATAATCAGAAATCAAGTCATTTATACCACCATAGTTTTGTAAATCACATAAACCATAAATTTCGTTATATCTTTTGAATGTTATTGTAATATTGAAATCCTCTTGTGTTCCATCGGTACACATTACAGGTGTTTGACCTGAAGAAATATAACTTGTTTCTGTATAACCACTAGTAGTGTGACAATAACCTGAATATTTATATGTTTCCCATTTAATTCTACCATCTGTAGTAAATGAAAATGATAAATTATTATCTAAATACTTTGATGAGATAGTTTCATTTTTAATTCCCCAATAATAGAATGTATTTCCACTTATCCAAGGTAATGAATCTCTATTGAAAACAAAATCTAAAGTCCATCCTTTTTCTGTTCTTTTTTCTACCTTGAAATCACAACTAAAATCAGTATAATCTGTATCAATTTCAAATTCAAAAGGTTTTACTGAGTTTAATGTTACACCTGTTATACAAGATGAATCAAAAATTAAACTATTATAATCAATTTCGTTTTCAAAATCTAAAACTAAAAAATTATAATCCATTTCGGTTCCACCTAACTCATAATCATAAAGTTCAGATGTGTCTAATTTTAAATCAAGTTTTGTTCCCCAAAATTTTTTTATATTCTGACTATTCATACTTTATAAATATCTTTCATTTCTTTTGATATTTATAAATAAAAAAAAATAATTAAATGGATACATATTTAAGAAAAATTATTGAAGAAACTTTTGCATCTAAATCACAACAAAGATTCTTTTACGCTAAGGCGGGTGATAAGTCTAAATCACCAAAAGAAAGAAAAAAATGGGGTAAATGGGCTAAAGAATTTTCTAGTAAAACAGATTTTAAAAAAATACCAGATAAAATTGAAGATGATATAGACGAAGTTGTTGATGAATTTGGTAATATATCAAAAAAGAAAATTCCATTAACTAAAGATAGTAAAGGGGGTAGTAAAAAAACTACAGATCAAGTTGTCCAAACAGCCGGTGGTTCTATGGGTATTCATGGTGTACACGGTACACATACTTCACTTAGGTATTGGGCAGAGTCTGATTTAACTAAAGGTTTGGGATATCACGATACTTTAGGTCAAGATGCTAGTATGAAAGACGCTGAAGAATATTTTAAAAATGAACTTGAGATGGATGATAGAGAAACTGAAGAAAGATTATCATCATACGGTTATGATAAAAAATTAAAAGGCGATAAACTTAGGTTAATTGAAAATCCAAGTAAATTTATTGAAGACTATGTTGAAAGTATTCTTAATAAGAAAACAGATAATAATGATTTATTAAAAAGTGACCAATATGAAGATATTGAAAAAGAGATAGATTCATTAACTAAAAAACAAATAATGGCATTAAAAAAGAATATAAATAACAATAGTATCCCATTGAGTCAAGTAATAAAATTATTGAAAAATAAAGATGAATAAAGATTTAAAAAATAGGATTTTTAAAATACCACAAAATATTTTAAATAAAATAAATCATACAATTGTTGGATTAAATGGTAAAAATGTAAAAGGGATTCAAAGAGGGAAGAAACTTTTAGAGGATAAAACAGTTAAGTACAGTCAATTGAAAAGAATTATTCATGATATTAAAAACATGGATAAAATAAATGATAAGATAAAATTTGATCTTTGTGGTGGAGAATTAATGGAGAAATGGGCATTAACTTTTTTGGATAATGAAAGAGATTTGATTAAGAGTAATAAAAAATCGAGAAAAAAGAATGATGAAAATACTGGTTTTACTGGACAAAGAAAAAATAGTTATTTAAGTACTCATACAAAGAATTTTAATTTTAAAATACCAAAAAATTTAATCAAGAGTAATTCAAATAAAAATAGTATTTCATCATTAAAACTTTTTGAAGAAATAGAAAAAATAAAAAATTTAATAAAAGATTAATATGGGAACTCAATTAGAAATTATTGCAGAACAACAAAGACAACAACATCTATCTGTTAATCAATATAATTATAGTCAATTATATGATTCTAATAATCCTAATGCGTTATCAAATAATGATAATAAAGGTAAAGGTGAGTTAAATGGAAACATAGGTTCAAAAACCGACATATTAGAAAGAAAATCACTATTATCAAAAAATACTTATAATCAAAATTTTTTATATGATTCTAATAACTCAAACGCGTTATCTAATGGAGATGAAAAAGGTAAAGGTGAGACAACAAAATCAATTGGAGGGTTAACCGATATTAATGTTAGAAACATTCTTTTAAGTAAAAATATATACACATCTAATATTGGTTATGGGAGTGATAACCCAAATGCAATATCTGATGGGGATGATAAAGGAAAAGGTGAAAATAATAATGGTAGTATTGGATCTAATAAAGACATACTTGAAAGGACAAAATTATTATCAAAAAATATTTATAAATTTGATACTATATATGGTTCTAATCATCCTAACGCGAAATCTAATGGTGATGAAAAAGGTAGGGGAGAACTTGATGGGTTTGTTGGTACTAAAACAGATATGAATGAAAGAATAAATTTGTATTCTAAAAACATATACAAACCAAATTATCCATATAATTCTAATAATCCTAATGCAATATCTAATGGTGATGAAAAAGGTAGGGGAGAACTTGATGGGTTTGTTGGTACTAAAACAGATATGAATGAAAGAATAAATTTGTATTCTAAAAACATATATAGACCAAATTATCCTTATAATTCAAACAATCCAAACGCAATATCTAATGGTGATGAAAAAGGTAGGGGTGAACGTAATGGTATTGTTGGGACAAAAACAGATATTAATGAAAGAACATTATTAATCGCACGAAATAAATATAACTCTATTGAAGATTATAAGAAAAAAACTATTTTTTAATGAATAATTTTAAAAATATTTTATTAGAAATGTCTATTGGGACTAAAAGGGAGAGGCTTACTCGAGCAATAAAAAATAGAGTTGTTGTTTCTTTTTATTATAATGGACCTAAAGGTGAGGTTTTACCAGGAAGAAGAATAAAAGCTGAATTAGTTGCACTTGGTTTAACAAAAAAGGGAAATTTAGTTGCTAGAGGATGGGTTCAACCACCTTCAGTTTCTAAAAAAGGTTTCGAAAAACATGGATGGAGATTATTCATGTTAAATAGAATGTCAGGTATTCAAATATATGAAGACGAAGTGTTTAACATTAAAAGACCTAATTTAAATGACAATGGTGATAAATCTTTAAGTGTTGTATATGTTACTTCAGATTGGGGCGGGTTATCTGAACCAAAAAAAGATGAAAAAAAATTAGAACCAATATCAAAAACAGAACCCGAAACAGAGCCTGAAACAGAACCCGAAACAGAACCTGAAACAGAACCCGAAACAGAACCCGAAACAGAACCCGAAACAGGAACTGTGTTACCTGAACCAAAAAAAGATGAAAAACCAACAATAACACCTGAACCTGAAATTGATTTTAGCACTGAGATTTATAATGATTTAAAGAAAAAAATTAAAGATGTTGATGGTAAAAAAATGATATCACCTGATGATTTTAATATTTCTATGGATAATTTACGAAAAAAGAAAGTAAATGATTGGGCTAAAAGAAAAAAAGAAATTGGTGGTAACACAATACCTGGTGAGGGAACTCGTAGACGAATAGAAAAAGAATCTGAGATTGAATTATTTAATTTATTAAAAAAAGATAATATAATAGTATCTAGTACACCATTACAAGAATCAATAAAAAGAATAAAGACTTTAATCTTTTTTTAAAAATAATTATATTATAAAAAAAATACTATGTCAAATAAAGGTACTATTACTGAAAATGAACTAATGATGAAATTAGTCCAAGCCAAAAAAGTGTTAAATAAAGTAGATAACGGTAATTTTGAGAGAGGACATGTAAATGAAACAATTTTAAGGTCAAATCCGGAAGACGTTGATATGGGTACAATTGAAAAAACACAAACATCATCTGTTTCTTCACAAAAAATTATGGAATCTAAACTTCCTGATGCTATTAAAAAAGCAATGATTGATACACCAATACCAAGTATAAGTTTAAATGACTCAACAGGATATGATTTTGTTAAAAATACAAAAAAATTAATGGAATCTGAGGGTTTTAAAGTTAATAATACAACAAATAAATCAATACAAAGTAATAATGACGGTTCATTAATGAAAGAATTAACTCCCTTAATTGAGAATATCGTAAGAAAAACAGTTACTGAAATATTAGACAATAAATTAAATCAAATTTTAACAGCACAACAAACTATATCAATTAATGAAAGTTTAGTTTTAAAAGTTGGTGATTCTATATTTAAAGGAAAAATTACGGGAGTAAATAAAAGTAAATAAAAGTAAATAATTTTTTATATTTTTTTTTATAATTTTTTTTCGTATATTTTTATATAATTAATTTTTAATGTCAAAAATAAATATTTTAACAATACCACCAGACGTACACGGAGTAGGTAAGTACAGAATTTTAGATCCATTTAAATTTATAGGTGATAACTATTCAAATGAATTCCATGTTGATATATTAATGAACGTGGAGGATGATGATGAAATTTTTAAAAAATATGATATCGTTGTATTTCATAGTTTCATTCATCAAAATACTCATGAACATAATTTAGAAAGAATTAAAAAATTAAGATCCCAAGGTATCAAAGTGATAATGGATATTGACGACTATTGGTTAGTCGATATTACACACCCGATGTATGGTCAAATCAAAAAAAATGAAATACCTCGTAAAAAAATCGAATTAATGAAAGCTTCTGATTGGGTTACTTGCACAACTAAAACTTTTGCTAATTCCATTAGAACAAAATTAGGTATTAAAAATGTTATGGTTTTTCCAAACGCTATTGATTCAAATGAACCACAATTTAAATCAACACCAGAAAAATCAGATAAAATTAGATTTGGTTGGTTAGGTGGGTCGACACATTATTATGATGTTAAACTAATGTCTTCTGGAATTAGTTCTATTTTGGGACAGTATCCAAATACACAGTTTGTGTTATGTGGATTTGATTTAAGAGGTAATGTTACAGAATATAATCCACAAACAGGTGAACAAAGAGTTAGACCAATTGAACCAATGGAAACTGTTTGGTATCGTTACGAACAAATTTTTACAGAAAATTATAAGTATGTTGATGAAGAATATAAAAAATATTTACTATCTTTCGGCCAGAAAGACTATGACACCTCTGAAAAGAGATATCGTAGAGTTTGGACACAACCAGTAAATAAATATGCTATGAATTATAATTTATTTGACGTATCTTTCGCCCCTCTTATAGAAAGTGATTTTAATGCTAATAAATCACAACTAAAAGTGATTGAAGCGGGTTTTCATAAAAAGGCATTAATTGCTAGTGAAACGTCACCATATACGATTGATTTGGTTAACGCATTTGAATATGGAGGTAAATTTAATAATAAGGGTAATGCTTTATTGGTATCACATAAAAAAAATCATAAACAATGGGCACAACAAATGAAAAGACTTATTGAAAACCCTAATATGATTGAGGATTTAGGTAATAAACTTTATGAAACGGTAAAAGACACATATTCCCTTCAAAAAGTTTCTGAAAATAGGACACAATTTTTTAAATCAATAATCTAGAAAAATGCATTATTTAGTAACTGTAGGTTATGAGTTAGAACAACTCGACCGAAATGGAAATCCAAGGCTTCAAAAAGTAAAGTACGTTATTGAAGCAGATTCAGTTGAAGAAGCAACATTAGTTGTTTCAAAATATCGTTCTGACGATGTTCGTTCAAGTGAAAGTTTATCAATTGTTAAATTACAAATTGACTGTGTAATTGATAGACAAAATACACCACAATATTACAAAACAATTTAAAAAAAAGAAAATGGAATTTTTTAGTCGTGAACTTCAGATTTTAAGACAATCACAAAGTAAAATGGTTGTAGAATATTTAAATTCTTTACAAGTAAAAGTGACTGTAGAGGAATTACAAAAAATTACTGATGTTTTTGTTGAATGTTGTATAAGACCACAAGATGATGATTTGAAAGAAAGAATAAAAAAATTAGATAAATGGTTGGAAACTAAAAAGAATAAAACAAATGGATAAAAATAATATTGATGATTATGTTAACAGATTACGAGAAATTGAAAATTATTTAGAATCCGATGATGTTGATCTTTCACTTATAAGTGATTTAAATAAAGTATTATTGGCAATTGATAATGATATTCAAAATAACGCAATGAATGTTAATTCTTCATTAAAAATTAGATTAAAAAAAATAAATCCAAATGCCGTAACCCCGTCTTATTCTAAAGACGGGGATGCGGGAATGGACTTAACGTCAGTTACAATTATTTCTAATACATTTGACCAAATAACATATGGTACAGGTATATGTTTAGAAATACCAAGAGATTACGTTGGTTTAGTTTTTCCTAGATCATCCATTAGAAAATATGATTTAGAATTGTCTAATTCAGTGGGTGTTATTGATAGTGGTTATAGAGGAGAAATACAATTAACATTTAATAAGATTAATACTAAACATGATATTTATAATATAGGTGATAGAATCGGTCAAATTATGATTATACCTTATCCTAATATTAATTTTATTGAATCTGATGATTTAACAATAACAGAGAGAGGTGATGGCGGTTTTGGGTCATCTGGATTATAAATTTTAATAAAAAAAAACAAATTGAAAAAAACACAATTAAATTCAGAAAACAATATTGATAATAAAACACCTAAGAAAGAAAGAATTAGGCAAATAATAAAAGAACCGAAAGAAAAATTTTTAACAACTAATCAAGAAGAATATTGGAAAATTTTAGGTGGAAACGAAATTACTCTATGTTTTGGTCCTGCCGGTGTTGGTAAGTCATATATTGCTATGAAAAAAGCGGTAACTTTATTATGGGACGATACAAATAAGTATGAAAAAATAATCATAGTAAGGCCAGCGGTAGAAGCTGAAGAAAAATTGGGTTCTTTACCTGGAAACTTAGAAGAAAAACTTGACCCATATATTTATCCATCTTATTATTTATTGAATAAAATTATTGGTAAAGAATGTAGAGAAAAATTAAAACAAGAAGGTTTTATTGAAGTTGTTGCACTTGCATATATGAGAGGGTGGAATGTTGATAATTCTATATTAATATTTGAAGAAGCACAAAATACTACTCCATCTCAAATGAAATTATTACTGACAAGAATTGGGTATAATTCTAAATTTTTTATTTCAGGTGATTTAGAACAATCTGATAGGTTTAAAGATAAAACTAAAACGGGTCTATATGACGCTAAAGTAAGGTTAGAAAATATTAGAAATGTTGGTTTTTTTGAATTTGATACAAAAGATATTGTACGTAATCCAATAATTGGTGAAATATTAAAAAGATACGATTAAAACTTTATTAATCAATTTTTTTGTATTATATTTTAAATATGAAAATATTTTTAAGTATAGATGGTGTTTTAAGAAACACAATACAAAAGTTTGATTATCATTATAGAGATTATTTTCTAAATACTGAAACTGATAGTGATGATACTTTTGAATATGGTATGGTTAATCCAGTTCATAGTGAAAACATTATTGATTCATATAAGTTTCAATCATATGATGAATTTATTAAATTTACCTATTTTGATTTTCCTGTAGAGATTTATGGTCATGCTGGCTTAAGTTATCATCAAGTTTGTACCGAACTAAATTCATTAATTTTTGAAAACCCTAATGTTAATATCACATTAGTTGGACATAGTGAAAAAGGTAAAGGTAAACCTGCTACACTTTTTTTCCTTTCAAAAAATGGTGTCATGTCTGATTCTATAAGATTTGTTTCGTTAGATAATTTAAATAAATTATGGAAAGAATGTGATTTATGGATTACGGATAATAAACTAATTATAGACTCATGTCCAAGAAATAAAAAGGTAATAAAATTTAATACATCGTTTAATAATCACTTTACAAATACATTAGAAATAAATAAATTATCTGAAATTAAAAAAGAATGCTTGAAATCTTCGGAAAAAACTATTACATCGACATTGATGGGATTACTTCAAAATGTCAAATCGAAAATCCTATAAAGAAAGAAGAGGATTTAGATACAATGGAAATTAATATTTTTAAATATGAAACCATAAAAATGTGTCTAGAAAGATTATTAAATGAATTTGTAGATGCGGATGATGATATGGTGCCGTTTTCACAAAATGAAGTTTCCGTATCGTTTAAAATTGCGTTTAATACACTAATAAAGTATAAAATATTAATGGAAGAAGAAGAATATGAATAAAGAAAACATTGAAAAATTACAAGATTCGTTAAAAAAAATAACATCAAATGAACATGTTATTTATTTTTTAACTTATGATACTAAAAACAATCCTAGAGCATCAGTTAAATATATTTATGACATTGCTTTAACGTTAAAGAAAAATGGTTTTAATTCTAAAATTTTAGTAGAAGATAAAACATATCAAGGCGTACAATCATGGTTAGGTGATGAATATGATGTATTGGATGTTGTTACAATAAAAGAAGATAGAGTTGAGATAAATATTGAAGATATTGTGGTAGTGCCGGAATATTATTCTAATATATTAGAAAATCTTTCTAATATTAAATGTACTAAAGTTATGTTAGTACAACAAAAAGAATATATATATGAAACACTACCTATTGGTAGTCGTTGGATTAATTTTGGTTTTGATAAAGTTATCACAACAACAGAGTTATCAAAAAAATATATAAATGAATATTTCAAAGATACAAATGTGTTTATTATTCCTCCTATTATAGGTGATAATTTTAAACCGAACGATAAATCACCAAATCCAACCATTTCAATTTTTTGTAAGGATAGAACAATTAATAAAAAAATTATATCCGAATTTTATTTAAAATACCCACAACTTAGATGGGTTAACTTTAAAGATATGAATCAATTATCTTATGACGATTTTTCTGATTCATTAAAAAATTCATTTGTATCTGTTTGGATTGATGATGATTCTACATTTGGTACATTTCCATTAGAATCAATGAAATGTGGTGTTCCTGTTATTGGTAAAATCCCAAAAAATGAACCTGATTGGTTAGATGAAAATGGAATGTGGACATATGATGAAAATAAAATTACCGAAATTTTAGGTAAATATGTTATGGCGTGGATAGAAGGTATTGAATTAACAGATGATGTTAAACAAAAAATGAAAGATACGTTATTACCATATGATAAAGAAATTACCGAAAAAAATATCATAGTTATTTTTGATTTATTTAAAACAAATAGAATTACTATGATAGAAAAGGCATTAGAGAAATTAAATAACGAAGAAACAAAAGTATGAAAAATATAACAATTATTTTACCAATTCATGAATGGAATGAAGATTATAAATTAATGTTTGAAAATTCAGTAAAATCTGTCGAAGAATTTTATAATGATGTCAAATTAATTATTGTTGGACCTAAAAATGTTACATCAAATATTAACATTATTTCAGATAAATTAGAATCTAAAATATTAATAAATGATGGTAATAGTGATTTTTGTAGTCAAATAAATTTAGGAATTGATAATTGTGACACTGAATGGTTTTCAATACTCGAAATTGACGATGAATATAGACCATCTTGGTTAAAATTAATGAATACATATACTAAAGAAAATCCTAAAGTTGATGTATTTTTACCTATAGTTAGAGATATCAATGTTGAAGGAAACTTTTTAAGTTTTACCAATGAAGCGACTTGGGCCTATGGGTTTTCTGAAAAACAAGGGTTATTAGATAATGAGGCTCTTTTAGAATATCAAAATTTTCAAATTAGTGGTGCTCTATATAGAACATCCGTTATTAAAGAATACGGTAAGTTAAAAGAAAATATAAAATTAACTTTTGGGTATGAGTTTTTATTAAGATTAACACATAATAATGTAGGTATTATGACAATACCTAAAATAGGATATCAACACGTAAATTTTAGAGAAAATTCATTATTTTGGTCATATAAAAATGATGACAAATTTAAAATATCAGAAGAAGAAGTTAAATTCTGGTTAGAGACTGCAAAGAAAGAATTCTTTTTTAAAAATAAACGAGATATAATAAATTATGTAAAAAATTAATAATGCCCCGTAAGAGAACCCAAAAAGTATATTTTGGGGAGGACCAAGAAAAAGCGGTGGTGAGATATTTAGAATCCGAATCCGAAACAGAAAAGAATAAGATATTCAATGAATATTTAAAAGAACCTCTCATTATAATGGTTGAATCCATTATTCGAAGATATAAACTATATCGAAAAGATTTAGATTTTTCAGATATACATAGTGATACTATGTCTTTTCTGATTACTAAAATTAATAAATTCGACCATACTAAAAACCATAAAGCTTATTCTTATTTTGGTACCATTTGTAAAAATTATTTAATGGGATCAATACAAAAAGATGCAAAAGAAACCAATAGAAACGTTTCATATGAAGACATATCTTCAGATATTGAAGAAAATTTTGAATATTCATACACAATAGATGATACTTTAATTGATTATCAGGATCTTATAGTAAAATTTACAATAAGGATGGAAAGTTTTATTGAAAATGAAGACTTAAATGAAAATGAAGAAAAATTAGGTTATGCTCTTTTAGAAATTTTTTCAAATTTTGAAAAAATATTTCAAGTAGGTGATGGTAATAAATTTAATAAAAATTTAATATTATTATCACTACGAGAAATGACATCACTTTCAACTAAAGAAATTAGAATTTCTATGAAAAAATATAAAAAACTTTATAAAGGAATATTATTTAATTTCATAAATTAAATAATATATATTTATTATATTATGAGAAACAAAAAAAATTTTATATCCCTCGATACTGATTCTGCATTAGCATTAATGCAAGAAATTTACAATGATATTGTTGAACAAAAAAATACTGCATCAATGATAACTAAAAAAATGTTAACTTTTATGAAAGATTCTGAAGACATGAGTGTAATTGGTCCTGTAATAAAAGAACAACAAAAAATTTTAAATGATTGTACCGAGAAGAAAATTTCTTTAGTTAAATTACAAAGTGCGTTATTAAAACAAACACAGGGAACAGGTTCTAACACAAATATGGGTAAACTACAATTAACCGAAGAAGATAAATTATTATTAGAAAAATTAATGAATGAACCTGATAATGAAACAAATTCAGGAATTTATAAATTATAATGAGTAAACTAAGAAACACTAAAAATTCTTTATTATCTTTAATTGAAGGGATAAAAAAAATAAATGATGACCCTAAAGGTTTTTCAAGTTCATATGAGAATAAATATTTAAAAAACATCCCATCCACTAATGATTTTGTGGGTAAAAAACTTGATACGCTTAAACAAAAGAGAAACCAAAAAAAAGAGAATAAAAAAGATATTTTTAACGAAATAATAGAAATTGTAGAACAATTTTTAAGTGTCGATAAAAAAACAAAAGAATCTGAAACAGTAAAAAATGGTTCAACTGTAAATTCAGAAAAAAATAGTACGAAAAAAAAAATCAATAGACATGCTATAACCGCATGTGAAAAAGTTTTAGGTTCAGCGAAAGAAATAGTGATAAAAAGATTATCTGAATCTTTGTTTATTGGCGATGGGATATGTGGAACTAATAGTTCAATTACTGGGGATACAATTAATTTAAGACCAGAAGAGTTTGATTTATTAGATATGTTAACTATCGATCCAGAAACATCATTAGGTCAAATTATATATGAACCAAAATCACCACAAAGAAATAAACAAAAAACAAATAGAGAATTGTACACTATTTTTAGTGGTGGTACATATGATTTTGTTTCCAACAATAATAATACATTATTTAAAACCAGTTGGAATGTATCAAATCAACAATATCAATTTTCAGGTTTAACACAAGGTAATGGTTCAGGTATTAAAGTGGTGGATTTTATTTCAGATTATTATTCATCAATTGAATTTCCTGAAATAAATGATATTATTAAAACTGGTATGTTATTAACAATTCAGGGCGGTAAAAATAGTGGAAAAACTATTCAATTTGATAAATCATTAAATCTTATAGATAGATTATTAAAAAAATTATTATCTGTTTGTGGGTCAGACAGTAAAAAAGATGAATTGAAAAATCAAAACGCTGTTGATATGTTTGATGAAAGTGAAGAAGATATCGAATCTTATTTTGATTTTGACGATGTGGAAGGTATAGATTTAGATGATGAAAATTTAAGATATAGAAGTGTTTTAAAGTTTAAAGATTGTTACAATTTTGAAATGGATGTGGATGATACACATCTTGAAGATTTTGTTTATTTAATTAAAAATAAACAAGGAAAAAAGGTAATTGATGATGTTTTAACAAAAGTTGCAACTGATGCGAGTGAACAATCAAACGGTTCATTAAAAATACCTGATTTATTTTCTAATCTAATAAATAATTTTATTCTGAATTTACCTAAGGCATTAATAATGTCTGTTTTATCTGCAAAAATATTTTTACCTTTAATTATTTTATATAAATATTTTAAAACCTTATCATTAAATACTATAATTAATATTAAAGACTTAATGAAAAAATTCCATAAGGCGATTTATAATATAGTAAAAGATTTGTTTTGGTTATTTATAAATGAATTTTGGAGATTAATTAAAATAGATTTAATTGCGTTTGTAACTAAATTAGTTAAAAAAATCATTAAAGAAAAATATAAAAGATATGTTTTAATTGTAACTTCACTAATAAATATAATAAAAAATATTCAGCAAACTAATATTGATAATTGTTTTAGTATTTTTGAAATAATATTAAAAACAATTAATGGTGCAATTAACATGAAAGGACCAATATTCATTCCATCTGTTTTATTGTTCAATTCAGATTTAAGTCCTGGGTATAGTAAAGAACGTTCATTTTTAAGTATTGTAGAAAAAATGACAGCGTTGGGAGTTAACACTGCACCTATCTATGGTGAAGATAATAAATTATTAACAACAATTAAATCAATTATTGACGGACACATAGAAGAAGAAGATACTAATTCTTTTGTGAAGATTGTTTTAAAGGGGGGTTATATTCCCGGACCTTTAGGTGGGTCAGTAATTCCACCTGGAGTAATTGTTGGTGTTGGAAAAAAAGTTTAAATGGAAAAAGATAAAATTTTAGAAATCATTAATGACGTTAAAAATAAATCTAATAAAGACTTATTGGAATGTGAAGAAGTTCTTTTTAATGAATATGAAAAGACAAAAGAAATAGTTATTGAATTAACTAATCATATGGATACAATAGAAGAAATGCATTATAAAATTTCTACTGAAATAGAAAAAAGAAAGAACACATGAAAATAATAGATATTGGAATTTGTATTGATAATGTTGATCCTAAAGGTATTGGGAGAATTCGTTGTATTGATTATGATGATTATATTTCTGGTAAAGAAAATTATAGAAAATATACACCATGGAGTGAAGAGGACCCGTTTATTGCGTTACCATTTTTACCAAATAATATAAACTTTGTACCTGAAAATTTCCAATCTGTAAAAGTATTAAGATTTAACACAGAAAAAACAACCGTAAACCAAGAATATATTGCAGGACCATTTACCACTAGATTTGATTTTAATGGTCAAACATATTCAGAACAAATTACTCCAACAACTTTTGGATCTGGAATAAAAGATAAAATAAACATATTTTCAGATGGTAAATTACCTAAAGACTGTGAAAATATGTTAACCAAAGATGTTGATTACTCAATATCAGGAAAATTTGGTTCTGATATTGTTTTAACAGAAAGTGGGTTAGTTTTAAGGGGTGGTAAATTATTATCTAAACAATCGGCAACAATAGAAGAAAGAAAAAGACTTTCTGATTATCCAGTATCTTCTAAAAAAGTTGCTAAGTTACAGTTAAAAAAATTTTCAGATAAAAAAGTATTAATTGAAGAAGAAAAAGTAATAACAACATATCAGAATGTTAATTTACAATATGTTATTGAATATGATGTTGACAGTATAACAAATCCAACAACTATCAAATTTTTTATTTATAAGATTAATACTAAAGTTTATGGTGATTTATTTAAATCAAATTATTTCACAGAATTCACTGAATTACCATTAAGTTCATTTACTTTATTGAATAATGACAATTCAACAACAACTCCCACGTTTAGTATTAATATGTTAGATAAAATTGATTTTAGCACTAGTAGTTTAAATAAAAAAATAATAGAAATTTGTTCAGAAATAAGAACAACAATTATTAATATAAAAGATAATGGTTTTATTGGTCTTTTTAGTTCAGATATAAATAAAAATTTTAACAATGTTAATGATTTTAATAATATATATCCTTTTTTCTTTAGACCAACCTCTAAATTAAGAACTTTATCAACCTCTAATTCAACAGAATTAACCACAAAAAATAATTTATTATTAGGTGTTAAACTTTCTAAAAATATACAACAAAGTGGATTAGTTTGGTCTAGTATTTCTTTTTCACCACCACCTATCGTAAAAGTAGAAAAAACAAATAATCTAAAAAAAGATTTAACATCTAGAGAACAAACTTTTGGTAGTATAACATCAGATAAAATTTATTTTTTATCAACAGATACTAATTTCACTAATAAAACAATAGAATTTGAAAAATTAAATAATTATGAATATGAACAAGATGATTATTTAAATAAGATTGACCCTAATACATATGGTGTAGTAAGAGGGGAAATCTTACTTGAATTCTTAAAATCAATGTATGGTGTCTTATTAAATCATATCCATAATATAAATGAACCATATGCTAGGATTTCATTTAGTGACCATGAAACCATGTCACAACTATATAATAAACTGGAAAATGAGTTATTAAATAAGTCAATTAGAATCAATTAACGATATATTTATATAATAAAAAATATGTCTTATTTTCGTTCGTATTTTAATAAAAATAACACAATACTAAAATTTTCAGCAATAAATACTGCTAAAAATCCAACTACTGAAATATTTTATGGTTCTAGTTTTTCTAAATTTTTATTTAAAGTAGATTTTACTGATATAATCTCAAAAGTTAATAATGGTGATTTAGTTATTGATTCAAATACTAAACATTATTTAAGAATGACAAATACAATATTTGGCGATTCTAAATTAATTGGAGAAAAAAGAAACACGGGAAGACAAAGAACAACATCATTTGATTTAATTGTTTTTAAAATTTCAGAAAATTGGGATGAGGGTGTTGGATTTGATTATGAAGATGGTGGATATGACTATACTTATGGGAATAATACCTTTGACATAAGACCATCAAATTGGTATAACAGAACAACATTGAATCAATGGGCAATTCCTGGTGTTTATTCAACTTCACCAGATATAATTGCAACAATTCATTTTGATAATGGTAATGAAGATATAAATCAAGACATTACAGAATATGTTAACGGTATTATTGTTTCAGGTAACACTAATCATGGTTTAGGTTTAGCATTTGCTCTTTTATATGAAGACATAAATGATGAATATGACCAATCTGTATCGTTTTTTACAAAGTATACACAAACATTTTATGAACCTTTTGTTGAATCTGTTTTTGAAGATTTAATAGAAGACCATAGACAAAATTTTATTGGTGATAGAGAAAATAATCTATATTTATATGTCACAAAGGGTAGTAATTTTTATGACTTAGATGAATTACCTGTTGTTGATATTTTAAACAGTTCAGGATTATCTATTACAGGATTAACTGGACTTACAACAACAAAAATTAAAAAAGGTATCTATAAAGTTACTTTTGGGATAACAGGTGAATTATGTGATGGTAAAAGATTCTTTTATGATAAATGGAAAAATTTAATAATTGATGATGTTACAATATCTGACGTTACACAAAAATTTGTACCTAAACCTTTCTCAAGTTATTATTCATTTGGGTCTAATCCAACAGATTCACAAAATTTTATTATACAATTTTCAGGAATAAAACAAAATGATAAAATCATAAGAGGTGAATTAAAAAAGATTGTTATTGATTTTAAATCAATTGAAATCTCTAAATCACAAATATTCGAAAATGTTTTTTATAGAATATTTATAAAAGAAGGTAAAACCAATGTGATTGTTTATGATTGGACTAAATTAGATATGACAACTAATGAAAATTCATTCTATTTAGATACGTCATTTATGATACCTAGAGAGTATTTTATAGAATTTAAAGCATTAACATATACTGAGGAAATTTTTTATCCTAACTATATTAAATTTGAAATAATATCAGAAAAATAAATTTAAAATTATGAAAAATATTAAAACAATTATTAAAAAACAATTAAAAAATATATCCGAATCTGCGTATAGTGAAGAGAATTATATGTTTTTTGAAAACATTTCTCAGATACATAGACAATGTGAGATTTTATTAAAAATGGATGAGAATGAAGTTGATTCAATCTTACAAAATGGTCACGATTGGGCAGATGATCATATTTCAGAAGCTAAAACAAATATTGACCAAGTTTTCGATTTTTTAATGAATGAAACTGAAAGTACAGATAAAAAACCTAAAATGGATTCAAGATTAGAACCAAACATGGATACATTTAGTTTAAATGAAAATGAAGTGATTGATGAGTCTAAAAATAAACCAACTAACCCTAAACTATGGGCAGCGTCTTTAGCTTGGGCTAAAACTAAATATGATGTTTGTCCAAGTGCATATTGTAATGGTGCCGCTGCTAAAAGATATAAATCAAAAGGTGGTGGATGGAGAAAAAAGTAAATAAAAAAATAAAAATATGAAAATATTAGTAACCGAAGAAGATTTAAAATACATAGAGGAATCTATTATGAATGGTCTAATTATTAAAGAAGACCTAAGAAGGTGGTTCAAGGAAAAATGGGTGGACGTATCTAAAAAGGTAGGTGGTAAACATCCTCCTTGTGGTAGAAAAGAGGCAAAAGATAAAGGGTATCCAAAATGTAGACCATCTAAGAAAGTATCAAAAGACACACCAAAAACTGCTGGTTCATATTCAAAGAAAGAAAAAAAATCAATGACTTCTCAAAAAAGAAGTGCCGAAAAAAAAGACCCAAAAGTAGGTAAAGGTAATTTACCTACAATGACTAGATTTGATGAGAATAGAGTAATAAATTTGAAATTACCTGAAATAAGTGAAAAAAATCTACCACCTACATTAAATGTATTAAATGAATCAGAAATAAATCTGAGTGAAGGACTACAATATCATTTAAAAAATGAAAAACAAATCATTGAAAATGTGTACAGAGTTTATTCAGAAAAATTTTTTAAATTATTTAATGAATCAAGAGAATTGGTAAATAAAAACATATTAAATGTTTTTGGTGATGATAAAGTACTTTTAAAAACTGATATAGGTAAAACAGGTATATATGAAGGTATTGAGGTTTATTTAGATATACCATTTGTTTTAGATGAAGAAGAATATTTAGTTGAAGCAAAACATAGAGGTAAAGAAGTTAAATTAAACAAACCATTTAGAACACCAGGTGGTCCGAAAAAATTTGCGGTTTATGTTAAAAGTCCAAGTGGTAACATTAAAAAAGTTACTTTTGGTGATCCTAATTTGAAAGTTAGAAATAATAATAAAGTAGCTGCTAAATCATTTAGGGCAAGACACAAATGTGACCAAAAGAAAGATAGGACAACCTCTGGATGGTGGAGTTGCAATGTGTCTAGATATAGGAAGGTGCTCGGTATCAAAAGTTCAAATCCTTGGTAGTAAATAAAAAAATATGGAATTACCTTTTTCTGAAAAAATAAATAATGGGTTTTATATTAGAACATTTTTATCAGATTTAAATGAAAATGAATTGAAATGGCATTTTGATGAAGAAGATAGAATTGTTATATGTGAAAACGATACTGATTGGTTATTTCAATTTGATAATGAATTACCAATTACCATAAATAAAAATAAACCAATCTTTATCCAAAAAAATATTTATCATAGGATAATAAAAGGGACTAATAATTTAAAACTTAAAATTAAAAAACTATGAAACTAATCACTTTATTAGAAAGTAAACAAACTGAAGAACTTGGAAAAAATATCCTTAAAGGTAAAGGAATATCTGAAAATAATATTGAAAATATTGTAAATGATTTTAAAAATGGAGATACGTCTCAAAATCAAAAAAATATTCCAATAATGTGTTTTTTTTATAATCCAGATACATCCACTAATCAAATTATTAGTGAGATAAATGATTTTAATCTATTAATGGATAATAGAAAAATCACTACTGAAAATTTTGGTAAAAAAGGGTTAACAATTAAGTACAAAGGCACTAATGGAGAAGATATTGAAAAAACATATACACCAAATGATTGGTTATCTTTTACCGAACTTATTCATGGTCAATTACAAATTTTTAATAGATCTAGAGAGAAATCTTCAGAATATGAAACTACTAAATATGATGAAGAAAAATCTGCTAACTTACCAATATACATGAAAGGAGATAATATTAATGTATATGAAGCTAAAGGTAAAAAAGATTGTATTAATTATACACACAGTTTAACAAATAAAACTTATACTTTTTGTATTGGTAGAACTGAACCATCACAAAATATGTATAATAGTTATAGAAATACTAGATCAGCTAAATTTTATTATATTGTAGATTTAAATAAAATGGATAAACCAAATGATCCATTACATATGGTTGTCTTACAAACAAATTTATTACCACAAAAAAGTATTACTTTAACGGATGCAAATAATACTTCTGGTAACATTGCGGAATATGGATCAGATGTTGATGGATATTTAGAATATTTAAAGTCAAAAGGTATTGATACGGATAAATTTGAATATTCTGAATTAACTGAAACTGAAAAGTATACAAATAGATTGGTTGGTCACTCAATTAATGAGTTAGAAACTCTTTTAAATTTAGATAACCCATCAAATCCAAACTACAAAAAACCTGATATTGAAATTGAATCTGATTTAGAAAATTATTATTTAGGTCAATATATTGACCGTGGTCACACTTTAACCGATAAACAATTTGATTACTTCTTGAGTGTAAGTAAAAATTAATTTAAGATAATGTTATGAAACATTCTGAAGTATTAAGTAGATATGTAAATACTGGGTCAAAAATTCCAGAAGAACAATTTAATCAACTAACACCATCATTGAAGAAGTCTTATATGAGGATGAGAAGTGTTGCAGGATACTCTGATTGGGAATTCGAATATTTAACTGATGATGAAAGAATAAAATTTATTGCAAAAAAAGGTAAAGAATTAGATGGTGATGAAATATATTTATTACTTGAATCTTCAAAAGATAAAGACCTTATTATAACAAAAATTATCAAGGTAAAAGATAGTACAACATTACATTTCTTTGACATGAGTGTTATTGATAATGGTTTAGGTGCAGTAGAGTTTCTACTTCAATATTCAAATAATAAAGACCTTATTGCCACGAAAATTATTGAAAAAATAGGTTATGAATTAGATAATTATGAAATATATTTTTTACTTAAATATTCAGTTAATAAAGATGATATTGCGATAAAAATTATTAATGAAAAAGATGGTGAGATAATTTTTAATGAATGTAAATATTTACTTTTTTATTCAAAAGATAAAGAATTAATAAAGAAATTATTATTACAAAATGGTGTTGATTATAAACATATAAATTATGAGATAACAAGGTATAATATAGATACCCCATTAATACCTGATGATTACCAATCAATGTTAAATGAGATAAGAAGGATTAAAGAAATGATGATATGAAACATTCTGAAGTATTAAGTAGATACGTAAATACTGGACAACGAATACCAGAAGAACAATATGACCGTTTAACACCTGTGTTAAAGAAGTCTTATCTTAGAATGAGAGGTGTTGCGGGTGATTATTTTGAATGGGAATTTAAAGTAATAAGTGATAATGAAAGAATTAAATATATTGAAAAATACGGTGAAAAATTAGATATTAACGACTTACGGTATTTAATTAGTCTCTCAAGTAATAAAGACAATATTATAACAAAAATTATTGATGTAAGAGTTGAAAAATTGGATTCTAACGATATATGGGGTTTACTTTATTCTTCAGATAATAAACATGATATTGTGACAAAAATTATTGATGTAAAAGGTAAAAAATTGGATTCAAGGGAGATAATACCATTAGTTGCTGTTTTAAAAGAAAATAAATATGATACCACACCAAGTATTTTAAAAATTATTGATGTAAAAGGTGATAATTTGGATGAACATGATACAAACATTTTACTTAAATATTCAGTTAATAAAGATGATATTGCAATAAAAATTATTAATATAAAGGGTGAAAAAATACATTATGATGAAATTTATATTTTACTTGAATATTCAAAAGATAAAGAATTAATAAAGAAATTATTATTACAAAATGGTATTGATTATATATTAATAAATGATGTTATAACTAATGATGATATAGATACACCATTAATACCAGATGATTACCAATCAATGTTAAATGAGATAAAAAGGATTAAAGAGATAATGAAATAAATATTTTTAATAAAAATATACCATAACATTACATTCATTAAATAATTTTATACTTTTTTCTTGAGATTCTTCCCATTTCTCTTTATTCTTTGTTGTACACACTTTTTTACACCAAACGATTTGTATCCCCACATTTACAATGGCTCGAGCACAGTCCATACATGGTACTCCAGACGTTAAATAAATCGTTGAGTTTTTTAATGAAACACCAATTCTAGCTGCATTATAAATAGAATTTCTTTCTGCGTGTTCGATCCAAAAATACTTTTCAGGTCTCTCCTGTCTTTCTTGTTTTGAATCATCTAAACCTCTTGGAAAAGAATTATAACCTGTAGAAAGAATCTCATTATCTTTACCAACAATTACCGCACCTATTTGTGTCGATTCGTCTTTTGATTTTAATTTTATTTGTTCAGCAATATTTAAAAAATATTCAGTCCAGTTCATGATAATTTTTGTTTGGAGATATAATGTACTTTGTTGTTTTGGTATAATCCCATATTTTGGGCAATACCTTTTTCTACTAATTTACCTATTTCAGTAAAACTTTTGGTGTCATTTAATGAAATTCCAATAATGAATTTTTCATTATCAACTTTTTCATAAGTTACTGGTTTAATAATTTTACTTTGGTCTTCCATTTTTTTAAGACAAAAATAGTAATAAAAAAACTTATTAAAAGGGTTTTTTAATAAGTTTTTTTAAAAAATTTTATATTTTTTTTAAAATCATAAAATTAATTTACCATTATAGGATTTTGCTTCTGAAAGTATTGATATGGTATTAGTAGAAAATGATATATATCTTTCATACATTTCTGATAAGAAACCTTGTATTCCACCCACTACATTACCAACACCTTTTGACACGGATTGACCCAATTGACTTGCTGTATTTTGAACTTTCTGAACGGCTGATTTAAATGCCCCTTTTGCCCAATTAGATGCGTTTTCCCAAGTAACACCAATTTGATTTTGTATTGATGACCAAGATGTTTTTAAAAAATTACCTAACATACTTGAAAATTCTTTAATACCGGCAGCTGCAATTAAAACTTTTGCAAAAGTTTGTGAACCAAATTGTTTAAATAAGTTTACAGACCATTTAGCAACTGAAACAGTTTGGTCACGTAAACTGGCAAATTGTTGTCCAACATATTGCGAACCTTTTTCGATTGCAATACCTGCAAGTTTAAGTGAATCAAGTGTTGCTTGTGTTGCTTGTGTGTATTGTTTAACTACAGATTTTCCTGTTGCAGATAAAAATTTCAGAATTGCATTTGCCGCTGCTTGTTGAATTTTAAATAAAGTTTTACCAATTAAAAATACTACAACTGCACCATAAATAATAACTTTAAAACTAAATTTACCGACAGTAATTGTAGTTTCTTTCATACCTTTTGATATTGCAATTGACGCCTGATTAACGGCTTGACGTGCTTGTTGTCCTTGAACCATACCCATCTGTTTTCCCTGATTAAATGATGTGGATACTGATTGTTCTTCTATAATTTTTGAAATCAATTTCCTAAGATCTGATTCAGTTAAGTGGATTATTTTTCTTTTCATTTTATTAAATTTATATTATATAAATATATGTTAAATAAAAAAACCCCCGAATGTTCGGGGGTTTTTTATATATAGATAAAAAAATTATCTTAATGTATCAATTCCAAATGTAGTCAAACCAAATACGTCAATTACACCATAGTAACGGTTATTAACCATTTTCTTTGCGTAACGAGTCATAATACCCTTAATTGGGGTAAAGTTAAATGGATTGTACATAGTTGGGGTCAACTGTAATGGTACGTAAGGTGCGTAAATATAACCTGCGTCCAATAATGATTTTCCTTTATGACCAATCATAATTTTACCAGCTGGTAAATATGGGTCACGGAATACTTGGTAACGACCTGCTAATGAACCAATTTTCTCAATACCCATGTTATATTGGTCTTGTTCAGGATGTGCGTTTGATACGTGGAAATATTCCAAATCATCAAATACCGCAGATACTTCTGAAGATACTACAATCCAGTTAGCACCACCACGAAGAGTTGTCTTATGGATTTGTGCAGAAATTTGGTTAATTTTAGTTACCAATGTTTGGTTCCAGTCTTTCTGAGTGTAACCTAAATATGGAGTGTTTCCTGTTGCACCATATCTCCATTCGTTATAATCCCACTTACTTCTCCATGCAGCACCCTTACGGATATCACGAAGAATTTCACGGTCAATTTCTGCTGCAATTTGTTCAGACAATAAAGCAGTTAATTCAGCCTCAGCGTCAATGTTATGGAATGCAGAAACGTCTTGTGCTAGTTCAGGGGACCAGCTTGCTCTTAACTTTCTTTCAGTAACTGATACAGTTACAGACTGAAGGTCAAAAGAAACTTCACCAATTACCTCTTCAAATTCAAGAGATGCATATGTGTTATAAGTAATTTTAAAATCACTAATAAGTACAGGGTCAGTTACTGTAAGTGGAGAAAATCCAGCAGTTGTACTATAAGATTCTAAATCTACACTTAAATAGATTTTACCTTCTTCATCACAAATATCTTGATATTTCTCTAAGTTAGTACCATTTTTAATTCCGTATTCAACAATACCTTTTCCGTATTTTTGAGTTACAACGTTAAAGTTTTTAACACCATTTGCGTTTGTACTAGTATTACCTGTAATTTCAACTGATAAAGATGCTAAAAATTCTTCAGTATCCATAACGTTACCATCAGCACCAATCATTTTACCTTGTCCGGCCTTAGTGAATCCACTAAGTACAAGAATTGTGCTTGAATGTGTTGTTCCGGTAGCTAACGATGATGTTGATTCTGATGGAACACCCGTATTGAATTGAACAAATGCATATGGGTTAGTTAAAGTGGTAGTTTTAGCTCCCCTTGAATAATCAAAAAGACCTTGGTCTGCGTCATCACTCTCTTCATAAAAACGGTCATAAAGACTTCTAGAAGAAGTGTAACCAGCAGCAGGGTCACCTTCGTTATTTGGATAACCAAAAGGTGCTGATTTCGTGTCTTGAATTTTAGGTATAAAGAAAAATAATTTACCAATAGGTAAATTCATTGCTTGTACAGATACGATATCGTTAGCTAATAATTTAGAAAACACCCTACGAATAATAGGGAATACAACTGTTTCAAATGAACCACTTGCGTCAGAAACCGCAGCTTCGTTAATTAAATAACTTGCTTGGTTCTCATATAATTGTGCTACGTTATCTTTTTGATGTCCATCAAGTCCCTCTAGGAAACCTAGGTCATCCCATTTTTTAATGGTATCTTCTTTGATAACACGTAGGTGTTTTAAACCAATGTTACCAACAATACCAGATTCTAATAATGCTCCCATTTTTTAATTTTTTTTAATTTTAATTTTTTATTTTAATTTTGACATTAAGTCTTTCATTCTCCTAAACTGAGGATTTTCATAAGCTTTTGACTCAGAAAGTACTTGAGTTGAAGAAGAAGTACTAGGACTTGTTCTTAATTTTTCAACTACAGATTCAGATATTGGTTTTTTATTATCTAAATCATTTTTTAGGTTATTATAAAGATTTTTCGATTCTCTCAATGTTGATACTGAATCAAATTTCTTTAAAATATCAATTTTTTCTTTTTTAGTTGTGGAATGTTCAGTAAATAAACGAGTTGCATAAGCTAAATTTGCATTAAATACTGCAACTTCATTTAGTTTATCTTTAAAAAGGATTAATGCTTTTTTATATTCAGCATTTTGTTTTTTTAATTTACTAACTTCTTCATTGATAGCACCTGACGCGAATAATTTTTTACTTTTTATTCCTGTTCTATTTGCACCACCTTTGTCTCCGTGTATATTCCATTTAGTTCTTGCTGCTTCATCCACATCACCTTCTGGCGACATCATGTCTTCGTTATCATCAAGATCTATTTCGTATACTACTTCGTCATCGTTATTAAAATCATCATCCTCATCTATTGGTATATCCATCTCATCATATGAATCGTCATCTTCGTCTACTGACATATCGTAATCACCGTATGAATCATCATCTTCATCTACTGATAGATCGTATTCACCATATGAATCGTCATCTTCGTCCATATATTCATCCATTTCTGATTCGTCTAATTTGATGATATACTCACTATCACCATCTTTAAATTCAATCTGATTGTCGTCTTTTTTCACAATAAACCCATCTTCAGGTTTCATTGCTTTAAAAATTCTTAAAACTTCTGAAGGACTTGCGTCTGTGGCGTTAAAAACTTCATCATTTGTGTCAGAGTCTCCCATACCCATATCTGGATCTTCATCATCCACGTCTAGTTCTTCATCATCCATGTCTGGTTCTTCATCATCCATATCGGATTCTTCATCATCCATATCGGATTCTTCATCATCCATATCGGATTCTTCATCATCCATGTCTGGTTCTTCATCATCCATGTCTGGTTCTTCATCATCCATGTCTTGTTCATCAAGGTCATCATCACCATATGATTCTGGTACATCTTTTTTACCTTTCTTAGGAGATTGTTTTAAAACATCCTCCTCTTCTTCCAAAGATTCTTTCAACAAATCATTTAGTTCTTGTTTCATTGTAGAAGCAAGTATACCTTTTGCGTTTGTTTTTACGGCCTCTTCAAGTGTTTGTATTTGAAGCAATGCTTGTTCTAAAATTGATTTTTCGTTCATTTGGAAATTTATTTCTATATAAATATTGCGTTGTTATAAAAAAATTACTTTTTTAATAACAAAAACCAAAATAAATTAATTATTTATATAAAAAATTGTCTAACTTATTCATTAAGTTTTTCATTTTATCCACGGACTGTGGTTTTTCCTCAGTTGATTCTTCATAATTATTTCTATCATCCAAATTTTTAAAAATATAAGCACCTGGTGTTGATGGAGAAGATACTAAATCAAAACAAACTAATTCAAAATCGTCTTGAACAATATTTTGTCCTTTAATATTTTTTAGAGAACCAACTCCTCTTGATGATATACCTAAAGTTGCACCATTCATTAAAAGCATCGCTGCTTGGTCACCTTTAGTACTAACTATCCCCATTTTTCTCCACCCAGGGGATGTAAATAATTTTATTTTTCCCATTAAAATTTTCCCATCCCACCATGTTTCAGTTATTGAATGAGATACTCTATCTAAATCGATTAATGAACTTGATGGGTGATTTAATTCATTTAACGCACCGCCTTTTCTTATTATGTTTTGATATTTTTCATTTTCTCTTTTTAAAAGAGTTTCTGGATATATCCTACCATTTTTATTCGGTGTGTCAAATTTTTGTAGTACTGCGTGTAATACCACATCTTCAAAAAAATTACTATCTTTCATTTCAGATATAATTTTTTTATTATCATTTGGTGATATTTGACCCGCATCGTATTCAATTAAAAGTTTTCTACCGTCCTTGAATGTAAATTCTTTTTCCATATTCTAATAAATATTATGTTATATCAATTAAACACATTAATTGATGTTGTTATTTATATATTTAATTAATAATCTTAATATATAAATATTAAATTATTTCTTTTTATCATGGAAATTAAAAAGAACCTGATTGTTTAGTGTTTCATCGATAATAAATTTCGATAAATTAGTAATTATTTCTTTTATTTCTTTGGATTTAAATTCAAATTCTTTATTAACATATAACGTTATTTCTAAGTCCATAAAGGACCTTTTATTTGTTTTTATACTACTTGTTTTAATATCCAAATCAACAATAGATTCTTTTTTAAACAATACTGAATTTAAATTAAAAATATGATGTTTTATATTTTTACTTATTTTTGAAATAATTTTATTAAATTCATAGTTTTCATTTGTAGGTTGTGTCCAAGAATTTAATTGAATATATATTGTTTTTAAGTTTTTAAAATCAACTGTACCATATCCTATTTTTACATTATTATAAGATCCGATTTTTATAAATTTTCCTTTTTTCATTAATAATTTTTTTATATAAAAATATACAAAATATCTTGGAATATTCAAAACTTTTACAGCATAAAAAAACCTTGAATATTTACATTCAAGGTTTTTCATAATTAATATTTTTTTTTAAAACAATCCGTTTTTTAATTCTACTAATTTATAGTAAGAATGTCTTGATACTTTTGTTTCATTAACTTGTTTCTTAACATCACTAAGTTTTTCCACTAACGAATTATCATTTGATTCATTTAAGATATTTTCTATTTTATTATTTAATTCAAATTTTAAATAACTTGTTTCATTAATTAATGTTTCTTCATCCATTGACATGATTTCCTTAAATGTCTTTTTCTGTTCTTCATTTAAAAAGTCTCCGTATTTTATATTAAAATTATTAACCAGTACTTTATTTAATAATGAAAAATTCTCAATTTGTACATCTGAAGGATTATTTTTAATAATTTCTTTTTCTTTCATTAGAAAGTTAATAAAATTTTCTTTTGATTTAAATTTATCATTAATATTGTTTATAGTATGTTCTTCAGATAAAATATCTAACCATTCATATAGTTCATTTTTTTCAACAACTACGTCCTTTAAAATTTTATTAATTTTTTTACATTCAGAATTTATTGTTTTCATTTTTTGAATAAAATGGGGTTCCAAGGATTCAACAAACAATCTAGCATTATCTTTTTGTGGAATATACGTTGTTTCCATGTCTTCATAGAATTTATACACTTCAACCAAATCTTTATTTGATTTTAATTTTTTAATTAAATCTTTCAATTCTTTCTTATTACCAGAATTATAAGATTCTGTTAATTTAATTAATAGTTTTGTTTTTAATTCACCAAATTTTATCATATTATTCTTCATTTAATATATTTTTTAATTTATTTTCTATTTCATAAATATTCTTTTGTGCTTTATTTATGTCAAATAATTTACTTAAATCATCACCATCACCTAACATATTTAATAAATTTCTTTTTTTAGTTGATTCACTTAAAGGTGATGAAGCATCGGATGGTGGTGGTGTTGACGATGCTGCACCTCCTCCCATATCCATACCACCCATATCACCACCAGCTTCACCTGTTTGTGATTTTTCTAATTTTTCTCTTTCCTCTTCTGGTATACCATATTTAGAATCTACATCATCAAACACGCCAGATCTTTTAATGATATTTTGAGTATTAGTTAATTCAAACCCCATTGCTCTTTCGAGTCTTTGTTGTTGTAAATCTAATAATACTTCACTATCACTCATACCAAGAATATTTTTCTTTGCCCATGTGTGTGAAACCGGCAAAATACCCACTTGTGAGTTATCCGATGTTGCGTCTTTATATAGTAATATTTTTTCTTTCCATTGTTCTATTCTTAATAAATCAGATTGCGCCGATGGGTTAGTTAATGATAAACTAAAATTATCTAACTCATCTTCCATTCCAAGAAGATAAAGATGCATTAATGCTATCTTATTTAATTCCTGAACCAATGATTTTTGAATTCTATTTATGGTTCTTGCAAAACGTATATCCATTAAGGCTAATTGTTTTCCATCACCAACAATCTCTTCAAAACCAATAAATGCTTTAGGAATACGAAGTGCCGCTAACATTTTTTTCTGTATATATTCAATATCAGCAATTTCACCTAAATTTTGTGCACCTGATAATGTTTCAATTGGACTGGTTTGTGCCGGATCCCTAATTGGAATAAAATAATCTTGGTCTACCGCCATTTGATTATATCTCATATCCACTTGACCATTTCTTGAATCAACAATTTGGTCTCTTTTAAATTTATTTGCAACACGTTGTACATATGATTCAATATCTTTATCATCCATATTTCCAACAAATACTTTAAAAACTCTTCTTTCAGGTGCTCTGGTTGTTCTATAAATTAACATAGCATCTTCAGCTAAAAGTAATTGTTTCCAAATCCTTCTAATTTTATCCAACATACTGGTACCATAGGGTAATTTTCTATCGTCACCTAGTAATCTAAAATGTGCAATTTCCCATGCTTGAAATTCTAATTCTTTATTAGACCATTGAAATCTTAATTCCCTTGTTGGTATTTTATTATCTCTCTGATTCGGTGATTTAGATTCTCTTCCTTCAATTCTTTGTATTTCAATATTAGGTAATTGTTGACATCCAATAATTCCCTTTTCAGGGTCTATTTTTAGATAAATAAAATTATCCCCATATTTACAAACACCTCTAGCCCACATTTGTAAATTTGTGTTAATATCTAATCTATTAGTGAATAAATCTTCTAATATTGTTTTCACTCTTGAAGATTCTGAAAATATAGTTAAAATTTCACCTTTTTCAGAAAGTGTTGTGGATTCTTCAGCATATATATCTAAAGCTGCTGATATCTCTGGAGTAAACTCCATACTTTCATAATCATAATAAGCCGATAATCTATTGGGTTCATAATATACAGATTGATTATATAATGATTGTTCTAATTTTGTCCATTTATCTGCAATATATTGACTTTGTTGTGATTGTAGTAATTTATTTTCGTACTCTTCTTTACTATTTGTTTTAAGTATTTCATCTTTTGAAAAATTAAATGACGGAGAATCCTCTGGTTTTAGTTTACCAGAAAATCCAAACATTTTAGTTAATCTTTGAAATACTGTTGAATTATTATCTGCCATGTATATAAATAGTTTATATTAAAATATAGTTAAATATTTTATGATTATAAAGAAGTTTATCGTTTTATTTTGTTAAACAACCAAGAATATTCTTTATAATGGTCTTTAGTTGGTGTATTTATGAAATAATTATTTTCAGAATTATCTAATTGCATTGCACCAATTGAATCAAGTGCAGTACCGTAAGAATAAAATGATTTTTTTGTTTCATATGTTCTTTCTGATAATGTCCATGATTCTAACATTGCTCTGTCTGCGTTTTGATTCTTTTCAAGTTGATTAAAACACATATCTGCAGCATAAAGTGCCATAGACATACTCATAATTGAATCATCATGATAACCTTTCATGTGATCTGGTCTACCGTTTATATAAACAAATGTGCTTAATTCATTTAAAAGTCTTGAAGATCTAACTATAAAACCTTTTCTTAGTTGTTCTTCAAATGATGCAATTATTTGTGTTCTTTTATTGTTGAAATTTAATCCTGGTATTTTTTCTAATGCTTTTTTATTATAGTCCCAAACATTTTGAGTATTAACTCCGTCAATGTATAAATTTTTATAATTCATTTCTTGTAACTTTCTAGACGTTGCAATACCCATACCACCTGTTATATCAATTACAATAAATGATTCATATAATATTCCCCATTTATAACATATTGTTGCTAAATCATCAGGGGGTATTTTACCAATATACTCCGCAACTTGTTCTCTTTCATCAAAATCTATAATATTAATTGATGAGAAATCTTCACTATCTCCACGACTAACGTCTACACCCATCAAATATCTATGACCCTGAACAGGTTCTTTCCATTGCCAAAAAGTACCTTGCATATATTTCTCTTTGGGTTCTCTTATACAATTTTTTGAGATATCTTGTTGTACACTTCCAGGAATAACACCATCACCAGAACCTAAAAAATCGGCTTCAAGTTCCTGTGAAATTTTACGTCTATCGTATTTAAATTTTTTAGACATAGATTCAAACCATGAAGAAAATGGTTTATAACCCATTTCAAGATATTCATTATATTTTTCTGGTTCAAAATCATATAAAATTATTTCATCATCATTATATTCTTCTCTATTTAACATATAATGACATATATCAACACATTTAATCCATCTTAAATCTTTAGAGTATCTGGGGTCTTTAAACCACCTTAAATCCGTTATATGAAAATCATTCATTCCACGAACAGATTGGTCATATACACCATGATATATTGGGTCAAATCCGTTTGGTGTTGAAATTAAAATAATTTTTCCACCTGTTGACAAAGACGCCATAGATGCTGCCCAAAAATCTTCACCAGCCTCAATATATGCAGCCTCGTCAAAAATCAAAATTGTTGGGGTATAACCACGTAAAGCATCTGCTGATGTTGCGACCGCTTTAACCTCACAACCATTATTTAATCTAAATCTACTTTCTGAATTTTTATCTACAGAAAATCCAACATTAATCCATTCTGGCCATTGGTCAATAAAATGACGAATTTTATTTGCCATTTCTATTGCAGTGTCTCGTTTATTTGCAATAACAAGAACTCTTTCCGGATTTTCAGGTTTAGCTATTTGTAATCTTCTTGATATCCAAGCCGCGGTAACTGTTGTTACACCTGCTTGTCTATATTTTCTTGTGATATTTTCATTATATGTTTCATAATCTTTTATTAACTGAATTTGATCAGGAAATAAATCTAATGGGACATATTTTTTTTGAGTATTATCGTAAGTTGTTAAATATGTTTTTAATGCATACGGTGCGTCTTTAACTATACGTACATATTCTTTTAATTGTATTATTTTTTGATCCATATATATAAATATAAAAAAAGGTGAAATTAATCACCTTTATATATATGTTCTACAGTTTTTATTAATTTAAACTAATACCTAAATCGTTTAAAAAATCTGTTAAATCATCCTCATCAGTATCTCTTGATATTTCATCTAACTCATCTCTAAATTGATTCATAGATTTTTTATATTCTTCATTATTAAACATTTTATTTACACTATCCATAATTTGGTCCATCATTATTTTACCTTTATTTGAACCCAATAAAACTTCCTTTGTGAAAACTAAAAATTCTCTTTCTGATAGTTTAAAAATATTATATAGTAGAAAATTTTGTAATTCTTTTTTATCTTCATCTATGAGAATTTCTTCAGGAAATTCTTTTCTAATTCTTTCCCATATTGAAGGACCTAATCTTATGTCCCATATTTCTTTTTCTAAAGTATCTTCACTAGATTCAATATCATCAAAATCATCTGGTCTACCATCCAACGCAAATAATTCCATTGTTCCTTTAATTAATTCATGAACTAATACTGGAAAATTAATTCCTCTAGCAATAACTTTACCTGGATCTCCTTCTTCTTTACCGGATTCAGCACTTTCTTTACCCGCCGATGAACCACTTAAACCTTTTATCGTTTGGTCGCTTAATTGCCAATAATTTAAATCATTTATTGACATCATAACACCGTATAAATTTATAATATCTGGACGACCGGTAATTTCTTCTAATCTTTCTGAAACTGTATGAAACATATAATGACCTTTCTTAGACGCTCCTTGAATCATTGCGTTTACTAGTCTTCTTTTTGCTTTTCCTAAATCTAACTTTTCTACATCGTTTAAAATTTCTATTTCACTTTCAATATTAACTTGTTCAGGATTTTCTTCATTTGGTTTATCTCTATTAAAATCACTCATATCAATTTCATTCATTCCCACGATTTTTGCATCATATTCAATAGCACCTTCGGGTATTGCAAATTCTTTCATCGTTAATTCAATAGCTAACTGTTCCAATTCTTTTCTGTGTCTTCTTTCTATGTCCATAATAGTATTATGTGCATTAGCTAACATTTGTTGGAGAGGTAAAACACCTGACATACCTCTTTGTAATGGAGATCTATCACCTAAATACCTTCTTAAATTTGACACAACTTGTCTATATCTATCTGATGCTAAAACTTCTTGAAAGTTTTTATTTGGTTCTTGACCTGTAATAGGGAATGGAACTTTTCTAAGTGGTGTATCACCTCTTGATAATTTATCTTGTAAACCTTGGTCAGGTCTATCGTCTGTATAAAAATCCATTGCCATTTCTTTAACTGTATTTTCTATTAAAGATAATAAATTTTTTTTATTTATTTTCATAATTTTTTATTTTAATCCTTTTGGTGATGATTTCTTTTCCTCACCTGGTTTTTTTGGTGATGGTGAATATGGGGTAGATGGTTTAACTATTGGTTTTTTTGTACCAGGTTTAGTTTTAATATCTGGCTCATTTTCTTTTAATCCTTTTGGTGATGATTTTTGTCCTGGTTTAGGTGAATATGGGGTAGATGGTTTAACTATTGGTTTTTGAATACCAGGTTTAGTTTTAATATCTGATTCATTTTCTTTCATATCACTTTTGGTGATGGAATCATATGTCATGAATTCAGGAACGCCATTATGACCCGTTTTTACATTTGGACCAGTATTAACTTCATTTAGTTTACTTTTAATTAATTTTACAATATCACCTTTTGATGTGAAATTATGGAAGTATTTATTTTCAACTAATTTTCCAACCAATCTAGATGACCTATTTTTTAAACCTCTTTTTCTTCTTGATTCGTAAACTTCTTCTTCTTCTTCATAATGGTCTTTTTCTCTTAATTCAACATTAAGACCACTTTTTGTTAAATTTTTAATGTCAGGTATTGGTGTTTTTTTTGATGCTATCACACTCCCCACTTGTTCATTAACCATAATCTTATTTAAAGATATAAGTTGTTTGTCATTTAACATTGATAATGTTCTTTCTGTAAAACCTTCTTTTAAAAGTTTTTTTATAATATCTATTCTTTTCATAATGTTTCTAATTTTATATTTTTATGTTCTAATGTAAATCCTCTGGATTTTAGTTTTTTTGTTATGGAATCAATTGATTCACCAAATCTAAAAAATAATCTATCATTTTCAGAATCTAAATTTAATTTTTCCCAAGCCATTGCGATAATTCCATCGACTGAATCAATTACACCAAAGTAATCTGAATTTTGAATCAATTCTAAATTTATATCTGAATCTTTTAATAGACCAACAATATTAATATATTCAACATTAGGTGATTTTATGGAACTCGTTGAAGATGCTGGTATATCGAACCATTCTTCCATTTCAATCTCTTCATTTTCACTGAATATAAATTCATATTGTTTTTCACCTTTATAATCCAGTCCAATTTCATTAACATAAATTAATCTCATTATTTAAAATATTTTCCTAAAGTTGAATTGATACTATTATTTATTTCTTTTTTTATTTCATCTAAATCTAATTCTTGAATATCTTCATCATTTGAATCATCTTTCATTGGATTTGTCCCAACAAAACCACTATATTTTGGTTTTTCTTGGTATTGATTTGATGATGGTTCAACATCCTCCTCACCAAGATCATCGTATGTACTTAAATCAATTTCATCTGTATGAACTGGTGTGTTTATAAATCTATCTAACTTATCCATTACTTCACTTAAATCCTCATCTTCAGGTTCTTCTTCAGGTAATTCAGGTTCCTCTAATGGAAGTTCTGGTTCCTCCGATGGGAGTTCAGATTCATTATCCTCTTCTCTGTCGAATTTTTTCCCAATTTCTTCAATATCTTCTTCATCTAATTTTTCTAGATCTACCGCTGATATAATCATGTTTAATACATATTTTATATCATCACTTTCCATTTTTGATTTTTGGTCTCTTAATTCTTGACCAAGTTTCCCTGCAAATTTTTGAACTTCAGCCATATAATCAGATGGTTTATTTCCACCTGTTTCTTCACTTCCTGGTTCTTCCATAGGTAATTCAGACCCCATATCAGTTGAATCTTCAGGAGATGGTTCTACCGGCATTTCTGCAGACGGTTCTGCTGGTATTTCAGGTGATGGCATGGGTTCTGATGGCATAGGTGGAACACCTTCACTTGGGTTAGGTGACATTCCTGTTTCATCTGTTGGTTTTTGTTTTAAGACATATTTTGTTGCTTCTTGTAAATCTTGTCCGCTAAGTAATTTAAGTCTTTTTAATGCCTCGGAATATGATGAAAATCTATTTTTATTTTTCATAAATAAACCTCCAATATAATCTAAAGAACTTTCATTAAGACCTTTTTTTACATAATACCCATCTTTTTCTTTTATAATACCATAAACACCATTATATGATTCACTAATATATTCAGATTTTTCATAAACTGGTGTTTTAGGTTTATTTCCGTAATAAGTTAATTCAAGGATACGTTTTAATTTATCGTCACCTTGTAATTTTTCACTTCCTAATGGTTTTAAATCTCCCATGTTTTTTATTATTAATAATTTATTATTCTTAGTATATTATAAATATACATATAAATATAAAAAACAACGTTTTTCATTGTTTTATAGATAATTCTTTATCAATGACTTTTGTTTTTATACCCATTAATTTTTTAATATAACCGTTTCTTCTTAACAGTTTAAAAGTTAAATTTTCATAGGAAAATTCACCACCACTTTCCAAACCACTTTGTCTAAACTTCTTTAATTTATTTTTTATTAATTCTACTTGTTTTATTTTTTCATCACCACTTTTTGTGTCTTTAACTAAATCATCAATTTGTTTTTCAAAATCATTACTTTTCTCTAAAATTTTCTTTTCATCTATATCATGTGGTGTTTTTAATTTATTTGGTTCAATAACCCATTCATTATTTAAAACAGAATATATTCCAGAAGATATTGATTTATCATTAATATCTTGAACATATAATTCCACTTCATAATTTTTAATTTTAATATTTGTGGTTAAACCCCAATTTTTTTTCTTTGTTTCAAAAAATTCTTCAATTATTTTTTTATATACATCATTATTCATATTATTTGGTATGATTTCATTTATATCATACATAATATGTAAATCAACATCTGAATATTTTGACCAATTATAATTTGAAAGGGAACCTGTCAAATGAACATCAAAAACAAAAAAATCAATTTTTAGATATTCTAAAAAATTATCAGTTATTTTTAATAATTTTTCTCTCACATCTTCTCTTAAAATGTAAGATCCATTTTTTTTTTCAAAAATATCTGATGATAAAGAATTTTTTATTTTAAAAGATTTTAATATTCTTTTATCTTTTTCAATATCTTCAATTAATTCGTTTAATATACTCATTTTATTTTTTCGTACTTATATTTTTTTGATATGTTTGAGTTAAAATATTTTCCTTGTGATTCTGCCATTCTTAATTTTGTAAACACTTCCCATGGAACTTCATTATATTGATATAATGAATTATTATTAAATTCTACCAATAATGTTTTTTCTTCCGTATTATAGGTCGAGGATTTTATATTAGATGATTGAATTTGAACTTGGATTACTTTACCTTCAATCTTTTCGGATAGTATTGCCATACTTTTTATCTTTTAAAACGATTTTTTCTTCTATTTTGTTTTATTTCTCTAAGTACTGAGGATAATGATTCGTTAATATTATTCTCTTTATTACTACCATCTAGTTTCCATCCACTTGCAATCATTTCTTTTACCAATGATATATTTTCATCAGTTGGTTCAAAACCTAATTCTTTTAAAATCACATATGGATTAATTTCATTTTCTTTCTTTTTAACGTCATATTTTGTTGACTTAATTAGTGTTAGTTTTTTGGGGTCTAAACCTTTTTCTTTTAATGCATTCTCTCTTTCTCTCTTTTCTTTGTCTCTTAAATCACCTATTTGAACACCTAAAGTTCTTCTTTCGAAATCATTTTTACGGTGTTCGTCACCTGCAAATTCTTCTATAATATCTTTACATATTTCGGTTAATTCTTTTTCAGTAAAACCATCATATTTTTCAAAAACAATATTTTGCATCTTACTTGGTCTATCTAAACCAGGTCTTCCTAATAAATGATGAAAATTAGCCGTTTGTTTTAGAAAAGAAGCTTCTGAAGTACCAATAATATCGGCAATTTCTTTTGTATTTACACCTAATTTTCCTAAATTAAACTTTGCCGAGTAAAATGCTAACAATTGTTCTTCTTCACTCCATTTTTCTTTATATTCTCCTTTTCTACCATATTCGTTTATTTGGTTATTAAGAATATTCTTTAATTGATTTTCAGTTATCTGTACTATCATTTTAATTTTTTATTATAAATATCTCAAAAATAAAAAAACCCCACAAATGTGGGGTTTTATTATTACTCTAAAGAAATTATTCTTTCTTTATTTTTTTCTTTAGATTTTGGTAAAATTATCTCTAAAATACCATTTTTTACATTCGCACTGATATCTTCTTCCGATATATCATTTGGAATGAAATAAGATTTTTTAAATGAACTAATAAATGAGAGTTTTTCATCTTCATTATTTTCTTTGTCATATTTAATTGTTATCAAATCATCTTTTATCGAAATAGATAAATCTTCTTTTGATAACCCAGGTACTGATAAATAAACTAAGTACCTATCTTCCTTCTCATTAAATTTTACAGAGTTATTTTTTGAGAAGTCTTTGTCAAAAAGTGAATCTAAGACATCTTTCAACGGATCTTTGTAAATTGTTACCATATTTTTATATTTTTACTTTTTTTTTATCAAAAAACATTCCTTTAGAAAAAAAAAGACAAAATGTCTTGTTAAACTGAAAAAAAGTCATATATTTGTACTTTATAATTTTTTTTGTATAATAATTTAAAAAACAAAAACAAATGGCAGTAGATTATTTTGACGAAGGTCAACAAACATCCTTTAAGAGAGGAAGAAAAGGTTCAAAAACACCAATTCTCGACAATTTTTCAAGAGATTTGAACAAATTGGCTGAAGAAGGAAAAATTGATCCGGTTATTGGTCGAGATTCTGAAGTAAAAAGAATCGCACAAATTATTTCAAGAAAGAAAAAAAATAATGTTGTGATTGTTGGTGATGCTGGTGTGGGTAAATCTGTATTAGTTGAAAAATTAGCTTTATTAATCGTTAAAGGAGAATGTCCTTCAAATCTTTTAGATAAAAGAATATTATCCTTAGATTTAACTTCATTGGTGGCTGGAACAAAATATAGAGGTCAGTTTGAAGAAAGAATTAAAGCAATTTTAAATGAGTTACAAAACGAACCAAACATCATTGTTTTTATTGATGAATTACATACAATGGTTGGTGCGGGTAATGCTAGTGGATCAATGGATGTTGCTAATATTTTAAAACCAGCACTTGCTCGTGGAGAAATTCAATGTATAGGTGCGACAACTTTTGATGAATATAAAAAACATATTGAAAAAGATGCGGCATTAGTTAGGAGATTTCAAAAGATTCTTTTAAAAGAACCAACAAAAAGTGAAACTATCCTCATTTTAAATAATCTAAAAGATGTTTACCAAAACTTCCATAAAGTCAATTATAGTGATGATGTTGTGGAAACTATTGTGAATTTATCGGGACAATATATTACTGATAGACAATTTCCAGATAAGGCAATTGATATTTTAGATGAACTAGGTTCTAATAAAAAAATAAATATAAAATCACCCGAAGTAATTGAAGAATTAAAAAAAGAGATAGAAAAAATAAAAGAAAGTAAATTACAGGTAGTGAAAAATCAAAATTATGAACAAGCTGCCAAACTTAGAGACGAAGAAAAGAAACTTTTAGTTAAACTAGATACTGAAAAAACTGATTGGTCTGAAAAACAAAAGAATAATTTAATTCCAATTAACGTAGATGATGTATATAATATTGTTTCTGAAATTACCGGAATACCAATTTCTAAGTTAGATAGTAATGAAACCGAAAAACTAATAAAACTTGAAGAAAAACTTTCTTCAAAAATTATTGGTCAAAATGATGCTATTTCAATTATATCTAAATCCATAAGAAGAAACAGAGTTGGTATCAAAGATAATAATAGACCTATTGGTTCATTTATTTTTCTCGGTTCAACAGGTGTTGGTAAGACATACTTAGCGAAAACTATTGCTGAAGTTGTTTTTGGTGATCCAAATAAAATGATTCGAGTTGATATGAGTGAATTCATGGAAAAACATAATGTTTCTCGTTTAATTGGTTCACCACCAGGATATATTGGTCATGACGAAGGTGGTCAATTAACTGAAAAGATAAAAAATAATCCGTTTTCAGTTATTCTTTTTGACGAAATAGAAAAGGCACATAAAGATGTTTATAATATTCTTTTACAAATAATGGACGAAGGTCATCTTACCGATTCTTTTGGTAGAAAAGTTAATTTTACTAATACCATTATTATTATGACATCCAATGTTGGTGCCAAAAAAGTTTCAGATTTTGGAAATGGTTTAGGGTTTGTTACATCTTCTAGTGAACTACAAAAAGATGAAGTAAAAAAGTCTATTGTAAAACAATCACTAAAACAACAATTCACACCTGAATTTTTAAATCGGATTGATGATATTATATTATTTAATTCTTTAAACAATGATGATATTAAAAATATTATTGATATTGAATTAAATAAATTGGTTAAAAGACTTTCTGAAAAGAATTATACCATATCTTTTGATAAAAGTGTAAATGACCAAATTATTAATTTAAATACAATGGAAGAATATGGAGCAAGACCGATTAGAAGAATTATTCAAAATTTATGTGAAGATTTTCTTTCTGACGAAATATTAAAAGGTAATATAAAGGAAAATTTACCAATAAATTTAAAATTCGAAGAAAATAAGATAATAATTTTTTAATTTTTTTGTTCTTTTGAGAAATTGTATATATTTATATTCATATATCTTTTATAAATAAGGAATCTTTGCCGATATCCTTTCGTTTAAGTCGTGGAGTTGAATCCACAAATGACCTGTAAGCCTCGACCCCAAATCGAGGCTTTTTTTTTATCAAAATTTTTTTTTATCAAAAATATTTATTATATTTGTCTTATTAATTAAAAAAAAAACATGACAAAAGATACTACAACATTAAAATTAACCATACATGGTAAATACGATAATTATACTGATTTTTATGCGATGAATAAGAATATTATATATAATAACATAATTGATTTATTTGAATGTTTTAAAGAAGATGAAAAAAAACGTTTAGTTTTAAAATTGTCTGCTAATATTGAAAATATTAAATGGAAAACTGATTTAGAATTTACAAGAGAAGAGATACATATTCTTAAAAGGGATGTGTTACCTTATTTTGAAGAACTTGAAGAATACGAAACTTGTGAACGAGTAATTAATTTATGTAAACTTTTAGAATAAAAAAGGGAAGAATTTAAAACTCTTCCCTTTTAAAATTTAATTAAAGTAATGTTACCATCCTTTTCCTGATACATTACTGTCTTTAGCAAGAGTAAATCCTACCGCACTTAGTATAGTGCTAATCATTCCAGCTTGGCTAGCGCTAATCCAATCCATGTAAGTTGCGAAAGAAACTAGTGCTAGTACTAATCCTGCAACTGTGGTTTTCCAATTTTTCATAATTTTTAATTTTTTAAAAAAATTTATTTGTTTATAAATATCAATATTTTTTAAAATATGATTTATTCTTCAGATGTTGATTCATTTTTTTCTAAATTTTTTTTGTTTATCCATTTATCTAATGATGCTATTCCAAATGAACCAAGTGTGATTACTAGAAATCCATCAAAAATAAATTCATTAATTAAAAGTTGTTTTCCCATCCAACCTGTAATTATATCGACAATCATGGTTAAAACCATCATTATAAAGGATATAAACCCTACTACTGATTTCTCATTAATTGAATTTTTATCATCAATTAATTCTTTTATAAATTTTTTCATTTTATTTATCTTTGGTTAATTATAAATATCAGTTAAACAACTGATATAATATATTTATATATAAGAAAATTATAACAAATGAAAGAATTTTTTTTAATATTCGTATTAATACTGTTTCCGATAATTAAACAGGATAATGATATTAGTTTAAATAAAGTCCCTGTTTTATTTATAGGTGATTCTCATACCTCTAATCATTCATGGGGGTGGCAGATACTTCTTAGAAATAAAACTAAATTAGAATTACATAATACTTCTGTTGTTGGTAAACATGTATCCACAATGGTTAAAACATCTAAAAAAACGATCACACCATATTTTAAGTATTGTTTTATATATGGAGGTGTGAATGATATATATTCAAAACGAAATCCATATTTAGTATACAAAGATATTCAAACTATGGTAAATATATGTAATTTAAATAATGTTAAACCTATAGTTATTGTTGGTTTAAACATAAACGAATGTATAAAAACCACAAAAAACCAAGAATATTTTAAACAAAACTATATTAAATATCAACAGTTATTAAATGATAGTATTGTTGGTGCTAAAATAATTAATATTAATAATATTAACAGAAATGATTGTTTTGATTGGATTTGTCATATGAAATATTCTGGACATAAAAAATTATCAGACATAGTAATAAAAGAAATGAATTTTAAATCATATTAATTTGGTATTATGATTTTTTTTTTGTATATTTATTCAATTAAATATTTTATATGTCGTATCCTGAAGAAATCATAAGTGTTGTCATTTCAACAAGAAAAATTGATGATTCTAATGTACTAAAACTTAAAAAAAAGTTTTCACATCCAAGAACAGAAATATTGGTTTATGAAAATAATAATGATTTTTCTCTTTCTAAATTATATAATAAAGGTTTAGAAGAATCATCTAACAATATTGTTGTTTTTATGCACGACGATATCGATATTGAAACACCTAACGTTGCTCACATTATAAATCAATTATTTAGTAAATTTCCTGACCATGGTATTATTGGTTTGGCCGGTACAGATGAATTAGTAAGTGGTGTGTGGTGGGAAAAAAGAGATAAATTGTATGGTAAAGTAAAACATCAACATAATGGAAAAATTCATTGTAATCATTACTCAGAAAGTTTAGGATTTAATCTAAAAGATGTTGTTGCCGTTGATGGTTTGTTTTTTGCAGTACATAAGAATAGAATCAAAGAAAAATTTGACGAGACCTTTGACGGGTTCCATTTTTATGACATACCTTTTTGTGTTTTAAATTATTTACAAGGTGTTAAAATTGGTGTAACAACTAAAATCATGGTAGTACACAAATCAATAGGACAAGTAAATGAACAATGGGTAAATAATAAATTAATTTTTGAAAAAAAATATGGTAATCATTTACCATTATTAATAAAAACTTTTTAAGTTTAATCCATATATTTATAATTAAAAAAACCGAATTATGAAAAATTTGTTAGAAAACATTAAAACTTTTTTTGGTGTTGGTAAAAATGTTGAATCAGCAAAAAATGAAACAATTGTTGATGTTAAACCACAAGTAACCGAAAAAAAATCAAGTGTTAAGCAATCGAAACCTAAGAAAAAATCAACGGAGGAGATTCCTACAATTACACTTGATACTGTAACAATCACCGCAAGTAAAAAAGAATCAGAAGGAAACTAATTTATTTTTTTATTAATGGGGATGACATAGAATCGATTGGTGTTAATATTGTGAGTAGGCACGTAGTCGGATTTCATCTACGACTTTAATAAATGGTGGAAAAAATTAGACGGAGACGTTTACAAAAACATGGAAATTGTTGGTTTACTAGCAACTTCTAACGTGGAAGTAGCCTAAGGGTAAAAACACGAAACGGGTCGGTGGACATATAACCTTGGAACAGAAGTCCCTACGGTGTGATACAACCATAAAAGTGTCAAAGGTCTAGTTCAGAGAACTACCTATAAACCCATGAAAATGGTAAAAGTGAACTCGACACAGTTTTCGGTAACAATGTCAAAATAGGAACCAAATATTTGTCAGTTGTGAATTAATTGAATAAACGTGTAGTCTATTTATGGTATTGCAAACAAGACCTGGTGGCAGTGACCAGCATCTCCACTTAAACAAAAAAACCCACCAATTGGTGGGTTTTTTTTTTGTAAAGATTTTCTTAAATGAATGTTTTAAATTAATAATTTAGATTTTTTAATAAATATATCATAATAATATATTTTTTTTTTATAAATGTAAACACTATAAACAAACAAAGGAGTCAAATTGACTCCTTTGTTGAGATTTTGATACCTCCTTTCGTTTTTAGTTTATTTATTATCATATAGCGACCAACCATATGAGTCTATTAATAAATATCACAAAATTTATTTTAGGTATACATTTTAGCTAATGTTTTTAAAACAGGTAATGATAACATACCCATAAACCCACCCATACCATTAGTTTTTGTTTCTTCTTTATTTGGTGTTAAATCACTCTCATTTGAATTTTGTGCGATAAATTCACTAAGTTTAGGATTATTAGATATTTCTTCTCTAAAATTTTCGTCTTTTTCTAATCTATCTTCAAAAGAGGTGAAATTTGGTAAACCAAACATTTGTAAAACATTATTTGCCATTATGAATCTTCTAAAAGAATCTCTTCTATCTTGTCTTGATCTAAATTTTAACCACCATTTTTGAATAAAATTACTTGGTTCCATTCCTCTTTTCGCAATATATTTTGATAATCTTTCACCTTGATAAAATCCTTTAAGACCTGTGCTAAATTTACCTCCTGTTGTTGTACTTTTTAATCCTGTTTTAATTGCTGCTAATGGTTTTACTTTTGATAATACATTAGATAAACTACTAAACGCCTCTTTTATTTTACTTCCCCACGATGTATTCACTTTACTTATTTGATTAATAGTTTTATTAACTGCTGGATTATTAGTTTTTTCCACAACTTTTTCTAAAGTATTTGTTAATTTTGGGTTTTTAGTTAATGCGTTTACTAAATTATCACTATTTTTTAATGATAATTTACTCACACCTTGTAATGATTTAATAAATGGTTTAACTAAAATATCACCTACTGTTGGTATTAAAGCAATCAACATTAATGCTGCATATAGTTTTTCACCTTTTTTTAAATAATATAAAATCAATGCAATATCCGCTAGTTCACCTATTACAGGTATGAAACCTGCCGCCATTAATATATTTTCTAAAGTAAATAATGCTTCGTTAAGTAACTGTTTTTCCTCTAATAATTGTTGTTTTGTTTTCATATTAATGTATCAATTTACAAAATTTTTCAGATAATACTTCTGATATATTTGATTGTCTTATAGCTTCACCAAATAAGTTTCCAGTTAATGTTGTTCCTGCAGATTTTAAATTAAGTCCATAATCATTACTATCAATACCAGATATTTTCGACCCTAATTTTCTTACAATTACCTCTAATATTGCGTCTATAAGTTTTGGCATTCCATTATTTGACATACATGATTCATGATTTTTAAATGGTCTTAAAAGGTCTAATGGACTGTAATCAGCAAGAAATTGAGCAGCAGTTGTTGAAATATCCGAATTTGCTCCAAAAATTTCTTTTATAACATATTGAATTATATATTCTCTAACACCAGATAATGTAGAGTTAGTTAATACAGATTTCCAATCAACCTTATCTAATTGTGATTTAATATCAATTTCATTAATATCGTAACCTTCGTTTATTAATTTTATTGATATTTCTAATAAACGTTGGTTACGATAAGACTCATCACGAATATCTTTCAATTCATTAAAATAATTATCTATTCTTAATTTTCTCTCTTCAAGAATTGTTTCTTTTATTTTTTGTTTTAATTCCATAATGTTTTTATTCTATTCTTCATCATATGAACCTGTTCTTTTGAATACGATTTTATCACCACGTTTCCAATCTTTTACTGCTTCATTTGGATTTTTTGGTTCAAATCCCCCTCCTTTAAAATATTTAATCAATAGTTTTTCTTCTTCAGGAGTTAAATCTGGTCCTTTATAAACCCATTTATTTTTTCTTCTCTGTTCTAAATGACCATTTCTTCCTAAATCTTGAAGTAATTTTTTAGTAGGGTCTGTTGTATCGGTTTTAGTAGGTGTTTGGGTAGTCCCAGGAACTGGTGTTTGTGTAGGTACAGGAACTGGTGTTTGTGTGGTTCCAGGAACAGGTGTTTGTGTAGGAACAGGAACTGATGTTGGTTCTGGACTACTACCACAAATTTTCTTAAAATTTTCTTCAGTGACGGCGAATCGTCCACCACCACCAGGGAATCTTTCTTTTAGTTCTATATTATTTTTTGTTCCCCAAGATTCAGCAGTTGATTTAGTATTCGGACCTAATTTTCCATCTGCCCCTGACATACTTAAACATTTTTGTAATTGTGACACTAACGGACCTTTACATCCAAAATATAATGGGAAATTAGGACAATCCTTATACATATCTTTTTTTACTGGTATAATCTCTTCTTTATTTTTATCATCCCAAGTTATCTCAATACCATCCAATGGGTCACCTGTACTTGTTTCACCACCACCTGTTTTTCCACTTTTTATTTTTCTTAGTTTATCATACATTTGATTCTTAGCTTGAACCGAACCAGGATTAAAAGTCGCAATGTAATTTAGTGAAGTTTCCAAAGAAGCATCTGCTAAACCAGAATCGTTATATAGCTGTAAAAATTGTTTACCTTGTCCATTATCTACATATTTCTGTAATAATTTATTGGCTTGTATTAAATCACTTTCAGTAACAGGAAAATCTAATAGGTCTATCATTATTTCAACATCACCTGTGATGTTACTTGATGATTGTTCGTCGATTGGTTGTACTTTACCACCTTTACATTTCCACGTACCCTTTTTCTGACCATTATTTGTTAAAACTTTTCCATCGGCGAAAAATAATACACCTTCAGGATATGTTGTGTTTTTAACTTTAACAACTAAACTACCTGATGATAATTTTTCAACCCTACCTTGTTTACTATCAAGTATCTTTTTTAAACATGGTGCCCATTCATTATTTGGGTCAATTGGTGGTGTTGTATCCATATCATCAGGTACAATATTATCTTGTTTAAAAAGATACCATAATAATAATGTACTAATACCTGCACCTGCAGCATAAGCTAACGCTTTTTTCCAATTTAAATCCTTTATTTTTTCCCACCAATCCTTATTTGGTGGTGTTGGTTTTTGTGTCGGGATTGGTTTTTGTGTCGGGATTGGTTTTTTACCTTTATTTGCAAAATGTTTTCTAGCTAATGATTTTGCCGATTGGTCAGAATATTTTAGAACCCCATTTGCGTCTTTTTCTTTTTTCAAAGTGTTAACTAAATCTACTTCAGTACCTATTGATTTATATTTATTTGTCCAAACACTATTTTGAACTAATTGGTCAGTTACTGCGTCAATTAATCTTTTACTAGCTTTGGGTGATTTAAGAATTGAAAGTTCAAAGGCTTTTCTAATTTCTTTTATTTCTGTTGATACAAAAGTACCTAGTTTTGGGTCAACATATTTAAAATCGTTACCTACTAATTTGGCGAAATCATCAACATTTTTAACACCTTTTGAAGGTAGAAAATTATTTCCGTATGTAAATCTTATATCGCCTTTAACGGTGTCAAATACTGGTTCGATTTCTTTAGCTGTTAATTTTAGATTACTAAACCACTTTGATTCAGATATTAAAAAATTATCATTTTCATTTACTAACAATTTAGAATTTAAAGATTCAACAAGGTTAATGTATTTTCTTATTTCGATAGAATTATTATTTTCCATTTTATTTTATTTTATTTATTTTATTTTTTTTATATTTCACTAGGATCATAATCAGGTTGAGTTTCTTTATTACTTAAAGCACTAATTAAACTATCTTGATATTTTTCTTGTTTATTTTTCCCATAAATACCAAGACCAGCGATTGGTACTACCGTATCTGCCGCCGCGGCTATTTTTGACCCACCACCAAGTTTTGTAGTTAATTTTCCAGGTGCAGATAAAACATTTAATCCACCTTTAAAAAATGAACTAATTAGATTGATTAGTTTATTTAAAACCGTTTTTAATCCACCCATAATACCTGATAAAAATTTATAAAACATTGGTGATTTTGTTTTCAAAAAAGACATTGCTTTTTGCATTAATCCAACAACTTTAGAAGAGGATGATTGTATATTTTTTAAAAACGCAGTTAATTTTTTTGAATTTTTTACTGCTTTAGATAAACCTTCAGATGTTTTACCATACTGATTAATTAATCCTGTGATTATATTCTTAGAAACTTTAGCGGATGCACCTGCAATAACCAATCCTAAAATGTCGGTTGCAAAAAATAACAATCTCCATCCTGTTGATAATTCTGGATCTTCGTAATCTCCTGTTATAAATTCATATACATCTAATGCAACAACAATTGCCCAAGGTAACATTTTAAAACCAACACCTACACCTGAAGCTATTAATATTGCGTCAAGTATTATACCAATGGGATGGTATAAAGCACCTCTAATTTTTCTAGCAACATAAAGTGCACCTTTTTTTAATAAATTAACTATGTTTTTCCAATCTCCCTCTGAAATTGCTATCCCAAGTTTTTTTAATCCTTCCCAACCTGTTTTTAAAAAATCAGAAACACCTGAAACTGCTGTTGATATTGTTTCTTTACCCCAATCTACAATACTTTTACCAATACCTTCTTCTAATATTTCTTTTAAATAAGGTTTTAATACACTCATATTTTGAGTAGATTCAGTAATAACAAATGATTTTAAAGAATCTAAAACATTTTCTTTTATTTGTTTTGGTATATTAGTAGAGACTTCAAAAGAATGGGTTAAGAATAATTTAAAATTATCAAAATTCTCCCAAATATTACCTATTTTAGTTTTATTTTTAATATCGTATAGTTCATCTAAAAAAATACAATATTTCTCATCTGGTGATAACCAATCAGTAATAACGATAGTTTCATTTTCATTTTTTACACCATATAATCCTAAAATTCTATTTTTTTCAGATTCTGATATTAAAAATTTATTATACATGATATTATTTTAATTTATTTGCTTTATCCCTTTTTAATAATGAACCAACAATGTCTGACCATTTTGTTAACCCAATTTGATTTCCGGGTCCTCTAGTCACACCTGATTCCCATTTACCTACTTCTGGGTATCCTTGCCCACCTGAAGTAGGTGTGGTAGTACCAGCAGTAGCATCTTGTTCATCTATGTTTTTTATTAATCGTTTATATTGTTTTTCTGAGATTATTATTTTCATGTTTTTATAAATATTTTGAATTTATTAAATGTTTGTTTTATAAATATTTACTCATCATAAATAGTATCATCTATCTTTGAAAACATTTTAATGTATTGTCCCGATTTGGCGTTTGCCTCATCTTCAATTTCACCACCGATATCTGGTGGTTTAACTTTTAATCTTCCATCTTCATATTGTTTATGGTGAACCATTTCATGTGCAATACTTCTCATGACATCAACCAAGAATCTATTTTTGATATTAATCCTAATTACTTTATTCTTTTTAGAATAATCATAATTAGCGGTAGTTTTTAACTCACCTCTACCATTTTGTAAAACAATGGTTGGACATTTTTCCAATCCAAGTTCTTTTTTTACGAATTTTACAAATTCGATAATTTTTTCCTTTTTTTTATCTTCCAAGAATTCCATATTATATAAATATATCCATTTAATATATACAACTTAATAACTTTTAATTATAATTATTTATATGATGAATTGGTACGATATTCAATATCTTTATTCTAATGCAATGGAATTATTTTCTTCAACAATGTTTCCCAACGTTGGTGTTCCATCTATTTCTGTGCTTGAATTTTATGATATAAAAAAACTATATAGTTTTTTTGATAAACAAGGAATATATCTCACTATTGAAATGTACACAAAAAATAATTGGAGTTATACTATTTCATTAGAAAATGAAAAAATAATAATAACTTCCAAAGAATCTAAAAACGAAAGAGAAGAGATTGAATATGACGGGTTTGAAGAATGTTTTAAATTATTAAATAAAAAATTAATAGAAAAAAAATGAATACACTAGAAATGTCTGAAGAAGAAAAAAATAGAATTCTTCAAAAACACAAAAACGCAATTAAAAAAGAAAATGTAAAAAAAGAAACATTAAATAAAGGTTTACAAAAACCTAAGTAATGTATTATTTTTTATTACTTATATGAATTAATTTCGTCCTTTACTTTTTTTAATGCAGATGCAATTACTTGATGCATGTCATAGTATTTGTATTCTGCTAATCTACCTCCAAAAATTATATTTTTTTCTTTTAACATTAATTTTTTATATTGGTCGTATTTTAAATTATTACTGACGTTGTTAATTGGGTAATATGGATCACCTTCTGTTCTTGGGTATTCTTTTGTTATTAGGGTATTTTTTTGTGTGCCAAATTCAAAATGTTTATGTTCAATAATTCTCGTGTATTCTGTTTCAATGTCAGTGAAATTAATAACAGCATTCCCTTGATAATCTTTTAAATCTATTATTTCAGATTTAAATTCTAAACTTCGATATTCCAACGAACCAAATCTAAAATTATAGAGTCTATCTATAGGCCCAGTGTACACTATTTTATTTGTTTGAGAATCCCAATATTCTTTATTTTGAAAATAATCGACATTTAATCTAACATCAATACCGTTTAGAAGTTTTTCAAATATTTGTGTATACCCACCAATTGGTATCCCTTGATACTTATCAAAAAAATAATTGTCATCATAATTTAACCTGATTGGTAACCTTTTTATAATACTAGTTGGTAATAGTTTTGGTTCCATACCCCATTGTTTTGTTGTATATCCCTTAATGAAAATTTCATATATTTCTTTACCCACTTGTGATAATACCCAATCTTCTAAATTTTTTGGAAACGGTATATCGTATTTTACATTATTTAAAATATCTGTTGCCTTTTCTGGTGTTGTTGTACCATATATTTGATAGAGTGTCATTAAATTAATTGGAAAAGAATAAATCATACCCTTGTAATTAACTTTAGGTCTATTAACATAATGATTGAATTTACAATATTTGTTTATATATTCCCAAACACCATTATCAGATGTATGAAATATATGTGCACCGTACTTATGTGTATTTATATCTTCAATTTTTTCTGTGTAACAGTTACCACCAATATGTGATCTTTTATCTATAACCAAACATTTATATCCGTTATCTGTTAATTCTCTTGCGAAAATTGAACCAAATAAACCTGAACCTATTATTAGATAATCATACATTATAATACAATTAACCCTATCCCTAAATAACTTCCAACAACACTATTATATTGTTCTGTAAATTCGTAATATTGGTAATTACTTTTTATTTCGTTCCAAAATTGACCTACACCAGGACAAACAACATTAGTAATATCATGAAATACAATATATTTTGGATTAAATTGTTTTGCAATTTCTAAATCATTTTTCACGGCATTATATGAATGCTCAGCATCTATTAATATTAAATCAATTTGTTCACGAATATTGTTTTTATTTAAATTAGAACTATATTCTTGTATATAATCAAAATCAGAATAATTTTTATATTCATTTAATATATCACAAATAGGAATTAAATCACATGCATATGACTTAATATTCTTGTTTTTTAATTTTAATACTTCGTTAGTAATAATAAAAGTACCACCCCACCTACATCCTATTTCTAAATAGGATTTAATATCATATTTAGAAAGTTGTTTTAGGTATTTACTAAATTGATTTGGATATTGCCAAAATTTAATACCTTTACCATAATATTCTGAAAGTTCTGTGGGCATTTCATGAAGATTTTCATCATTCATCCCTAAACTAGGTAAAAATATTTCTAAATCATTTTCTGATATTGAATCTATGTTTAATGATCTTATTAATTTTATTTCTTTTTCCATTTAAAAATGATTTGTTACAGGTCTAGAATAGACATTAGTAAAGATGTTATCATAACCAATAAAACCTCCGATATTATCACTTACACTATCTATTTGAGAAACCATTAAGGGATATCCACCTAATTTACTGAATCTTTGTTGGTTAATCCACGCGTCTATTGGTGGGTCTATTTCAGGATTATATTCTAACATTTTATCATATGACCTCGATGGGATAATATATGCATGAACACAGTAACAACCATGTATACGTAATAAATTTTCATCAATTAAATTTAATGGATTTTCAAATATGTTAGCATTAACATAATATATGTCCCAATCGGTCCTTTTAAATAAACTTTTTAACGAGTTTTCAAACAAGTGAAATGTATCGTCCTTAAAGAATATATCGTCTTCTAAAATTAGAATATTATCTAAATTTTTGTCTTTAGCATATTGTATTAAATTACGGTGTGATGTACCACTTGCTTTAACACAATTTTCGGGTGTTCTTTGTTCTGCTTTAACTGCACTATATCTTTGTACAAAATCTTCAATACCATATTTGGATAATTCTTTATCCATATGTTCTTTTCTATCTGTACGATCATCTAAATTTATGTACCAAGATTCGCTCACATAATTTTTTAAAAAATTCATAATCTTAAATTTTAAAATATGATGGTGTTACCCATTCTGATTTATTTGAAAACGGCCATATCAATAATTGAGTAGGATGTTGTCTATTTTTTGATCTATCAAATTTAAATTTTTTAGAAACTATTTTACCTTCAAATAGGTCTCTATTTTCATTAAATAAAATATCTTCTCTATGTATTGCAATACCATTTTGGTCTAATACAATCATTGCCCAAAATCTTATATCGTCAACTTTTTCTATTTCGTTAAAATTCCATGATATAATATCATCGAATGTTATTTGTTCATTATCCCACCCTTCTTCAGAATTTGAACAAGGTGGTTCTTTCCCTATTTCTGTTTCTTTATGTACGATACAATTAACAAAATCTATACCTGAATAATTTTTAAAATCTTCTAAAGTTCTTTCACTACCTAGTCCATAAATACCTAAATTGTAGTTATCGTTTCTTTCAAGTAAACAATCTAATCTATCGTGTGCAATTTTATTATATTTTGACCAATTTTTATCATCATCCCAGTGTTTAATATTTCCTAACCTTTGATAAAAATGATAAACAATAACTCTATGTGAATTATATATATTATATCCATTTGTAAAATATCTAACGGCCATTGATGTTTCTTCACCTGAAAAATAAAGGTCAGGGTCATATGGTACTATTTTATTTATTTCGCCCAATCCAAATATAAATCCCGCTGAAATATGGACACCTTTAACCGGTAATTCCTTTAATTCCCAATTTTCCATATTCATTGGTCTACTTAATGGATATTTATGGTCAAACCTATATACGTTACAAATTTGAGGAACATTATACCACTCAATTTCTGGGGTATCTGGACTAAAATTTGGGGGATATCCGGTAATTATTGCTTTATCATCTTTTAACGATTCCCATATCTCAATTATCCTTTCATCCCAATTTTTAATAAACCTCATATGAGAGTCTATTTGAAGAGTAAAATATTCATCAGACCATTCTAATTGAGTCTTGTTTCTAGCCCAACAAGCACCTTTAGATTCTATATAATCTATATCTATAATTTTAAATCTTTCATCATTTTTAAATTCATCCAAATTATCCCATTCATCCTCTTTTGAATGTTGCCAACATATCACTAAAACTAAATTTTCAGGATATTTAGCCTTTTCTAAACAATCTTTTATTGTGGGTATTAATTGAGGATCTCTATATGATGCAATTTGTATAAAAATCTTATTATTATTTATCATCATTTTTATCTAAAAATATTATTTTTAAATTAAATAGTAAAGTTTTATTTTTTTTTCTTATATTGCATAAAAAAAGACATGAATAAAAATTACCAACCAATTGTTGTAGATAATGCAACTAAAATGTTTAAAGTTTTAGAAGAAGAAAACTTTTTTTCTGAATTCCAAATTGAAAATAGAGAATTTGTTTTCGAATATTTTTGTGATTTTTTCACCGAAAAATTCATTAATGGTGAATATGATAATACTAACATAGACATTTCAAATGATGAAATGGAAAGATGTTTATTAGATATCACAATAAAAGATACGTTACATACATTAACCAAAGAAGGTATTGTAGATATGATTGAAGACGAAAATAATGACGAACAATTTTTTTTAACTGATTTAGGAAAAAATATAGTTAAAAAAATAAATTAAAGTTCAAAAGTTTTATTAAAATCATTTCCTGATTTTTTGTAACTTTCTTTTGATTCATCATTAGAATTTTCAGTGTATTGCCAATTCCATGAAAGTTCTTCCTTTAAATCAAACCCAAAAAAAGTTAACACATTTTTTTGAATATCTATAACATTTTTACCATTCCAATTTTGACCTATAGCAATAATTCCACATGAAATGTCTTTTAAAAGATTTGACTCGTTTAATGTTGAGTGTCTGTTCTCCAACCATGTTAATCTTTCAATAAGATTTTGATAAATAGCGTTCATTTGACCCCATCTTATAGAACCAAAAAATAAAACAGTGTCACTTTCAAATAACACTTTTGTTACTTTCCATAATTCATCATCAGGATTATTGATGTTTCTCCAACATCTATGATGTCCTGTTGGATTTTTATCTTTATCATCTAATGATGCTTTTTTAAGTCCACATTCATTTCCTTTCATATGTGATACATTAGCCTCACAAGTATAGATTTTTAATTCAGGTATTTCTATTAAAGTAACTTTATTTTTACCTAAATATGATTGGATGGCTTTAGCTAATCTTGTCGACTTAGGTTCTTCTTTTAATTCTTTAGACGCCCAACCACCTCTATTTGAGGTTGTTAAAAATAAAATCTTTTCTTTTTTTTCTAAAAATTTTATTGTTTCAATTAATTTTTTATAATGAGGGTCATTTTTTTTTAATGTTGGATCAATCTCTTCAAATAAATGTGAAAGTTTCATTATTTTTTATTTTTTTCGTCAATTTGACTTGAACTATGTGACATTTTTTTATGTTCTCTAATTTTATTCTTTAATTGTTTAATTAAATTGTGAGTTTTAATTAAATTTTCTGAGATATTTTTAACCCTACCAACAGATAAAGTTTTTAACCCTTCGGGCATCGCATCGTCAACTTTCCTAAGTTCTTTTATTGTTTCAACAAGTTGATTTTCGAATTCTTCTATTTTAAACTGTATTTTATTATACTCTTCTCTACGAATTTTTTTAGTTTCTTCAAAAAGTATTTCTTTAATTTTATTTCTTACTAATGATTCATCAATATTTTGCATAAAAATATAATTTAATATTTTAATTTATTTATAAATTATACAGTAAACAATTTATCTTCTTCTTTAGATAATTCACCATCTCTTTTCATTCCTTCTTTAATATAAGTCCTGATGAGTTTTGATACGGTCATATTTTTTTGAACAGCAATTTTTTCAATTTCTCTAAAGTATGCTGGCATTACTCTAAATGACAACATTTGAACCAATTGTTTAGATTTTGGTGTATTTGGAATGATACTAGTTTCGTTAAAATCTTTTAAATTCATTTTATTAATATTTTTATATAAATATTTGTTAATATACAAATATTTTCGTACTTTTGATATATAAAAAAATATATTTATGTCGAACGAAAATTTAAATGTAAATCCTGTTGAATATTGTGAAAAAAAGTACCCACAAACCACCACAGAATTTAAAAAGATAATGGAAGAACAATATGAATTGTTTTGTAAAAAACAAATGAATTATGGACCAGATAATATTTCTGTAGGTACAAAATTAGAAACAAAAGAAGAAGTAAAATTATGTCAAACAGGATTATGGTTTAGAATGAATGACAAAATACAAAGATTAAAACAATTGGTGATATTAAACGTTGAAGATAGTGTGAATGAAAGTATTCAAGACACATATAGTGATTTATCAGTTTATGGTGTTATCGCACAGATTGTTTCAAAAGGTAAATGGGGGAAATAATACTCTAACGAGATATTTATATAAAAACGAAAGGAAATTATGAAAGTTAATTTACAACACCCTACTTTTCTATTATTTTTAGAAACTGTAAGTAATAACATTTTAACAAATGTTAAAACCGATAATTATTTTTCTCTTACTAAAGAGAAAAAACGAGGTATGCAGTACCTTACTTTGAAAGTAATTTCACAAGTTATTAAAAACAGGGTTAGGATAACTGATGAAGAATTGTTAGATTTTATAAAAATTCTTTTAAGTAGAAATGAAGAATCTGAACAATTCGAATTGGCAGGTATTTTAAATGACATAATTAATGATTTTAAATCATTAAATGACAAAATTGTTGAAATTAAAAAAACAAAACGAATTATTAGAATTGATAAACCTGTAAATGAGTAAATTTCATTTAGGTATATGTTCTAAAATTTCAACTATTGGTATTAAAACAAGAAATAAATAATGACTATCACCATTATTATTTTGTTTTAATACCAAATCACATTCTAAATAGTTTTTTAGTGAGTCTATTAATTCAGGATTTATCCTACTCTCTTTTATTTTTCTTTTTATAAAATACAAGTTTTCTTGATAGTTAAGAGTTTCTTTACAATTTATCATTATTTACAATTTATTTTATGTTGATACCATTTTAATTTAGGGTTTTCATTTTTGAAATAAAAACACATAAGTTTTTTTGAATTTTCAAAATATATCTGTTTTATATATCCTGAAGGAACTGTTGCTCCTGAACTTAATTTTACGCTATTTTCATCAAATAAAACTTCAATAGTAACCGTTAATGGTTCAAAATTATCCCATATTCTTTCTTGTTCTTCTAATAATCTCCATTCACCTCTATTTAGATATTGATTTTGTAATGAACAATTTAAAAATGAATAGGTTTCTCTAAGGTTAGATATGTTATCTGAAAAAGAACCGGCAGGTACTAAATGACCTTTATCATATATGTTATTATGGTAATCGGCGTTACTTGAAGTGTGAATACCTTTTTCCAAATAAAAATTTAAATTTTTATTTCTAACTTTTGATTTTCTATTAATTGACCTATAAATCACTTCTAACGGTTGTTCTAACTTTTGTGAGAATGTTACAGAATAAATAGATTTATTAACGTGTATGATGTCATTTTGTGTTTGAGACATCATTAATAAACAAATAAATAAAATTAAATACTTCATAGGTTATTCTTTTTAATATAATTAAATATCTCTCTACTTGTTTCTGAATGCACTCCAAATTCAATAAAAGGTATATTATTAAATTCTAATTTTTTTCTTATCTGTTTATCGATATCTTTCGCTTCGTATATGTTTTGGAATCTACCATTTTCATTGTATGTTTTATCATCTCTTAATAATAATATATTAAGACTATTGTATTTTTTAAATAAATTTAAAATAAAAACATCAAAAGAATCGTCATAAAAAGATGATGGATAAGATGGTTCTGTATCATAAAAATCTTTATATACGGTACCTAAAATGATTGGTGAATCAACAATAATATATTTTACTTTATTATATAATCTACTAATGTTTCTATGTTGATTTGCTGTTATATAAAACTGGTCTTTAATTGCCGAATAATTTTCTTCCCATGCCACTATTTTCGGAAATTCAAATGTAAGTTCAACGTCTATATGTTCTTTCTTCATTTTAGTAAATAAACTTGCACTTTGTGTTGATTTCCCAATACCAGGACCACCAAAAAAATTAATAATTAGACTCATCTTTTTTATTGTAAAAATACTATTTTTTTTCTAATTTTTAAACATTTTTTGATTAAAAATTAATTTAATTTAATCTTTGTAATATTTATAATAGTAATAAATAATATATGGATAGTAACTCTTTTTACACTGTTTTAATAACAGTAATAACAGTTTTAGGTTCGGCCAGTGCTTGGAGATATTATGAAAAAAGGGCAATGAGAAAAGAAAGGTCTGAAGATTTCATGAAAGATGACTGTAGAGAAAGAATAATAAAATTGGAGTTACTTTTAGAAAAATCATCTTCAGAAAAAGATGATATGAGAAGTTTAATTTTAGATTTAACACGTGAAGTTGCGGAATTAAGAGTTAAGGTTGAATTCTTGGAAGATAAGAACAAAGAATTAATTAAAAAAACCGGTGATTTACATTTATAATTAAAGATTTTTGGTTAATAAATCAAATATTTTAATAATATCATTTAAGGAATCGTAGGAAAAACATTCTGAATATCCGTTAAAATTTTCAAGTATAGGTCTAAATTTTTTTACACCTATATTTTTTTTTAATTTATCTTTTATTTTTTCTTCTAATTTTTCGGCATCAGGAGTATCGATTCTCCGTAAAATGGTTTCTATTTTATATCCATCATATCCATATTCTTTACTAAATCTACGAAAAATGAATTTCTTAGAAGTTATACCAACTTTAATAAAAGTATCGCCAGTCTTCTCTTCTTTCATTATAATCAAATATAATGATTTTGGTAAATTTTTTATTATTGTTTCTTTTTTCTTCTTATGTTTAGACAGTTTTTTTAAAACATATGATTTAGCGTCATCGATTTTACTAAATTCCTTTACGTCTCTATATTTGTTCGGAAAATATTTTTTATATTTTTCAGAATAAATTATTTTACCACTATCGACAACAATAATTGTTTTATTTTGTTTTATCTTTTCATAAAAAGAATAAAACCCAATTTTAAATAATGGCTCCATATTTTTTTATTTTTCTTTTATTTATATAAATACAAATTTATGTAAATAAAAATATTTATTATAAAAACAAGACATGATACTTAAAATCGGTTCAAAAGGGGAAGAAGTAAAAAAACTTCAATTAAAATTATCTTTAAATCCTGATGGTAACTTTGGTCCCGCGACTGAAACTGCCGTAAAAAAATGGCAATCAGAAAATGGATTTACATCAAATGGTATTATAACTCAAGTTATGTGGGAAAAAATGTTTAGTGTTATCTCTGAACAAAAAACTTCATTAGATTTAGATAAATTAAAAGGACATATACCCATTTCTGTTTTAAAACAAATTCCTGATACAATAAAAAATTTTGGTTTAAATACACCATTACGACTTGCACATTTTTTAGCACAATGCGCGCATGAAAGTGGTGGTTTTAATGCTGTTCAAGAAAATTTAAATTATAGTGCAGATGGTCTTATGGATATATTTAAAAGATATTTTCCAACAAAACAACTAGCAGAACAGTACCAAAGAAAACCTGTTTTAATTGCATCGAAAGTTTATGGTAATAGAATGGGTAATGGTAATGAATCAACAAAAGAAGGGTATAAATTTAGAGGGAGAGGATATATCCAATTAACAGGAAAAGAAAATTATACTGCGTTTGGTAATGTAATAAATGAAGATATTGTTAATAACCCTGATAAAGTTGCAACACATTATCCTTTATTGTCTGCTGCATGGTTTTTCACAAAAAATGGTTTACATAAAATAGCAGATAGAGGTGCAACAATACAAAACATTACATTAATATCTAAAAGAGTTAATGGGGGTACGATAGGTTTAGAAGATAGAATAAAATACTTTAATAAGTTTTATGGTTTATTAAAATAAAAAAAGGAGGTTAATACCTCCTTTTAAATTCATTAATATCTGTTTCTGGTTTATTTTTAAGTGTTTTTACATCTGGTTTTGGTTCGTTTCCGTCTTCATACATATTTGGATTATCAGATAATAACTTTAAAAAACCATTTCTTGACATAAAATATGTTTTTTTTGGGTTTCTTTCGATTGCATCATATATTCCATAAAATGTCCCTTCGTTAATAATTTTATTTATAGTATACTCTTCAACAATATACGTTTTTTTAACATCATTTTCGGTATGGAAATATCTTCTAATTTCTCTACTATTATAGATAGGTTCATAAACTATATTATCTTTTTCTAAAAATTCACCTTTTTGATAATCAAAAATCCCATATAGGTCTCTTGATCTACTTTTTATTATTTTTATTAATGGATTTTTTATACTTAGTTTACTTACTTCGTATTTTTCCCCTAATAACCTATTCATAATTGCTGTGACACCTTCATTAAAACCTAATTGTGTTAATTTAGTATCTAAAAGTTTAAATTGAGGTTTATCCTTACGTATTTCTGATAAAAAATCGAAATTACTAAATTTATCATATACATTATCTCTTGTTGTGACATTAATGTACGCATTTTTTAGTGTAGTATCTAATGATAACCAAGATTCTGGTTTAGTAAGAACATTTCCAAGGTCAATATATGATTTTTTATGTTTTCTTGACTGTCTTTTAAAATCAAAACGACTTGAACTATTTTCCACCATTTGACCTACTATAGTTTTTACTTCAACTTCCTCTTCTGAGTACTCTCTTTGAACAATTAAATCTTTATGTTCAGTTAATTTTGGATAAATTTTACTGATTTCTTCCCACGTAAATGGTGTGTCATTATCATTTTTAACAGATGTTAAACGATAATTTTTATCAGTATCTTTAGCACTTTGTAATGCACCTAAATAATATTTATTTTTTTCTGGATCTTTTTCTATTTCCGGATTTTTTGATTCATCAATAACGAAATAAAAAGTACGATCAGGTCTATATCGTCCCCACATATTGGTTCTATCTCCAGTCCATGTAACACACCATGAATGAGACCCACCTAAATCTTTACCTACTTTATGAGAATAATAACCAAATCTAATTGAAGTTGCCTGATTAGGTATATCGTAAACTCTAAAATCTCCATCATCAATTATTAAATATTTTTCACCAAACCATAATTTTTTTGATGCGTTAACTATCTCATCATTTAGTGTATTTTTTTTTGTTGATATATTATCTTCATCTGGAACATCTAAATCAACATCAGAATATTGTTCAAGTAAAAAAGTTATTTGATCGTAATCATACTTTTTAATGTCTTTTAAATCATTTTGGTTAAATAATTTATGCCCATGATTACCGTCATATCTATTTAAAAAAGAAAATACTTGAGGTTGGTTAGCAGCTAAATTACCTTTTACATTATTAAAATCGGTAATGATTTTATCGATGACATTATTTCTTTCTTCGTCAGTTAAATTAAGAGTTTCATTTTTCCATTTTTCAGATAAAGTTTTAACTAATGCTTTATTTTTTATCTCTTCGGATAATAGATTTCTGATATTAATTTTTTTAATCAATTCTTTTAATTGACTTTCATTAATTACAATTTTATTACTCACTTTTCTTTTATTTTATAAATATTTTATTTTTATTCAAAGTTAATGATTTTAATCAATACTTATAAATATCCAAAAATTACATTTATGGTCTCATTATTATTGATAATAAAAAATAATCAGTTTCTTTTATTTAAAAGACCGAGTGGTCAATATGGTTTATGTGGTGGTCATTCAGAAAATAACGAAACACCTGTTGAAACATTAGTTAGAGAGGTTAAAGAAGAAATTGGTATGGATATTTATAATTTTAAATCTCTTAAAAGATATGAAATAGATAAAATCATCAATGTGTTTTATATTGTTGACGATAGATTTAATGAACAAAATATAAAATTAAATGACGAACATACAGAATGGAGATACTTTACATATTATGAAATATTGAATAATAGAGATATTATGTCTACAACAAAAGATTTTGTAAATATGTTTTTAAAAACATTATAATATTTATAAATAAAAAGACTATGGTAAATTATAAAATTGAAGTTATCGAAGGAATCGATACTGTTACCACTGAAAAATTAAAAAATATAGGTATTATCACGTTTGAATTATTGTTAGAAAATACAAAGACAAAAAATCAAAGGAAAGAATTGTCCGAAAAAACCGAAATTGACGAAAGTTTAATTTTAAGATTTTCTAATATGGTCGATTTATCTAGAATATGTGGTATTGGTGAAAAATATTCAGAACTTTTGGAATTATCTGGTGTTGACACTATTGTTGAACTATCTCAAAGAGATCCTGATAACTTATTTATTAAAATATCAGAAGTTAACGAGGAAAAAGATTTAACTCGAAAACTTCCGACATTATCACAAGTAGAAAAATGGATTTCAGATGCAAAGGTGTTACCAAGAATGTTAGAATATTAAATTTCTTCATCTTGTTGTACTTCCTGATGTTGTTGTTCAAGTCTTTTAACCATACCTTTTGTTAGTGAATTATATATTTCTTCACCAAACCTTTCCATGATATCATTTTCTTCTCTTAAATCAATAAATTCACCACCTGCTAAAAATCCAAGGACAGTTCCTAAATTGATTGTTTTCCATGATTGTTGGGTAGCCTTTGATTTTGCACTATCTCTTTCAGCGACTCTAACTCGTAAAGTTTTAAGTGTTTTACGATATAATATCAAATCAATTACTCTTACAACATTATTATTTTGTTGTAAATTCATTTGCGCATCTGTTTTAGGTCTTTCACTTGGTACATAAGATTTAAGATGACTTTTAAATGTCAGATGACGAACTTCTCCATTTTTTAAAACGTACGCAACACTTACTATTTGATTTCTATCTATTGCGTTTCTCAATTTATCTAATGACCTATACATGTCATATGTGAATGGTGATTCTTTTAAGTTGTTTTTTATTAACTTTTTTAATTGTGATTCTGTAATTATAATTTTCATTTTATTATTTGTTTTATTCTATTTATTTCATTTAACGTTTTTTGGTAGTTGTCTGGTATTTTTTTTACACCGAAATCATTAAATATTATTACTCTATTTATTAATTCATAATCAATACCCTGTTGTAATAATGTTTTCTTTAATGATTCTCTATTCTGTGAAAATTTAAATAGAAATACAATATCTTGATATTCTAATTTTTCACCTTTTGATTTAATAATTTTTATTGCTATATTATTTGTTTCTTTTGAAGAAGCGAGTAATAGATATATACCCCAATTATTTAATTCAATACCTTGTGTTTCAATAATTTTTGTTGCAATTTCATCTTTAATATAATCATCTTGTGAAATATTAAGTAAATTTTTAATATCCTCAGTATCTAATTTTTTACCTTTTACTTCGATAATTTTTTTTGCAATGTTATACTTAGTTTTTGTAGAATTAAGTATTATTTCTATGTCATATTTATCTAATTCTTCACGTTTTTTTTCTATATATTTTATTGTAATTTCATCTGAATAAGGAATTAATTTATATGTATCATAATCAGTTAATCCATCACCTTTTGCGTTAATAATTTTAGATACAATATCATCTTTATTATCTGAATATTCAAGTAAAAACTCTATATCATATTCACCCAATTCTTCATCTATTATATATATGACTTTTGATATATAATAATCTTTATTTTTTGAAAATTGGTACAGATATTCTAAATCATCACTAAGTAAACCTTCAGTACCATTTGTTTCTATAAATTTTATTTTTTCATCGTCACTTAACATTTTAAATTCCCATCTTTCATATCCTGCAACACCTCTCATTCTTTTATAAGATTTCTTTAATGATGGAGATAAACGATCATATTGTTTTTCCGGTATTCGTGATCCTGTATTTACATATCTATTTAATACTTCAGAATGTTTCATCTCATTATTTCTTTTATTCTCCTTATTTCATTTAACATTTCTTGATAATTATCTGGTATTAATGGTGTAAATTGGGTATTTATTTCATTTGAAATATCAGATATTACTTTATTTATTAATTTATAATCAACACCATTTTGTAATAATAATTTTTTTATTAATTCTTTTTTTTCTGGGTAAAAAGTAAACTGCATAGAATTAAATAATGCAAATATATCATCACCATTTAATTCTTTACCTTTTGTATAAATAATTTTTTCGGACATTTCATAACGTTCATTAGATGATAAATATATAATTAAATTTTCGATATCTAGACTATTTAATTGTATACCTTTTGTCTCAATAATTTTTCTTGCAATATCAGCTTTATTAACTGAAAACAACATCATAAGTTTTAATTTTTCACTATCTAATTTTTCACCAAATGTTTCAATAATTTTTATCGCAATATTATCTATATTAAAATATTTTTTAGTCATTAAACTTCTTACCTCAGAATCATCTAATTTTTCACCTTTTACTTCAATAATTTTTGTTGCGATATCATCTTTATTCTCTGAATAACCAAGTAAATTATATATGTTACCAAATACTAATTTTTCACCAAATGTTTCAATAATTTTTGTTGCAATAAGATCTATATCATTTGAATATTTAAATAAATCTTGAATATCGTAATGACTTAATTTTACGCCTTTTATTTCAATATAGTTAATTCTTTGATTATCACTTATAAATTCATATTCCCAATCTTTAAAACCAGCAACACTTCTTATTCTAATATAAGACTTTTTTAATACTGGTGTTAAACGATCATATTGTTCTTTTGATAGGTGTTTTCCATTATTTACATACCTACTTAATACTTCTGAATGTTTCATATCATTATTTCTTTAATCCTTCTTATCTCATTTAACATTGATTGGTAATCATCTGGTATTAATGGAATATTTAAATGAAAATTTTTGTTATACCCATTTATAACATCATTTATTAATATATAATCAACATTATTTTGTAATAATGTTTTCTTTATTAATTCTTTATTTTCTGAACGTTTAAGTAAAATAAAGATTTCCTTTACATCTAATTTTTGACCTTTTGTTTCTATAATTTTTATTGCAATCTTATCTTTATCCTTTGATTCATTAATTAGGGTTCTTACATCCCTTATATCTAATTTATCACCTTTTGTTTCAATAATTTTTATTGTAATGTTATCATTTACGTTATCTGAAAAATTAAGTAAACTTTCTATGTCACTAGAGATTAATTTTTCACCTTTTGTTTCAATAATTTTTATTGAAATATGGTCATTTACGTTTTCAAAATCTTTTAATATGTATTCTATACTAATGTAATCTAATTTATCACCTTTTGTTTCAATAATTTTTGTTGCAATATCATCTTTATTAACTGAATATTTTAATAGTAATACTATAATGTAATTATTTAAAGAATCACTTTTTGTTTGAATAATTTTTGTTATAATACCATCTTTATTCGTTGAATGATTAATTAAACTATTAATAATTAAATTATTTAAATTATCACCCATCCCGTCAATAATTCTCATTATAATATTATTTTTATTATCTGAATATTTAATTAAATTATCAATAAAATAACTGTTTAAATAGATACCTTCTCTCTCAATATAATTAATTCTTTGATTATCATTTATATATTTTAATTCCCAATGAGAATAATCACCCACAACAGATCTGATTCTAATATAAGATTTCTTTAATGATGGAGATAAACTATCATATTGTTTTTCTGTTATTTCTACGCCAGTATTTACATATCTACTTAATACTTCTGAATGTTTCATATCATTATTTGTTTTATTCTCCTTATTTCGTTTAACATTGATTGGTAATTATCTGGTATTAATGAGATATCTAAATTATTACGTGTTATAACTTTGTTTATTAACATATAATCAACACCATTTTGTAATAATGTTTTCTTTATTAATTCTTTATCTTTTGAATATAAAAGTAAATAATATATGTCATCACTATCCAAATTTTCACCTACTTTTTGAATAATTTTTACGGCGTCATTATCTTTATTTTTTGAATTTAAAAGTAAAATAGATATCATATCATAGTTTAATTTTATACCTTCTGTTTCAATAATTTTTGTTGATATGTCTTTATTATCTGAAAATTCAAATATTGTATTTATGTTACTTATTTCCAAGTATTTACCTTTTGCATGAATAATTTTTATTGCTATCTCATCTTTATTATCTGAATTTTTAAGTAGATATTTTATTTCACTATTTCTTAAATTTTCACCTAATGTTTCGATAATTTTTATTATAACATTATCTTTATTTTTTGAATCTTTAAATTGTGGTAATATTATTTCAAGTATGATATAATCATCCAAATTTATACCGAATGTTTCAATAATTTTTGTTGCAATAATAACTTTATTTGGTGAATAGTCAAATATATCTATTATTTGATTATTTGTTAATTCCCAATTTTTTATTTCAATAAATTTAAGTTTTTCATCTTCACTTAACAGTTTAAATTCCCATTTTTTGTAACCTGAAATACCTCTCATTCTCATATAAGATTTTTTCAATGATGGTGATAAACGGTCATATTGGTTTTCTGGGATTAGTGAACCTGTATTTACATATCTATTTAATACTTCTGAATGTTTCATATCATTATTTCTTTAATCCTTCTTATTTCTTGTAACATTGATTGGTAATTATCAGGTATTAATTCAATATGACTTACACCATCTTTTTCAAAATTATACTGGTTTATTACTTTATTTATTAATTCATAATCAATACCTTTTTGTAATAATAATTTCTTTATTAATTCTTTATTTTCCGGATAAATAAATAAGTATTTTATGTTATGTTTATTAAAATATTGTTTATCAATTAATTGAATAATTTTTATAGCCATATCATCTGCATTTTGTGAATGTCTAATAAAAAAAATTATTTTTTCTTCGTCCATATCTACCATTTTTTTATTATTTTCAATAATTTTAGATATAAGATTTTCTTTATTAATTGAATTAGGAACATAATTAATTAGAGTACTAATCATATCATCATCTATCTCATCCAACGTTTCAATAATCCTTATTGAGATTTCATATTTATTATTTGAATTATTAAGTAATAAACTAGCTTCATTATAAGTTAAAGTCTTACCTTTTTTTTCAAATATTTTAGATATCATATCATCTTTATTATCTGAATATTGAAGTGTGTATTTTATTTCATAGAATTCTAAATCCTCACCTTTATTTTCGATAAAATTAATTCTTTGATTATCATTTATTACTTGAAATTCCCAACTTTCATATCCTGCAACACCTCTCGTTCTAAGATAGGATTTTTTTAACACAGGTGTTAACCTGTCATATTGTTCTTTTGGTAATCGTTCTCCGGTATTTACATATCTACTTAATACTTCTGAATGTTTCATATATTTTAAAAATTTCTCCCCCCTGTTTTTGGGTTAGTTGGTGTTTTTTCTATTTTTGGTTTATTTTCTGTTGTTCTCGGACTAAAATTTACATTATTTGGAACATCATTAAAACTATTGTTATTTCTTATTGGATTATAAAATATATCATCATAATGATATAATGTATATGGTATTTCATCAATAAATCTATAACGATACGGAAACCTTCTTGATGTATAATAAAAATCATCATACATAGATTGATTAACATTATTTGTTGGTCTATAATTTGGTGTGTATTTTAATCGTTTAACCTTTTCATGTTTAACAGTATCGGTAACAACATAATAGACATCATCTTGTGATTTTAATGTGGAAACAAAAAAAATTAGGAAAAGAAGAAAAATATTTCTCATGGTTTAAACATTTATTATAAATATTTGTTATTAAGTATTTATCATATAAACCCCAATGAAAAGAACGGTTATTATTAATGAACAACAATTTACAAAACTAATTAAAAAAATTTTAAACGAACAAAATAATATGGATAATAACACATTTCCGAAAAATCACAAAGAATTGATTAACATGATGCCTGATTCATTAAAAATTCTTTTTTATACTCAATGGCAAGCAAAACAAAACCCGAAGTGGCACATGGAAGGTAATACGTTAAAACATATTATTATTGTTTTAAAAAGAGCGTTTGAACGTTATCCAAACAATCCTGACATCATTCTTGCGGCGTTATTTCATGACTTGGGAAAGTTAGACACTTACGCAATAAATCCAAAAACAGGACAACCAACGGCATACGGTCACGAAGTTAAATCAGGTGAATATTTGGAAAAATATAAAGATTGGGTTAATTCTTTTGATGGAGTAAATTTTGATAAAATCAAATATTTGGTATTAAACCATATGGTTATTAAACCATCAACATGGGATAATATGAGGCAACAAAAAAAGGACCCTATTGAACAGAATCCTTCTTTTGAAGATTTAAAAAATTTTACCAACCATTTAGATGGTGGTGGTTATTAATATGTTATTTCATAACATTTAATTCGGTACCATGTTTTTTTATGATTGCGTCTCTCGCAATATCATACACAACATTTTTACCTCTTTGACTTGCTGGTAATTCAACCCATTCTGAACTTTCACGTTTTTTCGTGAAAATATTACCATTTTCATTGGCATACTCGAAAGATTCTTCTTTCGATTCATTTACTAATTCAAATAATTTCATATTGTTTCAATATTTGTTAATTAAAATCCTGTATGATAATCATCATGGCTTTTATAGTCGGGATATCTATCTCCTGGATCATAAGGTTCTTCATCATCATCATCAAATTTATGACCAATATTATTATCATTATCAAATTCAGGATTTTCATCATCCGAACTAAAACCAAAAAATTTTTTAAAATCATTTTCCTCTGAATCATCTGGTTCATCCATAATTGGATCATCATAATTTTTTTGTTCGGTTAATGATTTTTTTGTGTTTCTATTCAAAAAAGAAATATTTGCCTCTTGAATATTTTTTAATTTTGCAAGTCTTTTATTCATATTTTTAATTTTATTTAATAAATATCTTATGATATATTTTCAAAATATAGTGGTTTTCTTGAAACCACAATTGTTGCCCCTATTTCATTCACATCATCAAGTAGTATTTCACTACCATCACCATATACTTTATATAAATAATCACCATACTTATATTTTGATGACTGAAAAGATGATGACATTAATGGTTCATCTGATACAAAGGTAAAACCGAATCCCTCACTCTCAAACACCTCGTTCATCCCATCAATGTTTTCATCTTCAAGATTCTCATCATAATCAGATATAATGTCCATATAGGCATTTCTAATAACATCAGAATAATCTGATGAATCTAAAATATCCCCTTTATAATAACCATTTGACATGTCATTCCTTGATGAGTGATAACCTAAAAAGTTTTTATTATCTACATTCTCAATTATAACACCCATTATTTGTTTAATTCTATTAATATTTTCTTGTAGTTTCATATTTTTTTATTTAAATTTACAAATAATTCAATGTATCTTTTTTTATGAACGGGACTTAAAAATTTAAATTCATATCCTTGAAGGTCATATTTTTGTATTTGAGATTTTATTGAATCTTTTGGAAAATCATTCTTAACGAATTTTTCTAAAACAGATATTTTTCTTTCAAAATACGTTTCTTTTTGAGTAGATGAAGCGTGTTTAAGTTCTTCTTGGGTCATTGTGTGTTTATTTTTTATGAGTGTATCGATTGCAAATGTCTTTTGCTCGGGAGTTAACATTTCAAATTCCCAATCAAGTAAAGAATGTCCTTTATTTATTTTAATATTAAAATGTTCTTCTCTTTGTTCAGGAGTTGCCTCTTTTAGTTGGTCTGTCCATATTAATATACCATTTTTTATTTTATAATCAATTATTTCTTTTTTTACTTCTTTTGGTGAGTTATTAAATATGTATTCGTCTTCATACATATTATAGACAGTATACTTATTATTTTTTATAAGTAATGAAATATATCTTTTCTTTTGACTTTGTGATGCTAATACATAATATAATAAATCCTGAAGAATATTTCCATTTATTAACATTTTTTCAATAAGTTGTCTTCTATCCATTATAGGAAGTGATATAAATTCTGGATTTGTTAGTTCTTCACCTTTTTCTATTTTTTTTAGTGCCCTGTTTCTAATAGATTTTTTACCCTCAACCGTATCTCTATAACTATCATCATATAAACATCCTAACCTTCTATATGTTCCCGACAATTTTTGTGTTTTTTCCATGTAATCGTCTATAGTATCTGTAAATTTTTCAGAATCTGGTATATTGCCATATGTTTTTTGGTCTGGATATAAAATAACATCTTTTTCATTTTCTACATTTAGAAATGGTTTTATTAAAACTCTCCCTAATGGGTTTTCTATATTTGTATCATTTACTTTTGTTAAATAACATATTATAGTTCCCTCTTTCATGTCTCTTTCCACGTAATGTTGGTTCCCCCCCATAATAAGGTTCATACAACTACTCCAAGTAGGTAATCTACCAGTCGACATTCCCGCAATATCGTACTTGGCACTGGAAAATATTATAACTAAATCATCCTCTTTATCTATTATACCTCTACTCTTTATTGATGCATATCTATCTATTAATTCTTTTGCTTCAGGTTCTTTTTTTGACACAATATTCAAGGCTCTATTTAACGCTATTTCCTTATTATTTTTCATATTTATCGCAAGATTATTTCGATAATCTTTTATGATGAATTGGTATGGTTCTAATATGTCTTTAATCTCATTTTCTGTAGAATCATTCGTATATGGAAACGATATTCTCCATCCTCGTTTATCTATTTGACGTGCGTTAGGTAATGATTTTAAATTCGTGAATACTTGTTTAATCCTTTCCTCAGCTTCTGGACTTCTTTCTATTTCAAGATATTTTTTTGCTACGGAGTATGCGACCGCTTCGTCAACAGTACTTTTAATAATCTTTTTATATTGTGATTCTGTAATTATTATTTTCATAATTTTTTATTTATAGTTGTTCCAATTGTTTAATCTGTTTTGGCCAAAGAAAGATATGTGATTGTCTCCTTAATAACCCTAAAAAATTATCTATATCTCTTCTATATTTTTTACTTAAATATTCTATTTTATCTAATGTTAGATCTTCATTAGGTTTAAATAATTTATTACGAAGATTTTCGGGTACTTCTTCAGATTTTAACTCCTTACCATATTTTTTTAAAAATTCTCTTCTTGTATATCTTATCCAAGGACCATCAGTATTTCGTCTAAAAAATCGACCTTCATGAAACCATACCGTTTTTATTTCATTCGGATCCAAATCACCAATAAATAATGCTTGATGTTCAGGGTCATTAAATATACTATTACCTAATTCGGGTCTGTCTGATTTTGATACTCTATTTTTACCATATTTACCTTCAGGGTCATTCTCACCATATTCTTTTCTTTTCCTTAATATTTCTTGTTGTCTTTCATCATCATTTTTAAATGATTTTGTCATTTGACCCGGAACAAAATAACTATCTTGACCCGCCCATACAGGTGATTCTAAATTGGTTACTTTAGTGTCAAATTCAATAATGATTCCAGATGATGCAAATCTTCGTGACACTATATTAAATTCTGTGGACACAAATAATCCTTTTGGGTTATTACCACTTTCGTATGAATATATTCTTCGAGCCCTAACACCACCAGATAAACCATGTGTTAAAGAATATAATGCATCTGCTGTACTTGATGAATTAAATCCATGGTATACTCTTATTTTTTCAGAATCTTTTATTGGTTCAAAATCTTTTAAGTATGACCCAACAACTCTAGTCTCTAAAAGTCTTTTTAGTTGTGATTCTGTAATTATTACTTTCATGATTTTTTTATATATTATAAATATCCCGGCGCCCGAGAACTATTTTTTATTAGGAATGTCTTTAATTACGTTCTTTAAAATAGTTGTTTATTATGTGTCCGCCTTTAAAAAAATTGACCTTATCAAATGGTTTATCCCATTCGGTTTCATTGTCAATTAGTTGTTGTCTAATATCATAACCAATAATACCCGCATAACATGAAATGTCGTCAATCTCTAGTGGAGTTACCTCAATTAAAGTGTTATTATCAGAGTCATACGCCCACCAATGTTCAATTGGGTAATATGATTCAGTAAATGCATAACCACCCACAGGAAATATATTTTTACCTTCGTCTATTCCATCCATAACATAGTTAAACGAATTTCTTTCACACTTGTTTTTTTTACCGTATATATAATTTATACGTTTAACATCACCAACTAAAGAAAACACATAATTTGGGTTAGTCTCAGCAAACGTTAAAAAGTTTTCACCTAATCTATCATTAATACCTTTTATATGGAATTTAATCAATTCGTCATTATTTATTTCATTTAAAATGGTAATTAATTTCATTATAATATTTTTTAATTAAATTGTTCTAAATACTTAACGAGTCTTTCCCCATATAATATATCATATGGTTCTTGTTCTTCCAATGAAAAATAATCACCGTTTTCAATAAAATTAGGTAAAGATTGAACATCTATATAATTTACTGTATTGACTTTTTTATTTTTCATATCATAAACATAACCATTAATTCTTCTAAAAATTGTTTCATTCTTTTTAATAATTACCAATATTGCCTCATTAATGTTTGGTGTACCACCAAAATTAGAATAACTCCAAGTATCAGGGTTATCACTAAAAAATAAAACTCCTTCAACTCTATCTTCGTTTTGGTTATAATATTCATCATCCATATACATTTGGTAACTTTCAGTATTTTTAACGGTGTCACCAAAATCAGGTAATAAACCAAATCTTTTTATCGAATCCAAATTTTTAATATTTGAACCATGATATAAAAAAGATTTATTTGGTTTTGGTACTTTAACTATTTTTTCTTCATTTAAAATATTGTTAACAACCCTTTTAAATTGTGATTCTGTGATTATTATTTTCATATTTTTTTTATAAATTATAAATATCCCGGCACCCGAGAACCGTTTTAACTTAATAATTTCTCCACGGTGTTCACCAATTCAGGATTACTTCCGTCTTGTTTTGCTTCATGATATTTTTGGGAAATGAATAGTTCAATATTTGGAACAAGAAGGTCATTAAGTTTTTCTTGTGGTATCAACATTATTTCTCTCCCATCATCAAAAATAACACCATCAAAACCTGAATGTAAAATTAGGTTATTAAAAGAATCCTCCAAACCAAAAACAGAGTTAAGTTTATTTAAGTTATTAGTTTCAATAACTCTTAATTCTAATTGTTCCATAAATCTATCAAATCCTAATTTAGGTTCTTCTTTTAATGATTTTTTTAATGTGTTAACAATATAATCGGTATTTTTATCAAAAACGGAATATCTTTCTTTTAGGTTATTTATTTCATTTGTAATTTCATCATATTCGTTATTGTTACGTACATTAATCAACAAATCCTCTAGTTTATGGATTCTTGAACTTATTTCAGATGGTAATTCTAACATGTAAATTACTTGATTAATGCTCATATTTCCATTTAATAAGTCTAAAGAATTTGCGTTCAAATATGTTGACTTTTGTCCGTAATCATAATTTTTAAATGAACTACTAAAATAATATCCTTTACCATATCTTCCTCTCATTGAACCTTTTATTTTAGATGAGTCAAAATTGGAAATGACTTGGTCTCCGTTATGTGCAATTAGATTAGTTAAATTTCTTAATGTTACCTCAGTTTGTATATCTTTTAATTTCGGTTTTAATGATTCAGATGTGGATTCTACTGATTCTAAAGATGGGTTAGTTGTTGATTCATTTAATCCCATTATATTTTTAATCCGTGATATTTGTTCGTTTAGTTCCATGATTAACAATTTATATTAATATCGAGATTATTTAATCTACTTATCATTTCGTTGGTTTTCTTTTCTGTATCTTTTGATAATATACCACCAACTTTATTTGTAATAAAAACTTCCGAGATTTTAATTACGTTTTTTAATGGTATTGGTTCAAAAACTCTAATATACTCATCTTGTAACATATACAAATCCAAGTCTTTTGGTGATATTGCTAATATAACACCTTCACTACTGTTCGGAAGATAATTTCTTGCGGTACTTGGAGTTTGTCCCAAATTGATACCTTCAGTTTCCAAGATAGCACCCCTCATATCGCTGTCTATAAAACCTTGTTTTTTTATTCTTTCCCAATCTTTTAACGAAACACCTCTAAATAATATTTTATCACCAATTGCTCGATAAATTGGAATTTTACTATCTTTGTCCCATGATCCTGTTGTTGGCAATTCACCAACCTTTTCTCCCATTTTGTATGTGTAGGAATCACTATAATTTAAATCTTTTAAAAAAATGGTCATTTGGTTTTTGACATCATCCTTATCTGATAAAAAATAACCGTCCTCAAAATACCCACGAATTCTACGTTGTTCTTGTTTAAGTTCATACCATTTATCATCATAATTTTCATTATCATAATCACTAATCACCTTTTCCAATGTCTGTTGAATACATTTTAATTTATTATCTATATTATTTGATGAGACTTGTTCATTTAACCCCATTATATTTTTAATCCGTGATATTTGTTCGTTTAGTTCCATAATTAATATATTTTTAAAAATCCCCAATATAGTCGTAATATTCATTAGGGTCTGATGATAACTTATTAATAACAACATATCTTTCATCAAATTCAACATCAGGTATTTTTTTCCAACAATATCCACCTCCTGTTTCATAAAGATAAGGTGGTATATCAACATTATATACACCATCTTCTGTTCTTGCCACGACATATACATGTTGTTCTCCAGATACTTGAGATACTGTTGAACATTCTATTCCATTATTTGATAAGACATCAGCCATTGCATCTGCAATGTCTTGACAAATACCACCTTCACCTAACATATCACAATAACCATTTTCGTCTTGTTCCCAATCATCATAAACTTTTTGTGAGGAAAGGGCAAGTTTTGATTTTAAACTAAACAAAATATCTGTGTCTGTTTGTTCATTTAATGATTTTTTATAACCATGTTTTTTGTGTAATTCGAGAATTTCTCTCTTTTCAGATTCTGTTAAGACAAAGTTCTTATACATGTATTTTTTTTTTTAATATTTATAATAAAAAAACTGGAAAATTTTTATTTATTAAGTCCTTTTGTATTAATATTTATATTTGCAATTTTTGAAATATCTAAATAAACTTTATTATCTTTAAGAATTGAAAATGTGGCGAATAATGCGGGTATGTCTGAAAATTTTACATTATTTATTCTTAAGACAGAATAAAATGACCATAAATCTGATAGTACACCTTTTTCTCCTTCCGGTTTTTGAAAAACCAAAAAATTATTTACTTTTCCTATTCTATAATCACCAAATGTCATTTTTTTTGTCTTTATTGCGTTAATAAATTTACTCATAACCATTTGAGGATTATCCACAGGACCAATACCTAAAGTACTTCTTAAATTTTGAATTCTTGCTAACGTTTCTCGTTCGTTAGCGACATACGAATCTTGTCCATTTTGAGGTGATGTAAGTGGTGTTGTATTTGTTGTTATTGAATCTTCACCAAGTTTAGTCATTATATTATCTATTAAGTGACCCATTTCATGTAGAATAGTGTTATACGCCTTAACATTTCCTGTAAATTTCCATGAATTTAAATTTATTAAAAATGGTGAATTAAAATTTACCCAACCATTACTATTCTGATTAGGACTATCATTTTTATTCCATAATTTAAGTTTAAATCTGGGTATTAAACTTAAAATCTTTTTTATATTATCTTTATTTTTAAATTTCATTATAGTATCTCTATTACTGTAATGTTTGATGAAATGATTTTTAACGTTTTGTAAATCACCATCATAATTCGTATTATTATTCTGTTCATTAATAATACGACTGATTATTTTTTTTAATTGTGATTCGGTTATTTCTATAATCTTACTCATTTTAATATTTCTATATAAATAGAAAAAAAACTGGAAAATTTTTTTTCACATTTACCCATAAAAAGTCGACTTTTAGGATTTTTTCCGGAAAAATTTCTGTTACGGCATTGTCCCCCCTCTGGACACATATAAAAAACCCTTATATAAGGGGGGGTACGGGAGGGGGGTATGGATAGGGGGGTATGGGGGGAATGGTCATAGAGGGGGTACACTTTGAATCTAAGATAGGTTTGGGTCATTTGTAAGGGTAAACCCTACATACGGGGGTACGTTCGTCACAATCAATTTATGTACGTTTTAAAGGGGTAAAAATTATTTTAAAAATAAATATAAAAAAGTTTGGATTATACAAAACTAAATATTATCTTTGTCAAGTCGTTATGACATTCACCACTAAAGATTTTTTAACACATGGAAACAACAATCAATTTTTCTTTCATCGTGACAAGAGACACGGTTGAAAATTTCAGAGGTACATTACCTTCAAAATTTTCGACACCACAGGAATTGTGGAAACACATTAAGTACCATTCTGAAAACATTGAATCCTTTGAGTTAGAAAGGTTCGAATTTGACGTTGACTATAACGGTTGGACAAACAAACTAACCATTGACCAAATTGTCAACGACCCTTTAGAAGATGAGTTTGATATTGAGTTTGAGTAACCAAACTAAGAATAACCCTACCAATTAGGTGGGGTTATTTTTTTGTCATGTATGTAAACCCTACCAATTAGGTAGGATTAATAAGTTCTACTGAATAGGTAGGATTAATATGTTCTACTGAATAGGTAGGATTAATTTAGGGGAAAATGAAATTAGTGGGGCAACGACCTCACCATTCCATGGGGTACTTGCCCCACTAAATTTTCCGTGGATACGGGGTAAAAATTATTTTAAAAATAAATATAAAAAAGTTTGGATTATACAAAACTAAATATTATCTTTGTCAAGTCGTTATGACGTTCACCACTAAAGATTTTTTACTTATGAGTTTATTATTGACCGAGTACCTTACGGTACAAAATGTTCTGAATGAGAAATTTGAGAACCTACTCGAAGAGTTCACCACAAACGAATTTGTCACCGAAGTTGGGGACAAAATCTTTGAGGAAACGGGAAAGACGTTTGACGACGAAGAAGTCAAAGAGATGATTGGGGAAACGTTGTTTTCTCATCTACTTTTAAATGTATCCTTATTGATTAATAACCAATAAGGATACCTTAAAAATACCCTACTGAATAAGTAGGGTATTTTTTTGTCATGTATGTAAATCCTATCAAGTAGGTAGGATTAATTTGGGGGAAAATAAAATTAGTGGGGCAAGTACCCTATGGAATGGTGAGGTCGTTGCCCCACTAAATTTTCCGTGGATACAGGGGTAAAAATTATTTTAAAAAAAGTATAAAATAAATTTGTTTATATCAAACTAATTTTGTATTTTTACGTTATAATTATTTCACCACTTAAAATTTATTACCATGAATAAGGTAGATTGGGACTTGACAGATAGTCTAAACTCGTTGTTACAATTGGAAAAAATACCTTTTAATGAGGTGTTTCCTTTTTGGGATAAAAACATTGATAAGGTAAAAAATACCTTTTATCCTGAAAGAAATACTACTCATATCAACGAACATGAGTGGTATGAGAATAGGTTGTTTGTGTGGTATAATAACAATGTACGGTATGTATCAAGATATATATGTACACAAGACCCTGACGACGGTCTTATATGTGATATAGGTGAGGGTGTAATGTTATATCCCGAATAATCAAAAGACCCCGAATGAAAGTTCGGGGTTCTTTATTGGGAAAATTGGAATTAGTGGGGCAAGTACCCTATGGAATGGTGAGGTCGTTGCCCCACTAAATTTTCCGTCCACGGTGACGTGAAAAATTATTTTAAAAAAAAAGATAAAATAAATTTGGTTATATCAGAATATAGTTTTATCTTTGGGTATTGTTAAAATTAAAAAAAAATCAGTCATGAGAATCAAGGAAAAAATTTCAGAAATCTTAGTTGTATGTTTTTGTTTATTTACCCTTACAGTAGGGTTGAATATCATTATTGAAAACACATTACCTTTAGGGGTAATTATTTTCAGTTTTATGGTATCAATTTTAACCCTATTACTTAGTGTAGTATTAATAGGGTCATGGGTAAAGGAATATAGAGAAGAAAAGAAAAGAAGAAATAGGTCTTTTTAAACCTAAGACATAGTGGTATGTTTTTGTGTCCCCGACTATTATAGTTGGGGATTTTTTTTGTCTGTACTTTTGGTTGACGAGAAGACAATAGTTAAATAAAATTAGTGGGGCAAGTACCCTATGGAATGGTGAGGTCGTTGCCCCACTAATTTTTCCGTGGACGGTGGTGTAATTTTATTTTTAAAATAATATAAAATAAATTTGGTTATATCAAATATTATTATTAGATTTATACTTTAGTTAATTACAAAAACAAACAACGATGGAAATTACACAAAAAAAGAAATGGAAACAAACTATTGGAATTAAGGGTTATTATAGACCTATCAATTCCATTGGGGGTATTAAGTTTACTTACACTGATGAGAAAATTCCCACAAAGAAAATGAGGTCTGAATTAAAGAGATTTAAAAAGATTTTAAGACAACATGAAATTTCTTTTAGAACGGTTTTCTCTGAAAGTAGTTCACCAAATGTAGGTTACTTTTTTATTGTAGTTAGTCCCGAAAACTTAGAGAAAGGTAGTTACCTTTCTTATCTTTATGGTAGAGAGAAAGACGTTCGTTTTTTCTTTAGTTATTAATGAAAGACCCCGAATGAAAGTTCGGGGTTCCTTATTGGGTAATACAAAATTAGTGGGGCAACCGTATGACAGTATGGGGGTAGGTATGACACTTGCCCCACTAATTCGAGTTTGTTCAGGAGGTAAAAAAATTTTTTTAAAATAATATAAGATAAATTTGGTTATATCGGAAAATAGATTTATCTTTGGGTATTGTTAATTTTTAAAACTTATTACCATGATTAAATTTAAAAATATTAAGGAATGTAAAGATTATTTACGTTCAAATGGATTAAGAAAAGGAATGTTTTTTGTTGAATCTGAAGGATTCGATTCTTTCTACACACTTGAAAAAACAAAAAATTCAAGAGTTCATTCTCTTACAGGTGAGATAACGAGGTTTAAAATTAATGTTGATTCTAATAAAATAAGATTAGTTCATTCAAAAAAGAACACGTTTTCTAAATCAGATAAGTTGAGTATGTTTAAAATACCTTCATTAAAGGAAAAGATACAACAACGTCATTAACAAAACAACCCTGAACGAAAGTTCGGGGTTTTCTTTTGGGTAATACAAAATTAGTGGGGCAACCGTATGACAGTATGGGGATAGGTATGACAATATGGGGATAGGTATGACACTTGCCCCACTAATTTTTCCGTCCACGGTGACGTGAAAAATTATTTTTAAAATAATATATAATTTTTTTGTTTATATTAAAACTTATATTATCTTTGTGAATCATTCACATTAAAACAAATAATAATGAAACAGAAAACGGAAACGTATGTAAGGGAAAGGAAAAATTTACCTTTACTTATTGGTATGGGGTTGTTTATTTCTTTTTTATTAGGTTATATATATAGACCTATTGAATTTGAAAATGAACCTGAACCTGAACCTGAACCTGAACCTTATTATGAATCAAAAATCGTTCCTACGGTTAAGGTGGAAACGGTTTTCGTGGAAAAAAAGAAAGAATTACCAAAAGGTTTAAAAGAGTTTAAACCTATTGTACCGTCTAACTATGAGATAAGAAATTGGGGTTATGTAAACAGAAAAATGAAAATAGGTGAATTAAGAGAATTTTTAACATTAAGGGGTTTTAGGAATATTGATAAATTAACTTTACATAAATTAAGACGAGTTTATTTAGGGTATAGGTATCAAGATATGTTAATGAAAGTACATGAATTAACAGATTTTCCATTATCAATGTTATATTCTTTCTTTATTATTGAATCAACAAAAAATGGTATTGAAACTGACCTTTGGAGGGTACATTCTAATTCGGGTGGTATTAAATCTATAAAAGGTTATGGAAGTGTTTCTTTTTTAACGAGAGAAGTAATAAGGGGTAGGAATGTTAGATTAAAACAAAGGTTCTTTAGTGGTAAAAATACTGATGAGGGAATTGAAGTTTGGAGTAAGGTACTTAATTCGGGTAGATATTATGAATGTAAAAAAGTAAACTACAAATTACCCAAACCAAAACTATATGAGAAAATATGTAAATGTATCTACGAAAATGGGTATCATACTGACAGGGACTATAAATTTAGGTCATCATTAATGAAAGAATTTTGGGAAATTAAACGTGACCATTTTCCAAGAACTTAAAAAGGAAACCTCGAATGAAAATTCGGGGTTTTTTAATGAATCAAAACGAAATTAGTGGGGCAAAGGTCGATGGATAGATGGGTCGTTGCCCCACTAAATTTTCCGTCCACGGTGACGTGAAAAATTATTTTTAAAATAAAATAAAATAAATTTGTTTATATCAAACTAATTTTGTAGATTTACGTCATAATTGTTTAACCACTTAAATATTATTACCGTGAGGAACATTTTAAAAGAAGAATGGGAAAAAGGAAATGTTGTCCCAACTAAATTTGTGTTTGTCTTTAAAGACAATGAATTAATAACCTTTGGTGTTGACCAAAACGGGGTTAATGAATTAACTCCTACTTTAACACACAATTTATTTGAAAATTTATTTGAATGTGGAATGTTATCGTTCTTTGATGATATTTCTGAAATGGTTATCCATGTTTCAATACACTTCGTAAAATACGAAGGTAAAATAAAATTGTGTATTGAAACCAACCACTACAATGTCATTAATAATGACTACGTTAAAATTGATAGGGAATGTGATTGTGTAATACCGATTAGTGACTTCTTTGAAACTGATGATGAAATTTGTGAGTTTAACAAACCAATATTCTCTACGTCATTCTTTTCACTAAACTAAATAAAGACCCTCGAATGAAAGTTCGGGGGTTTTTTATTGGGGAAATTGGAATTAGTGGGGCAAAAGATTAGTATGTGTAAGGTCGTTGCCCCACTAATTCTTTTGTGGATACAGGGTAAAAAATTATTTTAAAATTATTTTAAAATAAATTAAAATAAATTTGGTTATATCAATATATTGTTTTATCTTTAGGTATTGTTAAAAACAAAAAACTTATTACCATGAAATTAGAAGAGGGTTTTATTCATTTCTCGATTGGATTTGATTTAAAGTGTGAATCCAAAATGGTTACTGACAAAGACGGTAACGAAATCGACATTGATTTTTCTGTTGTTGAAAATTACATAACAGATTTATTCAACAAGAACGGAATTACTTTTTCTGAACACCGTACACAAGGGTTTGTCCACATTACACCGACCAAAACGACATTAGAGGTTGAATTGTTTGAAAGTCCCGATTGGGAGGACTACAACGAAATAGAGTTCGTAATTGAGGAAAGTGTACCATTAACAATTTAAAAAAAAGACCCTCGAATGAAAGTTCGGGGGTTTTTTTTGTGGTAAAAATAATTTTAAAATAATCTAAAATAAATTTGGTTATATCTGAAAATAGTTTTATCTTTAGGTATTGTTAAAAACAAAAAACATATTACCATGAGTGAATTTAAAAATGTTAACGAATGTAAAGATTATTTACGTTCCAACAATTTAAAAAAAGGTATCTTTTTTGTAAATGTTTACGGTTGGGACAAGTTCTTTACCCTTGAACCAACCTTTTGTACACCTACGGGACTTGATAAAAATTTTCCGAGAAAGGTTGAAATTGGAGTACGTACTGAAATACCGAGAGTAATTCACCACTAAAGGTAACACTAAAACAAACAACAAAGACCCTCGAATGAAAGTTCGGGGGTTTTTTATTTTCTGAAACTTTAATCTGAAGTCAGATGGAAAAAACGAATTTAGTGGGGCAAGTACCCTATGGAGTGGTGAGGTCGTTGCCCCACTAAATTAAAATATCCCGAAAAAAAAAATAAAAAAAATTTGGTTATATCGGAAAATAGAATTATATTTGTGTATTGATTAACAACAAAAACAAATTACAATGAAATCAAAAGAAGTCATCATGATGGGGTTTTTACCTTTATGTAAGAGGGAGTTCAATACTCTCGAAACTATACAACTGTTAAAACATAAAAAAGAAATTTTTTGGTCGTGGGGGGTTAGTGGTCTATTAAACTATAACAACAAAGGTTTGTTGTTTACAGTAAATGGTAGATACCATAAAGGTTATGTATTCATATCTTTAGATTTTAATGACACCTATACGGTGGATATTATAGATTTAAAGGGTAATATCCTAAACACCTATGAAATGATTTATTTTGATATGTTAACCGAAATCATTGATAACAGAATTGAAACTGTTGGAAAGGTATAGATATATGTGTAATTGATTTTAAGTGGTTTTCAGTCCCTCATGTGTTAAACATGGGGGATTTTTTTTTGGTCATACTGAAGTCAGATAGGGAAAACGAATTTAGTGGGGCAAGTACCCTATGGAATGGTGAGGTCGTTGCCCCACTAATTTCAACCCTCACAGATGGGGTAAAAAAAAAATTAATTTATTTTAAAAAAAATATACAAAAAGTTTGGTTTTATCAAATAATAGTATTAAATTTGAGTATTAATTCACAATTAAAGTTTTTGGTTATGGTTATTGAGAAAGAAGTTATTTTTGTCGATTCTAAGGAATTGGAAAACATTTTTATGGAATTGGAAACACGTTCTACAATTCCTTTTGTGTACGTTACATTAAGGACTGACAAACTGTCTGAAATTGTTTTGAAATCAAAAGTAGATGGAACAAAAAATCCTTATTGGAAACAGATTGTAAAGGAATCCAAAAAGTGTTACCGTCTTGTCGTTGATTACAAAAAACGGGTTGAAAACAATCTATTAAAAGAGGACAAATCCTTAGATGAGTACATTAAAGGTTCTTTAATTGGTAAGGAACATTTATCTAAATCTATCCTTACTGATAAGGAAACAAAAACAAAGAGGTACGTTATGTTAGAATACTTTGAAAATTCACCGATAAAAGGTGAAACAAAGTATTTCAGTAACGGTAATGAGTTGGATAAAACACTATTATCCAAGTGGATTGTTTACCGAGATAATAATCCGAAAAATCAAGGTTTGGAGAAAACTGTTCACCCAATTACACCTTTAATTGATAATATTACTCAATTAAATGTAGATGGAAAAATCTACAAAAGGAGATAATTCTCATAACTTTAGGTTTAATTGTCCCCCTCGAATTAAGTTTCGGGGGGGGTTTTTATTTTATGGTAATACATATACATTCTGAATTTTGTCATATCTGAATTTTTACGGGGGAAAAACGAACTTAGTGGGGCAAAGGTCGGTAGGAAAATTGTCATACGTTGCCCCACTAATTCGAGTTTGTTCAGGAACCTGATAAAAAATAATTTAAAAAAAAGATAAAATAAATTTGGTTATATGGATTAATAGTATTAAATTTGATTTTAATTAAAAACAAAAAACTTATTACCATGAAAACAATTTTTAAGGACTTTAACCAAAATTTCTTTTCGTCAACAGACCATATTAAATGGTTTGATAATGATGGATATATGAAATCTGTTTCATATAAAAATAATGAAGTAGTTGTTAAGTTTATTAGATTCACTTTAGACAACCCTTTCAGTAAACATGATTTTAGTGGTTATACGGTTGAAATTTTTAACAAAGAAAATGGATTGATAGTTAAAAAGTTTTTCAACTTTGAAAACTATCTAACAATGAAACACAGACCCGATACCCAAGAATATTATCATGTTTGGTTACGAGATAATAAACTTGATTGGTACATATCAACACCAATAGACACCAATGAAATGTGTGAGAAAATATTTGAGTGGATTGAAGTATTCGTATAAAAATATTGATTTGTATTGACCATTTTCCAACCCTCGATGAAAGTCGGGGGTTTTTTATTTTCGGTACTTTACTCTGAAGTCAGGAAAGAAAAGTGAAATTAGTGGGGCAAAGGTCGGTAGGAAAATTGTCATACGTTGCCCCACTAATTTACAATTCCCGAATCGAGGATTGAAAATAATTTAAAAATAATATAAAATAAATTTGGTTTTATGAAACTAATTTTGTAGTTTTACGTTATGATTATAAAACCAATTAAATCATTTAGTTATGAATGAAGTGAATCGAATTATCGACCAAAAAATTCTTGACAAGTTAGTACAACTTGTTGAAGATTTGTCCACTAATGAGTTTGTTGAAGAAATCGGTGACGAAATCTTTGAGAAAACGGGTGAGGAGGTTGATAACCTAAAAGAGATTATTGGGGAACGGTTGACACCAATACTAATTAATTTTTCCCGTGTAGTCCTTACCAAGTAGTAAGGGTTAACTGAAAAAGAAACCACTCCAATACGGGGTGGTTTTTTTTGTCTATTAGTATTGTAGTTCAACTGAAGTCAGGAGGGAAAACTGAAATTAGTGGGGCAACGTATGACAGTATGGTGGGTATGACACTTGCCCCACTAATTTCAATCTCTTCAGATTCAAAAAAATAATTTAAAAAAAGATAAAAATAATATACACAAAGTTTGGTTATATCAAATATTATTATTAGATTTGTACTTTAGAAAACAACAAAAAACTTATTACCATGTTAGAACAAAAAATTATCGGTGACTATTATTTGAACATTGACCACGAAAACTATCCTGAAAATCCACGAGAGTGGGATAACCTTTCAACAATGATTTGTTTTCATCGTCGGTACACTTTAGGTGACAAACACACATATAATCATAATGATTATAATGGTTGGGATGAAATGGAAAAGGATATTATTAGGAAAGAAAATGTTGGGGTTATTTTACCACTATACCTTTATGACCATAGTGGAATAACAATATCAACGAAACCTTTTCATTGTAATTTTGATTCAGGACAAATTGGTTTTATTTATGTTTCAAGAAAAACAATTTTTGAAAACATAAGGGGTTACAAAACACTTACCAAAAAAGTGAAAGAAATTATAACTGAAAGGTTATTGAATGAATTGAAATGTTACGACCAATATTTACAGAACGAAGTTTACTCCTTTGAAATTGTAAAAGATGATGAAAGGATTGAATATTGTGGTGGATATTACGATATAGATGAATGTATAAAAGAAGGTACTGATATGGTGAATGATTTGATAAATGAAAACGTCATACATCAAGAAATATTGTAATAGGTTTTCCATTTGATTAGTTCCCGTGTTTTGTTACACGGGAATTTTTTTTGGGTAAAACGAATTTAGTGGGGCAAAGGTCGGTAGGGAAACTGTCATACGTTGCCCCACTAAGTTCAATCCTTTCAGGAGGTAAAAAAATACTTTTAAAATAATCTAAAATAAATTTGGTTATATCGGAAAATAGATTTATATTTGTGTATTAAATAACAACAAAAAACAAATTACAATGGAAAACATTTTAAAAGACGAATGGTTAAAAGGTAACATTGTTCCATGTGAATATATGTTCAAGTTCAAGAACAAGAATTTGGATATGTATAATATTAACTACAATACCTATGAGGATAATGGAATCATTTTCAAATTATGTATGAATTTAGTTCAAAACTTAATTGAAAAGGAAATGATTACTTTTTTCGATGATGTTCCCAATATGGTTGTTTGTGTTGATATAGATGAGATTGGTTTAGACGGTGGTGGGTTATGTATTGAAACTTTACACTATAAAGTAGAAGGTGAGGATATAGTTGGATTAGATAGAGATTGTGACGTATCAATGTCATTGAATTATTTCTTTGGAATTGAAAACGAAATCTACGAATATAATTCAAGAAAAACTTTCTCGTTGAATTAAAAAAAAGACCCTCGATGAAAGTCGGGGGTTTTTTATTGGGGGAAACCGAAATTAGTGGGGCAAAGGTCGGTAGAAAAATTGTCATACGTTGCCCCACTAATTCGAGTTTGTTCAGGAAGTAAAAAAAATAATTAAAAAAAAAGATAAAATAAATTTGGTTATATCGGAAAATAGATTTATATTTGTGTATCATTAAAAACAAAAACAATTTACAATGAAGAAAGTAAAAATGAAATTAGTTGGTTTGGACGGTAACGCTTTTTCCTTAATGGGAGCATTTCAACAAAATGCACGAAGACAAGGGTGGAAAAAAGAAGAAATTGATGAAGTTATCAAAAAATGTATGAGTGGTGATTATAACAACTTATTAAGGGTTCTTATGGAACATACCGAAGAGTAACAAGATTAACCCCATGTTCACCACATGGGGTTTTTTATTTAGATAAAGGTCGTTGCCCCACTAAGTTCAATCCTTTCAGGAGATAAAAATAATTTTAAAATAATCTAAAATAAATTTGGTTATATCAATATATTGTTTTATCTTTAATAATCATTAAAACAAAAAACTTTTTACCATGAGTATGTTAATGAACCATTTAACAAATTGTTCTGTTGAATTTTCAATGGGGTTTGATTTCAGTATTGAAGAATATTCAATTATTGATACTGAAGGAAATGAAATTAAATCATCTTTTGAGGTGGTTGAAGATTACATTAAAAAATTGTTTGAAGAAAACGACTTACCGATTTCTGAACATCGTACCAAAGGTATTGTCCACATTGGTGAATACAACGAAAACACAACAGTTGAAATTCAGTTTTTCACTGAACCCGAAGATGGGTCATTCAATGACTATGAATTTATTATTGAAGGTTGGTGTCCATTGGTAAATAACTACACTGTTTAAAATTAAACCCTCACCAATTCGGTGGGGGTTTTCTTTTGGGGGAAACGAAATTAGTGGGGCAAGGATTATAAACGGGGTTGCCCCACTAATTTCAATGATCCCGTCGGTGTAAAAAAATAATTGTAAAATAATATAAAATAAATTTGGTTATATCGAATATTAGGTTTATATTTGTGTATCGAATAACAAAAAAACGTATTACAATGAAAGTAAATGAAGTATCAGTAAACTATGAAAAAAACTTTTTGGGTACGATTAAGAACTCAAATGATGTTGTTAACTATTGTAGGTCAATTCCTGAAATGGATAACCGTATCGAGTACCAAGAAGTGTTCCTTGCGGTTTATTTGGACAATGGACATAATATCATGTGTCACCAAGTAATTTCCATCGGGTCTTTAACCGCTACGGTGGTTGACCTTAGAATTATTTTCAGTACTGCTCTGAAAACATTATCAACCAATATTGTGGTTTGTCATAATCACCCATCAGGAAAATTGGTTCCATCAACCGCAGACATTAAGTTAAATGAAATGATAAAAAAAGCGGGGGAGTTATTTAGTATCAATTTAGTTGATAGTTTAATCATAACAAGAAATGGTCATTACTCTTTCGCTGACCAAGGTACGTTATAATGGTTTTAAGTTGTTAATTGTTTTACCCTCCGAATGAAAGTTCGGGGGGTTTTTTATTTTAAGTCGTATGACATCAGACTGAAATACGATCATAAAATGAATTTAGTGGGGCAAACAAAACGTATGACATTGCCCCACTAAATTTGAGTTTGCTGTAGCTCACTATTAATCTTTTGCCCCACTAAATTTGAACTCTGCACGTGCTGTACTACAAAATAAATTAAAAATAATCTAAAATAAATTTGGTTATATCGGAAAATAGATTTATATTTGTGTATTGTTAATTTAAAAACGTATTACAATGGATTACATAATTATTAGAAGTTCAACAGTAAATGTATTGAACGAAAAAGTAAATGACCTTATATTAATAGGATATGAACCTATTGGTTCTCATCAGGTGGTCGTTATTAAGTCACAAAATAGGTATAGTGGTACACAACATATTGATACCATTAACACTATTGAATATTCTCAAACAGTAAAGAAAATAAATCAAAAATAAATCAAAATAAATTTGGTTTTTATCTCAAACTGTTTTATATTTGTGTATTATTTAAAACTAAAAACAATTTTACTTATGAATGAGAGAATTAATTCCGTCCTGACCCAAACAGGTTTAAATTGGACTGTTAGAGAGGAGAATGTTACTACTCAAAGTGGTATCTTGATTCCTGACAAAAAAGCGATAATCCGTGACGATACCAATACGGTTTTATCGGTACATGGTGACGGTTATTTTCCATACCAAAATCACCAACTTATTGACCTATTAGATAAGGTATCAACTAAGATTGGTTTACCGATTCATAGTGGTGGTTTATTTGGTGGTGGAAAAAAGGTATTTTTACAGTTAAAGTCAAATGACTTAACATTGGGTAATGACCGAATTGACGGTTATATTACGGGGGTAAATTCATTTGATGGTTCAACAAGTCTCGCTTTCGGACCTAGTAACGTGACTATCAGTTGTTCAAACACATTCTATCGGGCGTTTCGTTCTTTAGACACAAAGGTACGTCATACAAAAAACATGATTGTAAAGATTGACGAAATTTGTAGGGGGTTGGAAAACGTATTACAAGAAGAGACCTTAGTATTTAACGACATTGAGAAATTGTACGAAACAAGATACAGTAAGGAAACAAAGGATTGGGTGACAAGATTACTATTTAATTTGGAGAAAGATTCAAATTTGGAAACAAATGAAAATATTTCAACAGTGACCCAAAACAAATTGTCAAACTTTTACGTTGATTTGAACGGTGAAATTAGTCAAAAAGGTGACAATCTTTGGGGGTTGTTTAGTGGGGTGACAAAATACACAACTCATTCAGTTAATAAAGGTGAAAACGAAGAGGGTAAAATGTTTGGTATCTATGGAAATAGAGAACGACAAATATTTGACAAATTGGTTGAACTTGTTTAATACTGTTTCGTTTTAAAACGACCCCACGAATTAATTTTCGTGGGGTTTTTTATTTTAAAAAAAGTATGAAATAAATTTGGTTATATCAGAAAATAGATTTATATTTGTGTATTGTTAATTTAAAACGTATTACAATGAACCCACCAAAAGGTTATTACAGAAATTTGATTAGTGATTCTAACATCAGAATTGCGTTTACTCATACACCGATTCATGGGTGTACAATCGTTGACAAATCTAAAACCTTAGAGGAGTTAGAGAAGTCAAATGACCAATATTCACAATACTATATTGACGGTTTGAAGTCGGGTAATATGGTTACGATTGTGGAGAACAGTGTTCATGATAGGTACTTTAGAACGGGTGAACTTTATTTCAGTAACTAAAAAATTAGGTGGGGAGAAATCCTCACCTTTTTTATTGTTGGAAATGAATTTAGTGGGGCAAGGAATGGTTAGGTCGTTGCCCCACTAATTCGAAATATGCACACGCTGTGGTAAAAAATGAATTAAAAATAATATAAAATAAATTTGGTTATATGAAATTATTGTTTTATCTTTGTCTAAACAAAAACAATAACGATGTATAACAAACACATTTGGGAAGGGTGGACTGTTCGAGACTTTATTAACGACCTCGAACCAACATTTAATTTAATCATGGAGGGTCAATCTCACATGAAACCTTTTAACAATGATAATGAACTAAAAGAGTGGTGTAAAGATAACCAACCTTATTACAAAAAACACATTCCCGAAGTTTTCAATTATTTTAAAGGTAAAATAATAAATTACAGAGGTCTTTAAAACTATTTAAAATGAGTAACCAAAAAATTGTTCGTGATTTATCTAAAGAGTTTATTAGTAAAATAGACAACTACAATATAAGGGGGTGTTTTATTGATTTTAAAAAACCATTTAAAATATACGTTGAACAAGGTAGTGAAAACGTGAAACACTCTTATGTTGTTTATGGTATGGACGAAAAAGGTCTTTATACAAGTGATTTTGATATTCCATTAAGTGATATTGAAGTTGAAACACTTGGGTATATTCTCGATGTTCTTGAATCAAATGAATTTATTATCGGTTAAACTAAAATCCCCTTACGAAAGTTTGGGGAATTTTTTTGGGTCAAATCCAATTTAGTGGGGCAAGGAATGGTTAGGTCGTTGCCTCACTAATTCGAAATATGCACACGCTGTGGTAAAAAATGAATTAAAAATAGTATAAAATAAATTTGGTTATATGAAAACTTTGTTTTATCTTTGTCTAAACAAAAACAATAACAATTATGGGATTTTTTTCATGGAAAACGAGTGATACTAATAAAAGTATCCCAAGTAATTACAGTAACAGAAGTACCTTTACTGTACACTTAATTACAAAAGACCGTCAAATTTTCACTGAATCCGATTATGAAGGTTATGGTGTGTTTGGTGGTAAAGATTTTTACGAACTTGTTGCGGAACTGAATGGAATTACAGAAGGAACTACTGACGAAAAAAGAAGTGAAGGGATTGATATTTGTTTCAAAGATAATCCAAGTGGTGAGTTTAACGGAACATTTGAATATCCAAAATTGGTTGAGGAACTACCAAGTGAATCTCGTTGGGAAGAACAATGGGAAAGATTACCTTATCCTGAAAATTGTGAACATCAGGGATTTTTTTACGGTGATGAGGAAGAAGAAGAAGAAGAAGAAGAAGAATATGAATTTGAGGAAGAAGAAGAAGAATTTGAGGAAAAGTAATTAAATTAGTCCCGTATCATTTATTTGATACGGGATTTTTTATGATCGAAAATGAATTTAGTGAGGCAAACAAAACGTATGACATTGCCCCACTAAATTCGGACTTGCTGTTGCACACTATTAATCTTTTGCCTCACTAAATTTGAACTCAGCACACGCTGTGGTAAAAAATGAATTAAAAATAATATAAAATAAATTTGGTTATATGGAATTATTGTTTTATCTTTGACGAAACAAAAACAGACAAGATGAAAAAACAAAAAGGTGTTCAAGTATTATCCCCTGACGGGATAACAATCGAGTTTGGGTCTTTCTATTATGAGAATATGAAAGAAGCGAAAAGGGGTTTTGAACGGTGGAAAAAAAGATTTGAAAATCAGGGTTTTTACAGTTCAAATAACGGTAGAATCCCTTTAGATGAATTAGAAAAACATTGTCAATTTAAACCTATTTAAAAAATGGAAAAGTTTAATCAAGTATGTGTTTGGGAAGGTACTACTGTTGGTGTTGGGTCTGAACAAGAATTTGTTGATTGGTTAAAACAAGTGTTTGGTGTGAGAGGTAAATATTTGGAAGAGGTGGAAACTTTACCTACACGAAATGAACCAAACACGGGTGGTAGAATTGATTTATTCTTTAGTGTACATGATGATGACATACCTAAATTTGCGGTATCGAGGATTCTTTATGGTATTAGGTGGTGGGAAGACGTTTTAGGAAACGGTGGTGGTCAACTGTACGATGATACCGTATTACATAGGTATCCTAAGAGTTGGTAATTAATCCCAAAAGTCCGTATCATTTATTTGATACGGATTTTTTATGATCGAAAATGAATTTAGTGAGGCAAACAAAACGTATGACATTGCCCCACTAAATTCGGACTTGCTGTTGCTCACTATTAATCTTTTGCCCCACTAAATTTGAACTCTGCACGTGCTGTACTACAAAATAAAAAAAAGTATAAAATAAATTTGGTATAATGAAAACTTTGTTATATATTTGTGGTATCAAAAAACAAACAAGATGAAAGATGGAAAAATCACCTTATTAAAAGGTGAAGGAGCTCACCAACATACTTTGTATGGTAGGTTTGAGGTCAAAAAAGATTTTACCGATTTTACAGAAGTTGACGTACTCGAATGTCAATTAAGACATGAACTACCAAACGGTACATTTGGTGAACACAATACACTAAATGTAGAAAGTGGTGAATGGGTCATGGGTAAACAAGTTGAGTATAATCCTTTGAGTAAAAAGGTTACAAGAATTTGGGATTAATCAAAAAAAGACTATCTACCTTTACTATATCTTAAATAATGGTAGATAGTCTTTTTATCTTTTTCATTATATTTATAATAAAAAGTATAATGAAAAAGATAAGAGAAGTTTTAGCACCAAACCAAAAAATTTTTACAACTAAAGGTGAAGAAACATCGTGGTCATTTTTACATGATGTTGAATACAAAAAATACGGTAAAACCGTGAGAAGAATAATTAAAGTTAAATGTGAATGTGGTAGAATTAAAGATGTTCAATATAACAACATTCGTGGAGGTCATTCAAAATGTTGTGGTTTTGATCCTTGTCGAATACCATATAATAAACATAGAAGAAATCCTGAAACCACATATAATGTACTTTATTATACATACAAAAAAGGTGCGTTAAAAAGACATTTACCTTTTGAATTAAGTATAGACCAATTTAAAACATTTTTAGATAAAAATTGTTTTTATTGTGATGAAATACCTTCAAGTGTATATGAAATTAGAAACAGTCAAACAGGTAGAATTAGGGCTGGTTTACCATTAACATATAATGGTATTGATAGAATGGATAATAATATTGGATACACGATGGATAATTCCGTAACTTGTTGTATTACTTGTAATAGAATGAAACTGGCGTTAGGTTATCAAGATTTTTTAAATCATGTTGAAAAAATATACAAAAAAATGTACAAATAAATTTGAAAATATAAAATTTATATTTGTATATTTGTGTTGTTATTTACTTATTAACTCAAAAAAATTCATAATGAATCCTGAAGTACATTCAAAAAGTTCAGTAAAAAGATGGGGTGGTAAAATTTCTGATTATTTGGACATACATATTCTTTTAGATAGTCCAAAATCAACAATGAACAATAATAGTTCAAGGTTACTCACTCACAATACATGGTTTGCGTATCACATTATACCCAAAATATTTGGTTACAATATAACCAATAGTGACGGAAAAAGTGTTGATACTGTTGACGTGGCGATGTTACACATAGCCGAAGACTTTAGAATGAAATTTGTACCTACCCCACAAGATTATTTAAAACATTTAGATGTTCAACCGTGGATGTGTAATGGTATAAAAGATTTAGGTAGTAAAGAAGGAACTGAAATTGTTAAAAACTTAAACCAAAAACTAAAAGATGAAAACTCAAACAGTTGAATTAGAAGAAAGTTTAAAACTATGGAAAAAATCAATGATTGACCATTGTATTATGGATTTTTCATGTGGTGGTGATTCTATGAATGAATTTACTTTTGTATTTTATGATGAAAATAAAAATGTATTACGTTCTGAAGACATTGAAACCATTGATAAATTTTTTGAAGAAGAAGTTTTTGATAAGGTAGATTTTTATGTAAATTCTGACGGTCACTACTTGGGTGAATTTGGAACGGTACATATTGAATTGAATAATGATGGTGATGATTTTGAATATTCAAAAGATTCTTCATCTGAATATTCTGAATCCGTTACCGAAGAATTTATATTCCAATTAACTGATGATGAGTATGACTTACTTAGTGAAAAAATTTCAGATTTTAATGGTGATACTTCGGGACTTGTTGTAAACTACAATTTGGATTGTATTATTACCGATAAAGAAATAATCACTATGAATGATTTTGAAAAGAAAATTATTAACTTTGTTCTTGATGTTGAATTTGAACATGGTTTTGAGGAGGCTCAAGAAGAAAGTGAAACTTTTGAATGTAATGTTCAAGATGTATTAAACGAAAATAAGACGATAGAACTTATTATAACTAGGTCGTATTACGTCACTGTTACTAATGATTAATAAATCTATTTAAGAATCCCTAACTATTTTGTTAGGGATTCAAAAACAAAACAAAAACAAACAAGATGAAAATAGTTATTGATAATGTTGAGTTTCCTTTCAATGAAGGTTGTAAACTCCTCAAACTAAAACATGGTTCAAATACTGAAAGTCCTTTTAAAGAGATTGAAGACTTTTGGAACGAAATTGAACCATTAACATTTAAAGAAATTATTACCACATTTAATAACGTGGAACAAAGGAGAATAGCCTTATCCTATTTAGGTTTAGAAAATCTTTCAAAAGAAATCAATTCTAAATTGGTTTCAAGTGAAACAATTTCAAAAGAAACTACATGGGTCAATAAAGAAGGTGTTACCGAAACAATTAAGTTTGAAGACAAATATGAATTATATTCTGTTGACCCAAAAGAATTAGGGTATCATGAACAACACGTTTGGTATAATGGGAGTATCAATATGGGAAATTACCATTACCTTAAATTTAAAGATACGTCAACCGATAGAGAATATTTACTTTGGGTGGATTGTGGAAACATAATTAGAACGAAATCCGAAGGAAAAAATAATGATACACATTTACGCACAATTCATGTTGACGCCATTGACGCCATCGCATGGACAATTCAAACTAATCTAAAAAAGGGTGACATTGAAAAAATTATCCGTCAAGGTGATTGTATCTTACTGAAAAGAAAAAAAGGTGTTGAAACTGATGTTGTAAGACATTTAACAAGTGACGAATATCGTTCTTTACTTGTATTGGAAAGTTAAATTTTCATTCTTGATTTTTGTTTAAAATCCCTGACTAATTTGTCGGGGATTTTTCTTATCTTTGTTTAAACTTTAAAAAACCAAAACGTATGACAAAAAATGTAGTATCCTTATTCGATGGAATGAGTAGTTTACAAATATCCTTGAGAAACTTGGGTATTGAAATTGATAACTATTATGCTTCTGAAATTGAACCCGACCCAATTAAAGTAACATTATCCAATTTCCCTAAAACAAAATATCTTGGTGATGTTAGATATATTGATACGTCAACCCTATACAATATATGGTTGTTAGGTGCAGGGTCACCATGTACAGATTTTTCTTTAATGGGTTTGAGAAAAGGTTTATTAGATATTCATACTTTAGATGAATATCTTAGATTGAAACATGAAGGTTTTGATTTCGGGAATACTCAATCTATTTTGTTCTTTGAGTTTCTAAGAATCTTAAAAGAATTAAACCCAACGTACTTTTTTTTGGAGAACGTGGTATTAAAAGGAGAATTTAAAAAGTACGAGAAAATGATTTCTGAATACTTAGGGGTTGAACCAATGATTATAAATAGTTCTTTGGTTTCATCACAAAATAGAGAAAGATGTTATTGGACAAATATCCCGAATGTAAGTGTTCCAAAAGATAGAAAGATTTATTCTTTTGATGTTATTCCTAATTCAATTAGTTGTGGTGTTAGAGGTGTAATGAATAAAGATGAAGGTAAGTATATTCAAAAATTAACCTTTAGAAAAGATGATAAATTTAACTGTTTGGTTACGAATCCCCATTCAACAAATTTAGTTAAGGTTGGGAATGAGGATATAAGAAAAATAACTATCGAAGAATCTGAAAGAATCCAAACAGTTCCCGTTGGTTATACTAATGTTGAAGGTGTTTCCGATTCAAGTAAATATAAAATGATTGGTAATGGTTGGACAATTAATGTTATTGACCATTTGTTAGAACCATTAATTAATGAATAGTTTACTTTCTATTTGGTTTTGTGTATAATTACCATTATTGTGTTATCACAAAATTTATCTTTGGTTTGAGGGTGGAATTTTTTTCACCCTTTTTTTTATACCTGAAAATGAATTTAGTGGGGCAAGTTGTAACAAATAAATGCTTAATTTGTTACAACACAAATTTAGTGGGGCAAGGATTGGAAACGGGGTTGCCCCACTAAATTCAAAATTTACGCACGGAGTAAAAAATAATTATAAAAAAAGTATAAAAAACATTTGGTTATATCAAATATTCTTTTTATCTTTGTATTATTAAATAACTAAAACAATAACATCATGGCATTTTACGGCGACGGGAAACACAATGAGAACATGGAAAAAACAACTCCAGTTTTAAGAGAGTTTATTTTTAATTTAGACCAAAAGGTCACTACATGGATGAGAACAGAATTTACGATTGAAGCGGAAACATTGACTGAAGCAAAAGAACTTGCAATTAAGTTTCATTTAGATGGAGAAACAGAAGAAATTGAATGGAAACAAATTGAGGGGTGTTATGAAAAATTAGACATAGAAGATAACTTTAATGACCCTACGGAAGAAATTTTCTTTAACGGTCTTATTGTATATTCTAACAAGTAATAAAAAAGGGTGGGAAGAAATTTCCACCTTTTTTTGTTTATGTGTATTACGTCACCAACTTACATTCGTGTATTACCTGAGCGGTAAAAAAAAGTATAAAAAATATTTGGTTATATGAAATTATTGTTTTATCTTTGTGGAAACAAAAACGAACAACTATGAGGTATCAAATTAAAAGAGAATGTTGGAACGAAAAAACGTTCAACGGTTATCAAGACAATCCATATTGGAGAATTGATTTTCAAGATATGGGGTATGTTTTATTAGATGATGGTAGAGTATGGTGTACTAATGGTATGGAAATTTCAGACCCTGTTTTAGATGATATTAGGACAATTATTAAGGAATGTAAACTTAATATTGAATCACTAATAAAACTATAAACAATGAAAAAAACAGAATTGATTAATTACATTCAAGGGGTTGTTAAAACGTATGGTGAATTTTCAACCGCTGACGTTGAAGCAGATTCAAGTCCCGTTATTAAATCATTACGGAACACACACTTATTAGCAGAAGTTTTTGGTGAAGAAAAAGTAACGGCGGTTTTATATGTCGATGACAATGATGTTGATGAGGAATATATTAGTTATGATGAGTTAAGTAAAGATGTGTTGAAAGAAATTTCTTTACTATGTAAACAATGGGAATTACAGGAAAAATAAATATAAAAAATGTTTGGTTATTTCAAATATTCTTTTTATCTTTGACGAAACAAAAACGGTAAATTATGAAACTAAAGTTTGAAGTAAAATGTAATTGGTGTGATTGGGAAGGTTACGAAGACGATTTGACATTAGAAGTAGATTTGTCCGATAACTTAATTTCACACGACGTACAGTATAGGAAAGTTTGTCCTGAATGTTTATCAGAGGATCATTTAATGGATATTGAATCTGATGAATTAACATCTAAAATAGATTAAATTGGTAAGGTGGCGGAATGTTTAAACAACCCCGTTCCAGACGGGAAAATAACGTGGTTCGAATCCACTACGGGGTTAATGTTTAAACTTGGTTAGACGCACCATAATAATAATATTTGGAAGGAGATAAGAATGGCGCTTACCCTAAACCAAATTTTACGGGTTCGAATCCCGTCCTTACCGCGACAGTTAGCGGATTATACTTGGTAGTTCTTGTAAAGTCTGACTATACGTGAGGTGGTTTTTTTAACTTTCCACCAGTAGTGTTCAAAACTAAAAGTTAATGCAGGTTAATAAAGGGGTAAGGGAAAGTCTAACTATCGAGTACCTTACAACCTACTGTATAAAATGTACATATTTAAAATTGATTATTATGGAAACCAATTTCAAAATTCCTAAATTTATAAATAATAACAATTCATTTGAAAAGATTGGATATGATGAATATTGTATTACATATCTTAAAGGACTTAAAGTCCATCAATTAAGGATTGTTGTGAATGGATATTTAACCAAACAATCAATAAACATTATTGATTTTAGTTCAGGATATAAAAACAAAATATTAATTGGTATTAAAGAATATCTTACAAACGGTAAGGATAGTAAAAATAAAGTCACTAAAAAAGTTACACTGTATTACTTAGAAACTTTTTATTCAAAAAAAATAATTCATAATGTTAAATCATTCTTATTACCTATTAATAAAGAAGAGTCAAGAGATAAATTAACTGAATTTGGATTAATCAATTTATAGTAAGGTGGTGGAATTGGTTAGACACACCGAAAGGTAGGTACGGTATGGATCCCGATTAAATAATCCTAAATACGGGTTCGAATCCCGTCCTTACTACATATTCTCGATTTCTGTTTATAGTTGTTGTAATTACGTTTTTGGTTTGAGGGTAGGAAGAAAAATCCTACCCTTTTTTTATGCTTAATTGAATTTAGTGGGGCAAGGATTGGAACGGAGGTTGCCCCACTAAATTCAAACTATATTGTTACCTGGTTCAAAAAAATACTTATAAAAAACTATAAAAAACATTTGGTTATATGGGATTTTATTTTTATCTTTGTTAAGTATTTATAACTAAAAAACTTTGACATGAATAAACAAATTAGAGAAGACATTAATCGAGTGATTGAACTAAATAAAATTTTAGAATCACAATCAGAAATGGGAGAAAGTGGATTTAGTTCTGTTGGGAGACAACTTAGGGGTCTTAATCCTAAAGTCCAAACAATTGCAATTCTTACGGGTGAAAATCCTTGTGCAGTAAAGTTAACACCACAAGAGAATACTGAACTAAATAGAAAATTAACCGACTATTTAGGGAAGGAATATTACGATTTTATTAACGGTAAACGTATAGGTTATAGACCCGTAAAAGGTATGTATGGTTCACCAGAAAATAGTTATATTGTAAATAATATTACTAAAGATGATGCAATGAAAATTGGTAGTGATTTTGAACAAGAAAGTATTGTCTATGGTGAAAGATATGAAGAAGGTGATGAATATGGAATGAAATTCCAATTAATTGTAAGTCACCCATGTCCTACAACAGAAGATCCCGTTGGTACTGTATGGGGTGAAACAAAAGTTTTTATTAATGTAAGAAAAAATGCAGATGATTTTTACACCGAAGTTAAGGGTCGTAAATTTTCAATACCTTTCTTTGGTGCAGATAAGTACGACAAAGATTTAGATACTGATGGAAAAGAACAGAAAGACCAAGACGGAGAAATTAAATTAAAAAAAGTTGGGTATAGTGATTATAGTAAAGCCGGTTGGGAAAAAGATAGTGGTAAAATAAAAGATATTGATTTTACTCCCGAACCTATTAATGAAACTTTTGACTATAAGGGAACTGTATATAAACCGAACCAAAATTATAAAAATATCCCTAATGAATTAAACGAACAAATTGATAGGGCTCTACGTGGTAGTTTAAATTCTCCAAATCCTCCAAGTAGAAAAATAAGAAGGGCGTTTGTTATGACTAAATTAAGAAAGTATAAAGATTAAAATAAAACAAAATAAAAAAAATCCCCGTATTAAAAACACGGGGATTTTTTTATGCTTAATTGAATTTAGTGGGGCAAGGATTGGAACGGGGGTTGCCCCACTAATTTCAAACTACGCAGTTACCTGTATCAAAAAAATACTTATAAAAAAAATATAAAAAATATTTGGTTATATCAAATATTTGTTTTATCTTTGTCGAAACAAAAAACGATAAACAATGAATTATTTGAATCGACCCAACGCAAAGAAATTAACGGGACTAAATTATTTAGGTTCTATTAATCTAACAACGAAACACGCTAAGGCGTACGACTACAATGAACTAACCTATTCACTTTATTTGGCACCCGCTAAAATGAGTGGTTATGAGGTTTGTCCTAAAAGGAATGAGGAGTGTACCTCTTTATGTTTAAACGAATCGGGAATGAATCGTATTGACGTAAAGAAAAACAGAATCAATGAATCGAGGATTAAAAAAACAAAACTATTTTTTGAAGAAAGGGAATTTTTTGTAAATTGGTTAATCGATGAAATTTCCATTGCGAAAAGGAAATCTGAAATTGTGGGTTATAAATTTAGTGTTAGGTTAAATAACACGTCGGATATTTCACCCGAATTATTTTACACTATGATTGACGGTAAAAAGAAAAACATATTGGAAATATTTCCTGATGTTCAATTCTACGATTATACGAAAGTATATAACAGAATTAAACTAACTAAAAAATATCCTAATTACGACCTCACATTTTCATTCAGTGGTTATAATTTTGATGAGTGTATTGAATCCTTAAATAATGACGTTCGTGTTGCCGTGGTCTTTAAAAAAGTACCTGAAAAATTTTGGGGTTATGAAGTCATTGACGGTGACAAATATGACATGAGGTACAAAGATGGAAAAAATGTTATTGTGGGTTTGAAATTTAAAACAGTTAGAAATAAAATTAAAGAAAATTATAAATTCGTTGTTTAATCTTTTTGTTTTATTCCGTACCATTTATTTGGTACGGATTTTTTATAATCTAATTTAGATTTAATTTGGTAAGGACTGTCATACAACACAAAAAAAATATAAAATATATTTGGTTATATGGATTATTCTTTTTATCTTTGTCTTAATAAAAAAACATAAACATGAATGAAGTAACGAGAGCAAAAGAAGTTTTAAAAAACGCAGGTTATTTTGTGGATAACCTTTGGTGTAATGATGACATTGAATCTTTTTTTACTAATGTATCTAAAGAAGACTGTCAAAAAGTATTAAACAGAGCGTTAACCAATGATGCAACAATGGAACAAATTTGGTACGCAATCGAATCTGTTGGTGAAGACATGGGGTTAAAACGTACTGACTATGAGGAGGACGACAACACTTGTTCGTACTGTGGAAGAAAGGATTGTGTGAAACATGATTAATTTATTTGGGTAGGATAATTTTCCTACCCTTTTTTATTGTTCGATTTGAATTTATGTATTACCTACATTACAAAAAATAATTATAAAAAATGTTTGGTTATATGGAAAAGTATGTTTATCTTTGTCTAAACAAAAAACAATTACTATGAAAAATGAATTTATCCCGTTTCAACAAGCGTTGGAACTAAAAGAATTAGGATTTGATGAACCCTGTTTAGGTAAATTTTACTATAATCATTTAGAAATTGGAGGAAATTGGCGTAATGATGATTTTAAAGAAGACCCTGATATTTTTATTTCGGCGCCACTATACCAACAAACATTTAGGTGGTTTAGGGAAAAACATAGTTTATTTCATTCAATAGACCCACTTGGATATAATATGTGTTTAGGACTTGTAGGTCAATTAGGGAAATTAAAATCTTGTAATGTACCTAATTATGGTACTTATGAAGAGGCGGAACTTGAATGTACTAAAGAATTAATCTCAATAGTGAAAACAAAAAAGAACTAAAATGGAAAATGAATTTATCCCGTTTCAACAAGCGTTGGAACTAAAAGAATTAGGATTTGATGAACCCTGTTTTGGTAAAATCTATGCTGATGGTGGAAGTGAACAATTATCGTACCCTTATAAAAATAGTGACCAAATAGGGAAAGTAACAAGTTGTTCCGCACCACTATACCAACAAGTATTTAGATGGTTTCGGGAGAAGTACAATTTGAGAGGATTTATAGGGTTTAGACCAAATATAAAACAATTTGATTATCATATCTATGATATGTCTTTGTCAGGTAAGGAATATGTTAAACAAAGAACTTATGAAGAGTTTCAGAAAGACCCTAAATTCGGAACTTACGAAGAAGCAGAACTCGAATGTACTAAAGAATTAATCTCAATAGTGAAAAATAAATATAAATAATATTTGGTTATATGGAAAAGTATGTTTATCTTTGTCTAAACAAAAAATAATAACAATGAGAAGAATTAAAGTTAGATTTTCCTTACAACGTGGGGAGAATTACATGAAGTGGAAAGTAGTTGATAGTGACGGAACTGTTACTTATTATTCACCATGTGATACACAACTAATCATGCGGGGGTGTACTTTGAAAAACAATACAAAACTATCTGAAAAGATTTTCAATGGTACGTCAACTAAGAACATATGTGGTTGGATTTTATGTGAAAGTATTGAGATTAACCATTCCGATTTTATTAAAGAATCGGATTTTAAAATCAAATACAACCCTAAAATTGCACCGTACTGGATGTTCTTAGGTGAGAATGTTGACAATAGAGAAATTTCATATATTGTTTCTGTTGACTACAAACTATGTATTGACTTAATTCCCGACGCGATGAAATTAGGGGGCTACAAAGGTTAATATCGGTATCACAAACTTTTATTCAATTATGTAAAAAATAGTTGAATAAAAGTTTGGAAAATAAAAACATTAACTTTATATTTGTATATTATTTATAACCAAAAAAAATTAGAACAATGGGATTAGACATGTATTTGTACAAAAAATCGTATGTACAAAATTGGGATCATCATGAACCAAAAGAAAAACATACAATTACTGTTAAACTTGGTGAAAATATCCGAGAGGATATTAAACCAGAACGTATTACCTACATAGTTGAAGAAGTTGGGTATTGGAGAAAGTTCAATGCGTTACACTATTGGTTTGTTGAAAATTGTCAAGATGGGGTCGATGATGGAAGAGAACATTATGTTACAATGAATCAAATGAAAGAATTATTGGACACTCTTAATGAGGTTAAGAACTTATTAGATAAATCTAAATTAGTTTCTAAAGTTTCAAAAGATTGGCAAGGTAATGAAATTACTGTTGAATGTTTCGAGTGTGAAAACGAAGTTATGGATATTCTACCCCCAATGGAAGGGTTTTTCTTTGGTGGAACTGATATAGACCAATACTACAAAAACCAAATTGAAAGAAGTATCGATATTATTCAAGAGTTGATTAATGAAACAGATAACGGAAAAAGTTCTGAATTTCATTATCACGCATCATGGTAAAATGATTTATGGTACGGTCTTCATTGACCGTACCTTTCTTTAAAAACAAAATAGATTAATATGGAAAAGGAATTTGTAAGTTATGAAATAGCGTTAGAACTTAAACAGTTGGATTTTGACGAACCATGTTTAGCGTCTTGGAATTTTCGAACAAAAGATTTTTATTACAACGGTCAACCGTCAAAATTTAGTAGTGAAGACGTAATACAATTACCATTGTACCAACAAGTGTTTACATGGTTTAGAGAAAAGTACGGTATTTATGGGTCTCCAGAAAAATTTGACGAAAAAACATGGTGGATCGAATGGGGGGGTTGGAATAGTTCTATTTGTGAAACTTATAAAGAAGCTGAAAACGAATGGTTATTGAAATTGATTGAAGCCGTAAAAGAATCTATTTGAGATTAAAGAGTGTAGTACAAACTTTCATTCACATAAAAAATAATTGAACAAAAGTTTGGAAATTAAAAATATTAACTTTATATTTGTATATTATTTATAACCAAAAAAACAAAACAGGTTAAAATGAAAAAGACAACATTATCTGCTGGTGGGACATCTTATCATGGTGTAAACATTACAACAACAGTTCAACAATTAATTGATATTCTTGGTGAACCAACTCATGTTGAAAACACGGGAGAAGACAAAACTAATTTTGATTGGAACTGTATTACAAATAATGGTGACGTTGTTACCATTTATGACTGGAAAGAATATAGACCGATTAGTGAAGATGAAGTAATTGAATTTCATATTGGTGGATATACTTTAAGTCCCACATTAGATGCACAAAAAGAATTATTAGAAATGATCTCAAATAGATTAAAATGATAAATGAACTTAATGACAAAATTACAGAAGAATTTGGTTTAGATTTCGATCAATTGTTAGATACTAACAATATGATTGAAGACTCTTACAAAAAACATAGAAGAGATTCAACTTTTTGGAAACAAACTATCATTGGAATTAATGTGAATAATTATCCACATATTAATAAAGAACTATATGGTTTTTGGGAAACTAATATATATGTTTGGAGTGATGAATATGGTTTCGACAAAAGAGATATTATTACTTTAAACAGGGTAGAACCAAAAGAAAGAACTATTATTCAAAAATATTGGGAAGAGGTGTAAAAAGATTAGTCAGGTGGCTGAATTGGAGACAGAGGCACTCCGTTAGATGACGGGTGGATACAGGTTCGAATCCTGTCCTGACTACAAAAACAAACAAAATAAATTAATATGAGTGGAGGATTTTTTAACTACGACCAATCTCGGATACGGAATATAATTGATTCCATTGAAGATTTGATTGAAAATAATGGTAGACCTAAAACAGAACAAGAACTAAAAGATGGTTCTTGGGGTTATGCTAATTACAAGGAGTATTACGAAATATATCCTGGAGAAAGGTTTTGGCATAGGTATCCTGATGAAGTCATTGAAGAGTTTAAAAAAGGATTAACTTATTTAAAAATTAGTTATGTCTATGCTAAACGGATCGATTGGTTAGTGTCAGGTGACGATGGTAATGAATCTTTTCTAAAAAGATTAGAAAAAGAATTAAGTGACCTTGAAAAATAGATTAATATGAATGAAACAAAAATGGTTGAACAACCTGTTGTAACTATCGACAACTTTTATCATGGTGAAAATGTACTTGTAGTACACTCACACATTAACTCAAAAGGAAAGATGATATTGAACAAAGTCGAGGCGTCTTTGTTATTATTGGAACTTTACAAGTTTATTAAATCTTAAAAAACAAATAAGATGGAATTTACATTAGAAGAAAAAATGAAGGCAATCTTCAACTCAGGAAATGTTGTTAAGGTTGAAAAAGTAATAAGAACAAAAAGTGGGGGTACGTATTACAAATATGTTTGGGACGTTGATGGAACAAAATCAAGAAATTGGTTTGGGTTCGACACTCTCGATGAGTGCGTTGAGGATTGTTTAACATATTTAACTATAATTAACTATAAATTAAAATGAACGAACAATTAATTACCGAATTAATTAAAATCAAATCTGATGCTGGTGTACAATTAACCGATAGGGAACTGGCCATTAGATGGTGGGGTAGATTATCCACAACTGAACAAGAAGAAGTTCTCAGTAATTCTAATATGGTAATACGTCCAATTGATGATTATGATATAATGTATTGGTTATGGTTAAACCAACAAAAATGAAAGAAAGAAATTTTATTAACTAAAATAAAAACTTTAAAATTATGATAGTAAAAATTATTTATTTATTGTTTACAATTTTCATTATATTTGCATTAGGATTTGAAGTTGGTAGAAGTGTTGGTATTCATCAAGTTAAGAAAATAATAGATAAGTGGAGTTAATCGTAAGGTGAAAATCGAATCCTGTCCTGACTACAAATAAATAAATAAATAAATGAAAAATTTAAAATCAAAAGAATCTAAGGTTGGAACTTTGTCAACTTGTAAATGTAATTATATTTTGACAACGGAACAAGGACATAGAGTGATTAAATGTTTAAAATGTGGTGATGTAAAACCTATTTAATAAATAGTCAGGTGGCGGAATTGGTAGACGCAAGAAGGAGTAACTTTAGAGTGAGAAGTAATCAGCCTCATTGATGGGTGAAAGTTCCAAGTGCCGGTGATTTGGAGATACAGGTTCGAATCCTGTCCTGACTACAAAAACAAAATAGATTAATATGATAAGTGAAATAATACTACTCATTCAGATGTTCATATTAGGTTTTCTACTTGGTATATTGAGTGTCATTAAAAAGAATTCAGAAAAAGATTGAATCTTTATGAAAAACAAACGTGTAACTATCGACAAGATAATAGATAACGATGTAAAAAGAAAGATGGTTAAAGAAATAAGGGACAGGGGTATCACAAATCATATGTATATTCACAGTCGATTATATTTACCGATCTTAAATCGTCTTAGACAAATGGTCGACTTCAACAGTCTCTTAAAATTTTAAAACAAATTAGTGCGGCATGAAAAAAATTACAAATGGTGTTTTTACACCAATTATTGAAACCTCAAGTAGAAAGAGTTCTTTTGAATGTTTTATTACTAACATTGGAAATGAAAATGGTCCTTTGTTGAACTCATTGTTAGAACAATATAAAGAACATATTTATGAACATGAAGAATTGTTCAATCAACTAGCTTACCTCGAAGAACTTATTATCCAAATTAAAATTCGGGAGAACATGGATGAGATTAAATTATTTATTGTTCGTGATTATATCTACGCAAGAACAACATTCTTTACTAAGGAAAAAGAAAGATCCGAAATTAGAACAATCGTAGATAGATTGGATAAGTATCCATATAAAACAATCGAAGATTTAAATAAGGACACTTTCTTTATGTCTATGGTTTCCAAGAAACTCAAAGCAATGATGGATATCGAAATAGAAAAAAATGTAAAAGTCGTTTCTGAAGTATGAAAAAAAATAATTTTATTAAAACAATCAAACCATCACAGTTAACAAACATAGTATGGTTTGTATTACCTTTCGTATCTTTAATTTTCCCTCCACTGGTAGTCCCCGCACTGATATTTGCTTGGTACAAATTTTTCGACGTGGATACTTGGTCATATAATTTCTATGAGAGAACCATAGAAGAACGTAGAGGTGTGTTCAATGTATCACAAGAAGAAGTTCAGTACTATAGGATTAAATCCATAATGGTAGAAGAACCATTGTGGATGAGATTGTTCGGTCTGTGTGTGATTCACATAATAACCTCAGAACAGTTTAAACCACGTATGACAATCTATGCTGTGTATGACGGAGAATATATTAGAGAAATGATCTCCGGTCTAACCTATGACTGGAGATTGAAAATGAACATTAGAGATCACGATATTTATAATATATAATATATTACATGAGTAAAGACATTAGAAAAATAATCGATAAGGTCAGGAACTTTACAATTAATGAAAGTGAAAAAACACTTGAGGATTTTTATGTGGAAAATAATATTGACCCCGAAGAATTATCCTACTTAGGTAAGGGTGACTTCGGGGTCGCCTATTCCACAAATGATGGTCGTGTCCTGAAACGGACAACCAGTAAAAGTGAATTTAGTGCGGCAAAGGAAATGGAACAATCCGATTCCCCCGTTTTAAATTCATTTGTAAAAATATATAAAACAGAAATCATTAAAGGTGAAATGTATATTCTTCAGGAAGAACTCATAGAAGATTCCCACATAGAAAATCTTTACTATGAACTAAAATCTTATTTAGATGACCAAGGTTTACCCATACAATATCTTCACTATCTAGATACCGATGATCTAGAAATCTCAGATGAACTACAAAAATTTATGGATGATATCGATGATATAAATAGAGCATACCGATACCTAGGAATAGAAGCGTCAGATATTAGACCCGAAAATTTAGGTTACTCCGAAGATGGGAAACTTAAAGCGTTCGATATAGATAACAATCAAAGAAACTAATCTATTTTAAATCGGAGATTTATTTATTTACCCCCCTTAGATAGACTTTTCATATTAATCTATTCTATTGTCCCACTCGGTCCATGTATCACAACCATACATGTATGACAGGTTATATTATATATATAACATATATATAATTATATCTATAATGTTCCACGTGGAACATTAATTTAATATAACAGTTTAAAAATTATAGAGTTATATCGATGAGTGGGACATGGGACAATCTCCAGTGTACTGGACCCAGTGTAATAGTAGTGTTATTATTTCCTGATCCATGTATTCCCAGACGGAAAAACGAACCATATATACGAATATAAAATCACAATTTGTAATACGACAATACTTCCTATTTTTTAACCCAAAAAAACCACATTATATACTGTTTTTACCCCTACGTATGACACAATATTTTTGGTTTAAAAAACCATTAGGGGTGTCTCTTTTCTTCCGAGTAGAGAACCCCAACATAATGTTTTTATGTATGACAGTAAGGTGATATTATTTATTTAAAGTTAGTCTAATCTTTTTTTTACCTTTAGTTAATTCACTAATTTTTCTTCTTGTTTCTTCAGAATGTTTTTTACCTTTAGCAGATTCACTTAATTTTCTCTTATGTTCTTCTGAAAATATTTTACCTTTAGCAGCTTCACTCATTCTTCTTTTTGTTTCATCAGACATATTCTGTTTTGCTTCACTCATTCTTCTTTTCGTTTCTTCGGATATGTTCTGTTTAATTTCACACATCTTTTTTCTTGTTTCTTCAGAATGTTTTTTACCTATAAGGGACAAACTTATATTTCTCTTATGTTCTTCTGAATGTAATTTACCTTTACGAGATTCACTCATGTTTCTCTTATGTTCTTCAGAAAATGGTTTACGAGAGTTAGACTCCTTTTTACTTTCAGGTATGAGTCCAAATATTCTTCCAAACACTTTCCTATCCTCAATAGATTTTCTATTGTTAACAGATTTTATTATCTTATTAATTTCAAGAACATTTATATTTTCAGTTTCACTTAGAATGGTTTCAGGTATCCCCATTATAAAACATGAAGTATATAGATACATGTCTCTACATTCAACATGTAAACTATTATAGGATTTTATTCCAATGTTATGATATTCTTTATATTCTACATCGAAAATATCTTTAATAATTCGTTTAGAAATACTTAATGAAATCACATATTCATCCATTGTGGTATTAGATGAAAAATTCATACAATTTAATCCTTTCATATTAATGTGTTTTGTTTTATTTTGAAATGAAATTCTATTTGACTATATAGTTGGACACGTAATCTATCACGTGATTCAATAAAAAAATGAACACCTATTTGATTACGTACTTCATTATATAAATGAACACCTATTTGATTACGTACTTCATTATATAATATATTAATTATTTGGTTACGTATTTGGTCACTAATTATCTTCATATGTTTTGTTTTACTTTAGTATATAGAGGTACGCGTACATCCATATGTATTTTAAGTTGTACATCATCATACACTTGGTCACGTACTCTACCAATCACTTGTCTTACAGCTTTTCTAAATAAATTTTCTAATATAGTTTCTTCTAAACTATGGTTTATTTTTTCACTTATTGGTCTCATGTTAATATATTGTTTGGTTAATCATTTGAGGTTGATATATATATGTTATTACATAAATCATTATTTACTTTAGATGTTACTTGGGTGCGTATTTCATTATATAATTGAACATTTATTTGTTTATGTAATTTAAAATTTACCTCTTGATGTATCCGATTATTTGTTTGGCCATATAATTTATTACTTATATGTCTACATATTTGTTTATGTGTCTTATTCATACATATTGTTTTAGTTGAAGGGTTATTCGTATAGTTACTTGACTATATACGTTATTATGTAATTGAACATTTATTTGTTTACATACTTGATTACTTTCTGATTTCATGAATAATATTATGTTTTAATTGAACATTTACCTCATCACTTATTTGTGCCCATAATTTATTACTTATTTGAAGATGTAGATGAACAATTACGTTATCAAATACATGTTTATTTAATTGACCACGTATTTGATTTAATAGTTGGTCACGTACTTGGTTATTTAGTGATTTCATATTAATCTATTTTGTTTTAGTTGAAGGGTTATTCGTATAGTTATTTGACTATATACGTTATTATGTAATTGAACATTTATTTGTTTACGTACATTTATATGTACGTTAGACCTTACTCTCGCATTATTATGAACTTTTTCATTTATTTGTTTACATACTTGATTACTTACTGATTTCATATTTTTTCCCTGAATTTAAATTCTATTTGATTACATACTTGACCATGTATTCGGTCACGACCAACGGGAAGTTTTTCCAGTATTTTATTATATAATTTAGTACTTACTCTCGAAGGGATTTTTTTATACATTTCAATATAAAATATTTTAATAAAAAATAGAAAATATATTTTGTAATATACTTGTTTCATGTGTTTTCTTATAGTTGTTCCCATACTTTATTACTTATTTGTAACCATATTTGACCCCATACTTGGCCACTTACTCGATTAGATACTTGACCACCTACTTGTTCATATAATCCGTTATCTACATTATTATTTACTTGTTTATGTAGTTTCTTACGTATTTGATTAGATACCTGTTCATATACTTGGTTATCTACCGGTCCCATATTAATCTGTTTTGTTTTATTTGTTCCCATATTTGATTACTAACTCTAATACTTACTCCATCACGTACATCATTATTTACCTGTTTATATAATAGATTATGTACTTGATGATTTAATTTAAAACATACTTGTTCATATATTTGGTTTCTTACTTTTTTCATATTACTTTGTTTTGTTTATGTGGATTCGACAATTGTCTATGTAATTGGTCACTTAATTGTATCCATACTTGTCTATTTACTTGACCCCATATTTGTATTTGTAATTGGTTAGTTACTTGACCCCATATTTGTATTTGTACTTGATGACGTACATTAGTATTTACTTGGTCATCAAGTACAAGACCAATTTGATTACGCATCTGAATACGTACTCGTTCATCAATTTTTTTACTTACTGATTTCATATGTTTCTACACTTACTTGGTCATATAATTTATCACTTATCTGATTACTTACTTGGTTATATATTTGTTCAAATGTTTCACCATTTACTTGATTACCTACTTCAGTATATACTTCACCATATACTTGAATATGAAATCTATTATTTACTTTATCCCATACTTGATTACATATTTTGTTATTTACTGTTTCCATATGTTTCGTTTTAATTGATTACTTGTTTGCGCACGTATTTGATTAAAAATCTCATAACCTATGTGGCCCATTATTTGTATCCATAATTGTTTATGGATATGGTCATATACTTGTTTATCTAATCGACCACGTATATTATATGATACTATCTCACTTATATGAGAACTTACTGACCCCATTTTATTTTCTACTAAGTTCATATTAATCTACAATTGTTTTAACAATTCACTGTACATTTTATTCCATATTTGGTTAATTAGATGAAGACGTACTTGATTACCCACTTGATCAGATACTTGAACACTTATTTTATCACGTACTTCAATATATGCCTGAACAACTATTTGGTTATGTATTTGTTTAGTCATTTTATTACTTACTGTTTTCATATGTTTTTAGGTTTCTTACTTGATTTCTTACTTGGTACTTTAATTCACTATAATTTTGACCATATACTTGATTATCTACCGGTTCTCTAATTTGTTTACTTACTTGACTATATATTTGGATACTCACTTGGTCCCATGCTCGATTATTCATTTTTAACCTCAATTGAGTATGTATTTCTTTACGTATTTTTTTTCTTACCGATTTCATATCTTTCCAAATATTTGATTACTCATTTGTCCCCTTATTTGACTACTTACTTGATTATATACTTGAATAGTAATCTGATTACTTACTTTATCAACTACTTGGTCACATATTTTATTATTTACGTGACTATATATTTGGATAGTTAAATAATCACGTAATTGTGTCTGTTGATTAAACAATCTAATATTCATATGTTTATTTTAGTTTGAAAACCTATTTGTCTACCACGTTCTTGCTCATATAGTTTATCATATACTTGGTCATATATTTTTTTATTTACTTGGTTAAATATTTGGTGATATATTTTTTTATTTACTTGACTATATATTTGGATAATTAGTCCATCACGTAGTTGTGTCTGTCCCAGTTTCATAACGTTATGTTTTGTTCTATTTGGGAATATAATTGATTACGTAATTGAATCCATATTTGTGAACGTAAATTAATATGAAAAGGTTCACTTAACTTATCCTGTATTTTATCATATACATGATAATATATGTGGTAATTAATATCTTTACTTACTTTTTTCATAATGATTTATTCGTTCACTTACAATTTCATGTACTGGGTCGACAAATTGAATATCAACTTGTTCATTTACTTTTTCGTACACTTCTCCAACGACTATGTTACATATATTAAACGGTACTTCAACTATCATTTGTGCATACATTTGGTCAAATACCCCACGAGATATTTTATGATATACTTGTCCATCAATCGATTTCATAATGTGTTCTGTTTTATTTCCTTATGTATTTGTACTTGTTCACGTACATTAGAAGATATTTGTACTTGAACTTGGTCACATATCTCATCATATATTTGGGTTTTTATTTGTTTAAATAATTGAATGTCCAATTGATTAAAAAACACCTCATCATTTAAACGTAAACGTATATCAATACGAATTTGTTTACATATTTTATCTTTTACTGATTCCATATGTTTTAATTGAATATATAGTTGAGAAACCTATCAATTAAATCCCAAATTGGTGTCTTTTTTTTCCTTTGAAGTTCTACTTGAATAATAACTGGACTATTCATTTTACCACATACTTGACTCCATACTTGGCTACTCATTATCCTAACTATATCATAACGTATATGGTTATATATGTGTCCATGTACTCGTTTATATAATTTATCACGTACTTGATTATCTACATGTTCAAGTATTTGTCCTCTTACTGATTTCATATCGTTTGTTTTATGTGAATATGTACTTGTTCAGATACTTGAGTTTCAACATTATCATATAACCCTTTACTTACTTGTTCACCTACTTGATAATATATATCATTATTCATTTTACTCCATACTTGGTTTTGTAATTGATTATGTACTTGATTACGTACTTGGTCATTTACAATATTTTTTACTTGTTTCATATGTTTTCTTTAAATTGAGATTCCACATTTTCTAAAACTATATAAAATTGACCATATACCAACCCACTAATATATTTAAATATTTCAGAGTCTCTGAAATATAGATCACGTATAGAATATGTATGATGACCTATTTGGGGATATGATCTACTATTTATTAGACGAATTAATTCTTTATCTAATCGTTTGGTTATTTGTTCAGATACTCCCTTCATATGTTTCTTTAACTTGCACTTCCACATTGTTTAATCGATTAATTACCATATCACTAATATGATTGTATAGTTTAATACGTGATTTATTATACGCTTCTCTATGTGGTCCATATACTTCCTTACGTACAATTTTATATAATACAATACGTATTTCTTCACTAACTCGTTTCATATGTTTTGTTTTAGTTGTTTAGTTACTTGTTCACGTAATTGATTATCAATTTGACCCCATACTATATTATACATTTGATAACGTACTTCGTCACTTACTGTGCAATATATTCGACCATTTATTTGTCCACATAATCTTTCATATACTTCATGATTTATTATCCTCATAGTACAATGTAGTCTTTTAGTTGATTATTTATTTGTTCCTGTATTTTAAGAATCGTACCTACAAATATTTGTTCATTTACTATTTCATATATTTCACTAGACACTTGCTCACTTAATCGGTAACGTACTTGTTCCTTTGTTTGCTCACGTAATTTACCATGTAATTTATAATATACTTGTTTACTTACTTGTTCACGTACTATCCTCATAATGACATGTTTTGTTTTAGTTGATTAGTTATGTGTTTATACAATTCATCAAATATATCATCACGTAATTGATAGTGTATTTGATTAAGTACTTGTTCACTTGTAAAAATATGTACCTGTAGATATATTTTATCAGGTACTTTTTTATACACTTGTTTACATACTTGGTTACTTACTTGAGTGTATATTGTCCTCATGGTATAACGTTTTCTTCTACTTGGAAACTCATTTGTCTATATACTTGTTGACTTACTTGTTCATTTACTCGACTACTTACTTGTTCATTTACTTGTTCATTTACTCGGTTACTTACTTGTTCATTTACTTGTTCACGTAATTGGTCACGCACTTGTGAACATACTTGGTTACTTACTTGAGTGTATATTAATTTCATAATACTACGTATTGTTTTAGTTGATTACTTACTTGTTCATTTACTTGGTCACGTAAACGTTTTGTTCTACTTTGAAACTCAGTTGTCCATATACTGGTTGACTTACTTGTTCCCATATTTCATTATTTACTTTTTCCCATACTTCATCATGTACTTGTTCATTTACTTGTTCACGTACTTTTCCATATACTTCTTCACGTACTTGTTTACATACTTGGTTACTTACTTGAGTGTATATTAATTTCATAATACTACGTATTGTTTTAGTTGATTACTTATTTGTTCATTTACTTTTCCATATACTTGTTCACGTACTTGTGCGTGGTAATATAACCGAGATGGTTTACGTACTTGTTCACGCACTTTGATATATAATTGTTCATGTACTTGATCATATATTTGTCTACGTATTTGTTCACGTACTATTCTCATAACGATATGTTTTGTTTTAGTTGATTACCTATTTGTTCCTGTACTTGATCACGTATTGGACCCCATATATTATCATATAATTGTTTATGTATATGAATACGTATTTGGGTATGTACTTGTTCACGTAACTTACGATGTAATTTATAATATATTTTAGACCATATTTCAGTCTGTACTTGGTTACATGATTGATGATATATTATCCACATAATAAAATGTTTTGTTTTAGTTGAAAACATATTTGTTCAAGTATTTGTTCACGTATTTGAACAAATACTTCATCACATACTTTGTCATTTACTTGTTCATATACTTGACCTGATATTTGTTTACCTAATTGGTTACGTGCTTGATCCCATATTTTATTAGTTACTTGTTTACTTATTTGAACGTATACTGATTTCATAATGTAATGTTTTGTTTTAGTTGATTACTTACTTGTTCATTTACTTGGAAATATAAATGTTCACGTACTTGTTCATTCACTTCGTCACGTAATTGTTCACATACCTGAGACCATACCTGAGACCATACCTCAACATCTATTTGGTTACGTACTTTAATACGTATCTTTTCATTTACTTCTTTATATACTAATTTCATATTGAAATGTTTTCATTTATTTGGGTACATATTTGTTCACGTACCATTCTCGTAATTGTTGGGGTACTTAATCGCCTAAACACTTGATCCCATAGTAAAAAATGACGTACATTATTATTTACTTGTTCACGTAATTCACTATGTAATTTATAATATACTACACGATATATTTGAGCACTTGCACTTGTTTGATTAAGTAAATGGTTACTTACTGATTTCATATTGTGATGTTTTGTTTTAGTTGACGTGTCATTTTTTTAGATATACGAACCAATACTTGGTCATATATTTGATTACATACTGAGACATATGTTTTGTTAGGTAATTGGGTAGAGTTTCTCTTACCTATTTTACCATATACTTGTCTACGTACTTGGACTTGTAATTGAGTATGTATTTGTTCATTTACTTGATTATACACATGTCTACGTACTTCGTCACGTACTTGAATATATACTGTTTTCATATTGAAACGTTTTCTTTTATTTGGAGTGTCATTTGTCCACTTACTTGATTCCATATTCTTTCAAGTATATGATCACATACATGTCCACGTACTTCATACCACATTTGTTTACGTATTTCTTCATGTAGTTGTTCCTCCACTCGATTAAATAGTTGTTTACGTACTTGCATAGATATTGACTTCATATATTTAAATGTTTTGTTTTATTTGGAGTGTCATTTGTCTATATACCTGACCCAATATTATATTACGTAAGTGAACAGTTACTTTCTCACTCGCTTGATTAAGTAAATGGTTACTTATTTGGGCATATAATTGATTATGTACTTGTTTATGTACTTGTTTAAATACTTGGTTATGTATTTGTTTCATATTGAGATATTTTCTTTTAGTTTAACACTAATTTGTCTACGTACTTGAGTATGTATAGTTTGTACTTGAATACTGACATGATTAAATACTTTAGTACTTACATGGTTAAATACTTGATTACTTAGACCCAAATATACAACTTCGAATTTTTGATTACACATCGAATTCATATTGATGACTTATTTGATTTCGTAATTATATAAAACCTTTATAATCGTTTGATCACGACCTACTGGGTATTTTACATTATCGTACAATTGGTTAAGTACTATGTTTATTACGGTACCATGCACTTGACCATATGCTGGATTATATATTTTATGGAATATCTGAGTACGAATTTGTTCATGCACTAATTTCATAATAATAGGTTATGTTTGGTTTGAAAACTTATTTGTCCACCACGTACTTGTTCATATAGTTGGTCATATATTTGATTCCTTACTTCCCCACTTAATTGGTTACGTACATGGTAATTCACAATATCACGTAATTGTTTATGTATATGAATACGTATTTGGGTATGTACTGGTCTCATATAATTATATGGTTATGAACATGTCTAAGTAATTGACTAAACACTTGAAAATGTATATAGTCACGCACATCACCATATACATTATTATATAATTGAATATGTACTTGTTTAGATATTTGACAACGTAATTTATAATGTATATTATTACGTAATCGATCATTTATATGAGTACGTATTTGGTTATTAACCCTTTTCATATCAGTATCTTTTTTATGTGGAAAACTAATCCTATTTCTCTACGTACTTGGCCACGTACTTGAAATAAAAAAAAACTACGACGGTAATCACTTACATGGTCACTCACTCGGTTACGTACTTCTTCACTCACTTCGCCACGTAATTGCTCACGTAACCGGTTACGTAACTGGTTAAGTATTTGTTCATTTACTTGTGTGTATGTTGATTTCATGATATTTCTTCTGATACTTGATAACGTACTTTATCGTACATTTGTCGAAATATTTGAGTATATACTTGAAAACGTATTTGCTTAATTATTTCTACATGTATTGGTATATTTGTACACGCACTCAATTCACCATATATTTTATTATTTACTTGGTTACATACATGAGTACGTATTTGTTTATCGACCGATATCATATCAGTATGTTTTTTTTATGTGAAAAACTAAACCTTTTACGTATTGATAACGTACTTTATCGTACACTTGTTCACGTATTTGAAAAGATACTTGAAAACGTATTTGAAAAGATACTTGAAAACGTACTTCGCTAAGTATTTTGTTATATATTTGACTCTCTACTTGATTATACAGTTTGTCACGTATATCAAAACCAATATCATAAGTAATTTTATCACTTACTGATTTCATAATATGTTTCGTTTTACTTCGAGATATACTTGTTGAAATATTTTGTCATATACTTTATGATATACTTCGTCACGTAATTTATTACGTAATTTACCATATACTATACCAACACGGTATTCTATTTGAGTATTAATATGATTACCAACCTGTTTCATAATATCTCCTGTTTTATTTGAGAATATATTAAATTACGGATTTCATTCCATATTTTAAAACGTAATTTAATATGTAATTGTTCACTTAACTTATCATGTACTTTACCATACATGTGAGAATCTAATCGAGTGTTAATATAATCACTTACTGATTTCATAACGTGTTTTGTTTTATTTGTTTATAAATTTGTATTTGTACTTGATTCCATATTTGATCACGTACCTTGTTATTCACTTGGTGAATTAACTTATCATGTTTTAAAACATATAAAAAACCATCTAATCGAGTGTTAATGTGATTACTTAATTTTTTCATATTGATTTATATATTTTTCCATTACGATTTCACGTACAGGATCAACCAATTGAATATCCACTTGTTCATTTACATTATCGTACAGTTGTTCAACTACTTGGTTACATATTTTAAAATGTATTTGTAATATCATTCGTACATACATTTCGTCATATACCCTACCGGATATTTTATCGTACACTTGTTTGTCAACCGATTTCATAATAAGTTTTGTTTTAGTCGATTACCTAATGATACGTAATAAGTCAGGAACACGTAATTGAATACTCGTTTTATATGTGTTGTTTTTTATTTCCCTATATATCTGTACTTGCACTTGATTACGCATCTCATGATATATTTTGGTTTTTATTTGTTTAAATGGTTGAACATCAAATTGATTAAAAAAAACATCATCATGTAAACGTATATCGTGACGAATTTGTTTATAAATCTTATCTTTTACAGGATTCATATGTTTCTGTTTGTTTTATTACTTCAATATATACTTGAGCATGTAATTGACTAAATACTTGTAGACGTATCTGTTCATGAACTATATTACCCATATACATATATACTTTCTGACTCACTCGATTATATATTTTCTCGTCCCCTATGTTACGTACTTTATATACTCGACGTGAAATTCTATCTTTTACCGAATTCATGTGTACGTCTTTTATTACGTAATAAAGAAGAAATTACCTGAATATATATTGTAATCTCCACTTGACGAAGCATTAAAACACGTATTTGGTTCTCTACTTGATATTCTATTGAACTATCCACTTGTCTCCGTATTTGGTTATACAGTTTGTCACGTATATGAAAACGGATTTTATTACCAATGTTATCACTTAGTGCTTTCATATTGAAATGTTTTGTTCTACGTTCCTAAATACTTGTCTATATGTTTGTAGACGAGATTCTCTTTCTATTTCTTCATTCATATGGTCAAACAATTCTTGTGATATTTCGTCACCAACACTATCCTGTATTTGATTTAAGAATTTATCACGTACTTGATAACTTATTTGGTGACTTAGTTTTACATAATTTTTTTTACATACTGATTTCATATGGATATATTTTGTTTTAGTGGTAAAGTCATTTGACTAAATAGTTGATTATCTATTATACTATATAGTTTTTCAGACACATTATTACTTACTTGTCGAGATACATTACCCTGTATTTCTTCAATCATTTGATCCCATACTTTTTGTATTGGTGATTCAAGAGTTTTTTTATTCACTCCATTCATATCTATCCGTTTCGTCTTATTTGAGAATTTACTTGGGTGATTACTTGGTCATGTATTTTTCTTAATGGTTTACTATATGTTGATTTCATAAAAAAAATCTATAAGACGATAAATCAGTTACACATACTTGGTTCAGTACTTGACGAAACACTTGTTCATATACTTGACCCGACATTTCTTCACCTACTTGTTTACGTACTTGTTCACTTACTTCAAGTTTTACTTTATCACATATTTGGTTACTTACTTGATTAGTTACTCTACGACCTATTCTATTTTTTATTTTAAGATTTACTAATTTCATATGTTTTGTTTTGTCTGATTCCATACTTGTTCACTCACTTGTTCGAACACCTCACGATATATTTGACCGTATGACTGTGTAACTACTTTCTCACATGCACGTATACGTACTTCATAATACATGTCATTATGTAATATTTTATGTAATGGATTAATAACTTGGTCACTCACTGGTTTCATATACATAAAAATATGTGTTTAATTTTAATTGGTTAGTTACTTGTTCCTGTACTTGGTCATTTATTTCATCATATACTTTTCTAATTACTTGAAAATTTACATCAACATCTATATGGTCATGTAGTTTTTCGTTTAGTTTATCAAGTACTTTCTCACTAATTTCTTTATTTGCTAAATTCATATAAATTTTTTTTATGGTCACGTACTTCATTACTTACCTTAAAAAATATTTGACCCCACACTTGGTCAAGTATTTTATTACGTACCTGATTATGTACTTGGTCATATAATTGAATACATACTTGTTCAGATGTTTGAACCTCTACCTTACATATATAATCACGTACTTTTTCATATACTTGGACACGTACATGTTTACATACTTCGTTATGTAGTTGGTGACTTAATGGTTTCATATATGTATGTTTTACTTATTTGGGATCGTAATTGATTACGTAAATGTTCATATATATTAGTACGTGGTCCCATATATATGTTATCACGTAAATTATTATTTACTCGACCACATACTTTAGTGAACACTTCATCATGTAATTGGTTACGTACATCAATATGCGTTGTATAACCTATTTCTTTCCATAATTGTTCATATACTCGATTAATTATGTGATAATATGTTTGTTCAGATATTCGATCACGTACCGATTTCATATGATTGGTTATGTATTTGAATACGTAGATTATCACGTATTTGTTGATGTGTTTCTAAACTATACCTTCGATGTAATCTATTCCATACTAAATAATCCATTTTGAAAAATATTTTATTAAGTACCTGTTCACGTACTTTAGTATTTATTCGATCACGTACCGATTTCATATCGATTGGTTTTTATACATCTTACGTACATCATACCATAATCGATTAGTTATTTGGTCATATACTTGATTATACACTTCATTACATATTCGAACTCGGATTCGACTATTCACTTGATTCCATACATTAGTACGTAATTCTTTACCTAATGATTCTTCTAATGTATCAACAATTTCATCACGTACTCGATTATACATCAATAGACTTACTGATTTCATATTAAAATGTTTTTTTTTATTATCACAAATGTAATAATAAAATCTTAATTATCCAAACTTATTTTTTTTAATTTTACAAATGATGTATTGATATGTTTTGTAGTATATTAGTATGTAATTGAACTTCAGTTTGTTTAATTAAAATTTGGTTTAGTTTGTCATATACTTTTCTACGTACTTGGTCGTCTATTTGAATATCCGATAGAGTACGTGAGTGTTCATCCATGTTTTCGGTCAATTGGTCATTCAATCGTTCCCATATTTTACTAACATGTTTAAGTAGTTGTTCGTTCACTGTTTTCATTTGATATACTTTGTTTTACAATAGATATTTGTCCCCATATTTGTTTACGTATTCTATCACGTATTCTGTCGTATAGTTGATCTTCCACTTTGTCATTTATTTGGTCATATAACCTATCACGTATTTGTCTAAATATATTATCATGTAGTTTAATATCGACCCGTTTATCTATTCGATTATACACTTGGTCGTATATTACTTTACTCACCGATTTCATAATTTTATGTTTTCCTTTACAGTGTTACTTATTCTGTCAGTTGATCGAAACCACATTTTTTTCGATACTTGATTCCACACATGAGTATATAATTGATTAGCCAATTTATTATATACGTCATTAGTTAGTTTATCAATTATCATATCACTTATTTTAATATTTACTCGTTTCATAATGTTACCCTTTCTTCTATTTCCATTTGTTCTTCTAATGGTATCATTAATTGGTCAGATATTTGTAATAGTACTTCACGCTCAATTTGTTCTTCTACTTGAATACGTACTTTGTAATGTACCGAATTATGTACTAAGTTACGAAATTTATAACGTATTTGGTCACGAATATTAAGCATAACTTCACTAGACGCCATTTTCATAATTTTATATTTTCATTTACAGTATTACTTATTCTGTCAGATGGTCGAAACCACATTTTATTCGATACTTGATTCCACACATGAGTATTTATTTGATTAACCAATTTATTATATACACCATTAGTTAGTTTATCAATTATCATATCACTTATTTTAATCTTTACTCGTTCCATAATGATAAATCTAATTGAGTAATTATTTGACCCCATATTTGGTCAGTTATTTGAACACGTACTCGATTTTCTGTCTCCTTCCATATTTGGTCATATACTTGGACATTCATTACATTATATGCACGTTTAGTTATTTCTCTACGTTCAGGTATTCGTTTATATATTATTTCATTTGATACTGATTTCATAATGGTAAATTTAGTTTTATTTGAAAAACCCCTAGGTCATGTACATTTCTCCGTAATTGATTATGCGTTCCATTAAACACTTCCATAACCAAATCACTACTAAATTTATTACTTACATGGTCAAACATACCAATACATACTTTACAATATATATGTTGATATGTTTTATCTCTTACTCGTATTTTTCTTATTTTCATAGTGATATGTTTCGGGTTACTTGTTGAAATAATTGTTCACTTACCTGACCCCATATAACCTCATTTAATCTTTTACGAACATCCTTAAGTACTTGACTACTCACTTCATCATACACTCTTTGTTTAAACCTTAGATTATTCCACATTTTCAAATGTATTTCTTCTTGTGTTTTATTTTTTTTTTTCGTTTCATATTGATCCATTTTGTTTAAAATGAGTTTTCATTTGATGATACATTTGACCTCTTAGTTGGCTAATTCCTCTAACCATTAATTCGTTACGAATTCGATTATATGTTTCATCACCTATTTGAGTTTCGACTTCAAACAAGAATTGATTTAGTGTTTTGGAACACTTACTAAATATTTTATTCCTTACTCTTTTCATGTGTGTCGTTTATTCTCTATCTGGAACGTATTTGTATAAGTATGTTACCATAAACTTGATTATGTATTTTAAACCATAATTCAGCAAATAAAGTACCACGTACTTGATGATATATTCGTTCACTTAAATGTTTTACTGTTTTATTATGTGACCAATTATACATTTTATAGTGTATTTGTTCATACATTTCTCTACTTACAGATTTCATATTTTTATATTTTCAATTAATATATTTCGTAACCCAATAATATGTTCGTGAGTTATTGGAACCACTATATTACTACGTACATGTGCCCATACAGCATAACTTAATTTATCGTACACAGTTTTGTGTGCGTCATAAGAATAACATACTTTAACTCGATTATATATTTGTTCTTCAACTGACTTCATAATTTTATGTTTTCCGCTACAATACCTACCATTTGAATCATTACTTGGTCAAATATTTTTTTCTCTGTTTGGTGACACATATCATTATATACATGTCTATTTATTTTACCGTATATTTTATTACACATTTTAGATGCACAATAATCATATACTTTTTTTTTAATTAAATATTTCGTATCATTCATAATTTAATGTTACTTTTTACTCGGTTAAAAAATCTACTATGTACTTGATTTGATATTTTACTACCTACTCGTTCATCTACTTGGTCAAATACATTACCACTAATTTTTCCATATACTTGTTCATGTACTTCGTCATATAATAGAAACCACACTTTATGTACTTGAATACCTAATCTAACACTTACTTGTTTCATTATTTTATATTGTTTTTTATATCAATTGTAATATTAGGGACATTATTGTCAAATAAAACAATGAGTGTATGGAAATATATCTGACCATTTACACCACATAACAATGTGGTGCTCATTTTATTACGAGAACCACCACTAAAGAACCCTAATTTTTCATTCACTTGAGATTCAATATTTTTCATACTTTCAGATTCCATTTTATTTGACGAAATATTTGGTTGTGTAATTGGTTATTTATACATATAGTAATATTATTTTCTACATGTATACATACAACAAAAGGCACATGTTTGTTTACAATTGAAATGAGTGGTTTCTGTACTTCACTCCATATGATTCTTTGAGGTACTTCTAAAGATGTTATCATGATATATTATCGTTTTGTTAAGACAAAGATAGGTCGAATGTTTCACATAACCAAATTAATAACTTGAACCTTATCATTTTTTTTGTTGTTCATTCTTAATTTGGTCAAGTATGGGTCTATATAATTGTTCACTTACTTGGGTATTCACGTAAATATGTACATCAGAAACTAACTTACCTTGTATCCTTATAGAGACACTATTAAACAAATCCTCATATATTTTGTGACGTATAGAACTAATATCTTTACGTAGTGATTCGTTAAAGTTCTTCATAATGTTTTATTTACAACCATATTAATAATAACTTGGTTACGTATTTGATTATACAATAAATGATATGACTAATCTTCTTTTTCATATTCTTTATATAATGAAACAAGAGATAAATTATAATTCCTATTAGGGATAAATAATTTAGTCTGAATAGTGTCTCTTACATGATAATTAACATTAGAACATATCGCTTTACTGTGAATATACATTATTTTATTCACCAAAATGTCGCTAATTATTTTTTGAAAATTATTCATATTATTTATGGTTTAATATTTTTTAACGAATAAATATTTTCACTTTCAACCTTATTTGGGTAAATATTATTCACATCTTTCCATACTGTGTCCATATGTATACTCACGTCAATCATTACATCATTACAAACTTTTTCTCTAGATAATAAAATAATATCAGATAGAAATTTATGCATCTTGTTATCAATAACCTTCTCAATCTTTTTCATTTTTTTATCAATCTTGTTTATAACACTTTTCATGGTTTAACATTTTGTTTTACTTGAACATATGATTTATCACTAACCTGTTCAAATACTTCTCCATGAATATCATCATATATTTGTGTATGTAATTTATCAGAAAATTTCTTATCTAATAATTTATGTATATGTCTATACACACTTTTAATTAACCGATTACGTATTTTAGTTCTCAAATTCTTCATCGTTCATATTTTTTTCTAAATTTAATATCATAATAAACTCTATTCTTAGTTAAATTGGATATGCTATTAATCACAGTTTTATTATTCACTTTATTATAGATTTTACTACCCACAGTTTCAAAAAATTCTGCATGGTTAGGTTTAATTTTAAGTCCGATGATATCTGATATTTTAATTCTTATATTATTCATAATGTTATTTTTTTTTTAATAGATTTAATTTATTTGTTTTTAAGAAATAAAAAACATGTAAAATTAACACTATTGTATTAACAACAATTATCGGAAATTCTTGTTTATAAAGACCATAAAATACCCAAACAACACACGCCATCGCGTTAATAAATCTTATCTTGTTCTCACCTTTTGGGATAAAAGAAATTATTGTTAATGAAGTTGCTAACCAACCAATGTAATTAATCATAATTAATTTATATACTGTTAAAAAAATCATTGTTTTTAAAAATCAAGACAATAAAATCTAAGACAGAATCATCTAAAGGTTTATAGATATCACCTTGTATTGTCTGAAATAATAATATAACACATTCCTTGTCCCCCATTTCAGATAGAACATCGTATGGAACAGTTTCAATACCTTTTCTTTTTAAAATAACATTTATATCGAAAGAACACTTTGGTTGAATGTAATTTACAGGTATGTCAAGTTTCATCTTAAACAACTGATCACATTTCTCATAGTCCTCAATTTTTTCAAACTCTTTGATTAATACAGATAACCCTGAATTATATGTAATCATATTAAATTTACTAACACCATCGGTTATATATTTATAGTACATATATTCCACATTATCCATTTCTTTAGATAATGTTAAGTACATTGAATTATTTGTAAATAGTTCATCCATGAAACTCATTGTTTTCCTTTTTTTTCTTGTAATATTGTCGTTGTCTCTCCAATATTTTTTCTCTATTATTTTGATAATATTTTTTTTGTGTATCCTTTTTTTTACTTTTCTTTAAAATAATACTCTCTTTGTTTTTCTCATAATACTCTTTTTGTCTTTCCAAGAATTTTTCCTTATTCTCCAAATAATATAAACGTCTTTTGTTTTTCAATTTCTCTTTAGAATATTGAGACATATTATGATAATACTCTAACCTATCTTTCTTGTGTTTTTCCTTCTCCTCCTCATTCATACTGAGATATCTTTCTCTAAAGTATTGTTTTCTTTCTTCAGTTTTCATATTAATCTATTTAAAATAAAAAAAGGGACATATAAAAATTATATGTCCCATGTAAGAAGAAAGATATTAATCAATCACTCTCTTCTTAACATTTTCCAAGGGGTCGAACCTTGTTTGAATGTCCACGTAGTATTTACCCGGTGGTACAATCGTGTGACGGTGGTCCTTCTTTGTTGTCACAACAGGTTTATCCAATGTGATTCCAAGACCTTGTAACTCGGACTGTAAAGAGTGATTTAAAATACACTCCTCATGTGCTTCGATTACGAAACCACCGTTATCGTACTCGTAGATATCGTAGTTACCGAACAGAGCGTGGAAGCTACCAGATCTCTCTGACGCTGCAATGTACTGCTTTGTAACTTTTTTAATACCTTTGGGGAGTTCCTTCACTTTGAAGAACTGAACATCACCCTGATGAAAACTAACGTTTTCGAACTTTAATTTGTTTTTCATGAAAAACGGTTTTATATATAAATATTTAGTTTGCTGAATACCAAGTATAATCTACAGAATCAGGTACATTACTTGGTCTGTGCCATTTAGCACATTCAATAGCATCTGTAAATGTTGGACATGTATCAATCAGATATACTGACTTCGTACTTGGACAAGTAAACTCAATCCAAGCGTATGGTTGATCTAACTCTCCTTTACTATTCTGTAAGAATGAATACTTTGTTTTACTTCTATAAATTCTAATCGTCTCTTCGTAACCATTTTCGTGTTTAACATTCTTCTCATCAACAATTTCAGCGTCCAACATTTCTAATAAACCTTGATTACCAAAATTCTCTTTAATGATTGTGATGATAGCCGCTCTGATATCCTCATTTGTATTTTTATGGAAACAAATCTTAGCGTTAATCAAAGAATCACATTCGTTAAAAATATCTTCTTCGATAAATCTACCATTAACATAATGTTGTCCATAACCATCATCAAATTGAATAGCGTGTCCTGTGGTACAGTGAAGGTCGTTATTAGCGTTTCTAGAAATCTTGTTTGGATATTTAGACACTAAACAAACTTTATCCATTTGGATTTGAAGATATGAATTAGAAACACACTCACTAATCAGATTAAAATTTTCTCTGTGTTCTTCCATGAAATCGAAGTTATCAAGAAAATATTCATAAAAAGATAACCACGAAGTGTCGTCAGCGTTTATGTAAGCCGAAAACGGTTCATATACTCTCTTTTCATTACCTAATAACCTGTTAATCTCAACTTGACAAGCCATAGGACTATCTAACAAAAACACTTCAGGTTCATCTAATTCACAGAACTTATACAATTTCTTCATTGCAATTTCTGTTTTCTTTTGGTCATGGTTTTTGTAAAACTCATAATTGAAAATTTTAGATAACCACTTTTCCCTTTGGGAATCTAATTTACCTTCTTGTTCTGGTGTTAATTTCTCAATTTTAGACATGATTTTTTTTATTTAGTTATAAAATCTAACGACACAAAGATACAAATAAAAAACGAAAAAAAAAATATTTTATACAATTTTATTATTTTTTTTATCTGTACCCTCTTGTTTCATATTTCGATGTAAAGATAAGTTATCTTTTTCATATTTCAAAATTTTTTTATAAAATTTTTAAAATAATTATATCTCTTAATAATTTTGTAGTTCTAATCCATACAGACATGTAAATTTGAGAACTAACATTTTCAGTTACCAATTTATCAACATTAAAATCTAATAATCTTTTACATTTAATTCTAGATAAACTTTGTATTGATTTAATTCTATTTCCTATTTCTTTTTCTATATTTTTCATTAACGTTAGATTATTAAATTACCCATACTTGTGAATGTCATTTTATGGTCATCAACATCGATTACACCTAATTTTTTTTTCAGATTATCTTTACACATATTATCTGAATGTGTTTTTTGTTTTTTTGATATAAACAATTTCTCATCTGCTTCATCAAATAATTTTTCAGATAGGTTTTCCATTGTGACTTTAATTAAATCGTTTCTTAATTTTTTAGTTATTTTAAAAAATACTTGATACTTTATGTTTTCCATTTTATTTTTATTTTTTTATGTTCGTTAATAGTTCATGAACAATTATTAAAAAATCTGTTTCATAGTACATGTTAATAAAATTAAAAAAAATACCATCATCTTTATCGGATAAATTATCATTAATTTTTTTAAACATTTCTGTTTCAATTTTATTAACACTATTAATTATGACAGATTCTTTATTTTCCATCGATACGTGTTTTAACTAATAATTCATATAGGTCTTCAGGTGTTATTAATTCGTAATGAACGTTATCTAAGATAACATGACCATCTTTATATTTTTTACCAAATTCTAATTCCCATATATAATAATCTATCCAACTATTTTGTTCATCATCTTTTGTTAATATCTGAAGTATTTTTATTAATTGACTATACAGGTTATTATTATCATATCCAGACACATAATCATTTGGTAATAATTTTTTAAACGCTTTAGAACATTCCGAATCAATTTCATATTGTTTTTGAATCATTTTAATCGATTCAATAAATAATTCCTTTGTTATATTTTCCATAATATTATTTTTTAATTAATAAATTTCTAAATGTGGATTAACTAAATTTTCTACTTTTGTTAATTCATCGTAAATCTCTTGAGTAAACCTACCATATACTCTTAAAGTACCATATTTAGTCTTTATATCGTGTATCATTATCCCACCAGTTAATAATTGTTTAACATGAGATAAATGAATATTTCTAATTCTAACAATTGAATTATCTTCACCAAAAAGATGTAATAAATTTAATACAAATCTTGGTATCCACCAAGGTTTTGATTTCTTATCAACGAACATAATAAAATTCTCCAAATAATCGTATAGGTCTGTATTTTCATTAAAAATATTCCAACTTATACCAAGATAATGATATTTGTGATCTCTATGATTCGAGAAACAATTTAAAACATCTTTAAAATTTATTTCACTCAAATAAACCATTTTATTTTTGGGTGAATCTGTTATACTATATTTTTTACGAAATTTCATAGAAGAAATTGTAAAAGAAATATAATGTTTAATATAATGAAACATTATATAACCAATTAAAAACATAGGGTACGACATTATTAAAAAAAATATTATCATATTAATTTATTTTAAATTATCTGAAATTAATTTTACCAAAACATCACCATGACAAGATTGTGGATGACACCAACAACCAAGTACTTTATCTTTAAGTTCATGAAGGTCATTCATTAAATGTTTTCCATCCCCATTGGTTATCCATTCTTCATATGACTTAACCGCCTCGTCCCTACTTCCAACTATATGTTTAGCCATAGTTTTCCCATCTTTTATGTGTGAAAATGGATTACCCCATTTACTTGGTCTACCAATATAAACGTCATATAATTCCTTTTTACAATGAACAACTTTGGTCATGTTATAATATTTTTGTTATTTTTTCAATCACATTTTCATCCCAAACACATCCAGACTCAACATCCCATGTACTAATCCAAATATTATATAATGTACTTGAGATAAATGGATTAATTTCTATACCACCTTTAGTTTCACAAAATCTACCCCATTCTATTAAAGTAAAACAAGTATTAACTATATGTCCTAAAGGTTTATTATATTCAGAAGTAAAATCTCTTAATACTTTACTGTTGTCTATTTTTAGAATTTTACTTTCATCAAGTTTTATTTCGAAAATATTATCACATTCCCATCCAGGCATATTTGATCTGACCCAATCTATCCAACTGGTTCCAATACCATACCATAAACCAGATGGTTTAAAACCATTTTCTTGTTTTGAGAGTGGTGTTGGTATAAAATTAATTTCACTTTCTTTAGACATTATAATCCTTGAATTAGAATAATTTTTTGAAATGAAATTATAATCTTTCTGATTCATAATCTTTCTCTCTTTTTTTGTTTACGGAAATATTTTTTAAAAAAATTAGAAATTTTAGAAATTATTTTCATGATACTACCCCTAAAGATATTTTTTCATCTTGATAAATAAGATACTCACCACTTGTTCCTAATGTATCAATGTAATAATACCTACCACCAGTTGTTTGTCCTTTGATATCAATTTTATTTTGTGTGGTGTGTCCCACAACCTGAATATATTCTTTTCTAAAAGAATCGTAATTAGATTCTTGTAATGACTTTGGTCTTATCCATATAGGTGAAGACTCTACACTATCACCATACGGATCCCATCCGATAAATTTAAATGATTTTAAATTATTTTTAAATAAATCATTAACAATGATATCAACTGATTCGTTAATATCCATGTCATATTTTTTTACCCAATATTCAAACCATTTATTACTAATACCTGCATGACTTATCAATATGTTATCTATTTTATGACACATCGATAAGTGTTCCATTGTTTCATTCAGTTTTTCCTGAATAACAAAATGATGTTGTCTCTGATGACCACTATATGTTTCGTTCACACCAGGTAAATAATGGAAATCATGATTCCCTGTTAATAATACTACCTCAAAATCAGAAGTCTTTTTTAGTGCAACTAATTCTTGGTAATTATATAATTGTTCTGTGAAACTAATACTTTCATGAGTATCAAAATAATCACCAACAAAAACAACTTTATCAGGTTGTTCGTTTTTAATGATTTCTCTCCATACACCACGACCGTGTATGTCACCAATGATAATTGTTTTCATTTTAATATTTTAATATTTTAATATAGTACAAATATATGAATAATAAACGATAAAACCAATTTTAAACGTATTTTTTATTTACCGTATCAAATATCCTCTTCATTCTATTAATATCATCATCGTTTATATTATATAAGTCACTACTATCATCCGTAGATATTAAATTATATTCTTTAACGTAATGTTTTTCTTTAGATATATCTTTTAACATAGATTGACAGTTGTCATAATATTCAAAATCTGTACTAACTTTTTGTGGTACTATTTTTAAATAATATGTAGATTTTTCACGTAAAATACAATCGTAAAAAATATCATCATTTTGTTTAAGAACTTTTAAAATAAAACAATATAGAAGAAATTCTTTACTAAATTGTTCATTAGATTCACCATAATAATATATATTATTTTTCATCACATATGAAATCATGGTTTGGAATGAATTATATATGTCTTCATTTTTTAATGATTTAACTATATAATTCTCAATACTCATATTATTTCTAAACATATAAAACAACACATCTAAAAAATAATAATCATATCCAGGTGAAATACTAGATAATAAATTATCTTCTGTTTTCCAATCTATTAAATTAAATACACAATAATAAATTCCATCTTTAATAACTAAATCATCCCATCTATCTACCATATCTGATAATTCAAGAGAACTATCTTCATCATCATATTCTTCACTACTTAAAATAAGTACGGGAATATACTTTTGTCCCAAATTGTCTGCCGCAACAACTCTATGTCGACCTTCTTGTTGGTTTTCAACATAATTTAAATACGGCATGTCAAATTTAACACCCTCCTTCATCTTTTCCATAATCCGTTGTACTTTCCAATCGATAATGTATCTAAATTGATCAGAATAACTAGTGTTTTGTAGTTTTGAACATTCTTGTAAGTATTTCTCTTTAGTCATCCATTTAATTTCACCTTCCCAATACTCATATTTTTTTGGTAGTTCATTATTTTTCCCAAACAATACTTTATCATAATCAGGAATAGATGAAACGGTTTTAAAAAAACCATAACTATTATCTTCGTTTAGGTTTTTTAAACTTTCATTTAAATTTTTAACTAAATCAATCTGTTCTCTTATTTGTTTCGACATGGTTATCTTTTTTTTGATTTAAAAACCTTAACCAAAAAGTTTTCACACATATCGTATCTGGTTAATCTAATATCTCTTCTGATTTCAAACAATCCATTAAGATTTCTTGAGTCTACACGATTATTCATTTTTTCTAACATTTTAAAAGGTGATTTTATCATAAATACTTTATTTTAATCTTTTTAAAACATCACTCATTCTAGAATACATTTCAGCACCAATTGGTATAGATGATAATGTCATAATAAAATTATTGATGTATGAATAAACATAAATAATCTCACCAGATGTTTTTGTTGCGGTACTATTAATATAGACCAATATTGAAATGATAATAAAAGAATATTTTAAAACGTTTATCCAAAACCAATTTTTTCCCGATAATGTTGATGAAAATATAATCAATCTTCTACTACGATAGAAAAAGTTTTTTATTCCATCAATATCCGAATTACTAATAGTATTAACTCTATTTTCTGAATGATTGTTCATTACGGAAGTAGATTGAGATATTTTTTTGTAAAATATCTTTACTATAAAATAAACAGGAATATAACAAAACACCATAATAAATCCAACTGTTTTGTTTTGTGAAAATACGAACGAAACACTACCTATCATAGTAATAATTGTTGCCAAATAATAATGTGCATAATTCTCAAGTAAATTTATCACTTGACTAGCTAAATCAACTCTAGCAATTTTAGTTGAAGAATCTTCATTACTTTTTGATATGAAATTGATTACAATATCGTTATATATCTTTGTATATACTTTAGTATCATATACCATTCTTTTATAAAGAAAGACAATGTATCCAACATATATCCCAATTAATACCAATAGTGGTGAATAATTTTTATTAATTATTCCATCAATGGTTTTACCCAAAAAAAATGGTTGAAGTAAAACTAATATTTCAACTAACCCCATAAAGATATATATGGTTATTAATTGGAATTTATATTTTTTGTAAAGTTTTTTTAGTAAGTTGTTGTTCATTATTTTTTTTTAAAAATTATCAAAACACCATATTGGGGTTTTCTCCCCCACATAAGCGTCTTTCATATTGAAATAAAAATATTCTATTGCATCCTCGTAATCCATATCATTCATTAGTATTTCAATACATTTTGATACAGAATAAATAAGTCTCATGTCATTTTCATCAACACCTATTATGGCATCATCAAAACCATCTACTTTAAGAAAATACTCGCTTGGATATGCATCAAATATTGCATTAACATAGGGAATGTCATTCATAATAAATTATTTTTTTTAAAAATACTATGTTATATCGGAAATATCAACTTCTCTTTTCAGAATTTTAATTCCCCATGTATTTTTTATATAACTCATTTGCTTTGTTTGTTGTTGAATTTTCTATTCTCACCAGTACATAGTAAAAAATAGATTCAACAGTTTCTTCAAACTGTTCAACAGTCCTAAAATTACCAATATTTGTTATATTTAATTTATCAGATATATTCAAATTTTTTATATCAAATAAGTCTTCTACATGACTTTTATCTAAGGCATAAAAATACTTTAATATGTTTCTATCTTTATCGAATATGATACCCTTAATAACACTATAAAGTCTTTGTAAACATTCGTATAGAACCTTTTGTACTTGAGCAGATTCTAATGCGTTATTATATGTTACACCATCTATCTCTATCCAACCTTCAAGGTCTTCATATTGATTGTCAAATTCCTCAAACGCCTCATTTATAAGGTATAAATATAAATCTTTTTTGTACTCATCCAAATCTTTAACAGTTTGTTTTCCATATTTCTTTACTTTTACATAATCTTCTATGGATGTTGCCTTATTTTTACGTATGTCTTTTCTTAACAAATCTAATATGAATCTTGAGTGTTTACTACTGTCTGATTGAATATTAAAAATCTGATTTTTTATGTGTTTAGGTAATTGATCCAAATATAAACTATCCTTTTTAAAGAATTTATCCTTAAATTCTTTAAAATCATCATCGAAATTTTCAAAACCGTTCATGTCATCAATATATTGTGTGATTGTTTTATATAAATCATCATCATTATACATTACCAAATATGCTATTTGTTTGAAAGGATATGTATGATATACATATTTACTAATTAATGTGTCATCTAAATCTGTAGTATAGGTATCCTTATATTCAATAGGATTTCTTTGACTATAGAAATTCTGTAATTTATCATATAGAAATATTGGAATATCAACTTTCTTACATAATAATACGATTTTTTTCACAAAGTTATTTGGATTTTCCCCTACGTATATATGAACTTCTAAAATATACTTTATAGCATTAGGTATACTAGGCATATCTGTTATTATTCTGTCCTCTTGTTCTAAACTGTCTATTGAGTTAACATAACTACTTTTATCTTGTTTATCACTTTTTGGTAAGTTCCAATAATCAACAGGAGTAATTGCATATCTTTGTTTAAGTTTCCTACCATCCAAAACTATTTTACCATATGTTTTTTTATATCCACTACTCCTACTTCGTGTTGTTGAAAGATAGTAAAATTTTTTTTTGTTAATTTTATAATCAGTATCACTACCCATTGATGCGACGGTATTTAATCTATTGTTTTCTATTACTTCTAATATGTATTTTGGGTCTATATAATGATATAAAATGTCGGAAGAACCTTCATTAATTAAATTTTCTAAAATAGTTATTAAGTTCATAAATTAGTTTATTATAAATATTGTAAGATATATAATGTGTATTTCTAAAGGATACAGACGAAATAATATATTTTTAATACACCTTCTCCCCACATTTCAAAGGTGTACCGTCAGTATTTAACACCTGAATCGTACCATGTCTATTATATTTGTAAATAAAACCATTTTCACAAACTATAGTGTAATCCCAATGTGTACCAATCTCATATGGGTCTTTCTGAGATTCACAATATACCCCTAAGAATACAAATACAATTGATATTAATATTAAAAATAACATACTTTTCATGACACATAATTTTTTTACAATAAAATTTCAAATCTTCCTCTCATCTTTTCTATTGTTTCTTTTGGACAATCATGTACGTTCTCACCTCCATGTCTATTCTCCACAATAATAGAAAACACTTGATATCCATAAGTTTTAGCCAAATCAAAATAGGGTTTCATTTCCCATTCTTGTGTGAATGTATTAGATACCACAATTCTATCAACATTAACTTGTTCACCATTAGTGTTCATCCAAGCCGAAGTTTGTGCCTGACAATAATTATGTGCTAATTTGATTTTAGAACTGTCAAATTTATATTCACCATTTTCCATAAAATATTGGTCTGCCTCAATGTGAACACCACCCAATAATTTTGACAATGTGCTTTTACCACTCCCTGGTAGTCCTCTTAATAAGAAAAGTGTTTTACTCATTCTAACGATATTTAAATGGATTGCCTTTCAAAATTTCTATCAGTGCTCCCATAAAACCATATAAACCCATAACAATTAATGAAATTATTAAAGTTAAATAACTTAAAGGGTTGTAAGGATTTAAACGATGTCTTTCGTATCCTCTTTCATTTATTATTTTCTGTGTTATTCCTAAAAATAATAAAATTTTTCTAAATTTTTTCATCGTTATTTTTTTTATACACAAATATAAGAAAATAAAATTACTATACAAGTTCTTTCTCTAATCTTTTCAAAACGTCATGACCCGTATGACCATCAAAAGGGAATAATGCCTTTGATGTTTCAGGAACTTTAAAACCATTCCATCTGTCTGCAGGATAATGATTGGATATTTGACCACTTGGTAGTTTTGCTACAACAATAAACCAACCTCCGTCAAAACAAGGTTTACCATCATTATGATTCCAACTCTTATGTACACTGTACTTGGTGTTATGTGTTACCATGTTCACGTCATGGAATTCTTCATCACCTTTTTGTTTTGACCACTCATTAAACAATAAAGCATTGTAAACTGATCTAAAATCGTACAACTCCTTAAAAGTGTGATAACCATCAGAGGTGTTTTCAGTTACTTTATGATGATCCTCTTCCAATTCAAATTGTCGAAGTATTTGAATTTCCCCTATTAATTGATTTTCTATTTTTATTGTTTCAATATCAGAGTTTTTAAATACTCCGTTTTTACGAATTTCAATTACTTCTTGTAACTGTTTCTTTTTATCTTCAAGTTTTTGTTTCAAATTTTCCATATTTTTTTTATACACAAATATATAACAAAGTTTTTATAATTCCAAATACATTTTTGTGGTCAGGGCCGGACTCGAACCGGATAAGTAACCATTTTACTGGACTCGGAAACCATTCCTCATTACACCCACCTGACCATTTCCCCACCATGAGATTACTGGTGAGTAGATTTTAACGGTTTTGTTTTCTTAAAAACTCTAACCATTAGTGTCTTACCACATGAAATCTAAAATCACACTACTAGGAGGGATTGTGTTTTCCCTTTATTCCTAAGAGACCGGCGTTTAAGGATGTCCAGTCCAATATCCTACCAAGTTTAAATGAGACATTGGCAAGTCTGCTGAGTACCTCTTACTCATTGTAGTCAGAATAGGGTTCGAACCTATACATACTATAGTATCAACCTGACGTATCCACGCCAGTTAAGGAATTGAACCTTAATATAGTATCCCACTTTGGGTAAATCGGATTTGCACCGAAGCGTCTACCAATCAGGAATATCAACTTTATCAGTGTTGCCCTTGTTCCGCCATCTGACTGTATTAAGATTTCTAAAACCCATCTTTTACAAGGTAAGTAAACTCCATCTTATGTTTTTTGCGATGTCAGAATGGGATTTGAACCCATACGAAGTATCTTAATTACAGGCTCTTTTCACGATACTACCAAGCCATGTGTGTGTCTACCAATTCCACCATCTGACAATTTTGTCAGTTCGTAATTAAAAAGAACATTACCGCCGAAAGTAAATCCTGAAAAGACTTATAAGTTTCTCCATCAAAATTATATCTTTTCTTTTTTGGGTTATATAGTATTTCTCTTTCTTTTCCATTGAATGCCATAATTACATTATCACATTCAGGAACCACAAAAGTTAACATATAACCAACACAAATAATAAAGTCTTTCTGTTTACTAACAATGACATATTCATCTTTTTTTTGGTCAGGAATAAACATTACCGTATTATTCACAACACAGTTAATTTGTTCTTGACCATAAGAAACGAAAGAACAAAATAAGATTAAAACTGAAAAAATTATTTTCATACGTTTTTTTCTAATTGTGATTCTGAAAAGATATGTAACATCCCATTATCATCTAATTCAGCCACAACTCTAACATCACCATTTGTTGTCCTAAAAACAGAAACAACAGTACCAGGGAATTTATAACCTTTCGGTTTATGTATCTTATCCCCTACTTCAAATTTTAATTTATTCATACTTTTGAAATTTTTTACTGTAAAATATTGATATAATTTTTTTAGGTTGTAGAAGTGAGAAGTTGAATAGACAAAATAAAAAATAATGTTAAAATTAAAGACCCAACTTACTTCAAAGACAAAAACAAAAACCAAGACTTTTTTTATCACATAATTATCGATATACGTAACCTATGTGATGTTTGAGTTCTATCTCAGTTTTATGTTTGTAAATTGGCGATATGGTTTTTACATTTTAGTAAATTGTCAAGGTAATATATTACCATTTTTTTATAAATTACTCCCCACCTCCACATAAAAGTTTTAATATTTAAACTCTTGTAAAAATATTAAACTAACCTATTATTCTTCTTTAAGAAAACTTAAATATTGGTCAATGACTGGTTTAAATCTTGGGTCAACCGAAATTCTTAACGCTGACACCCTACCAATTTCATTTTGAATTTCAGCATTAAATTCCATATTAGCTTTCCTATAATCATTTTGCCATTCATTAATTAAATTAACATAATCTCTTGTTAATTTTTTGTTCTCATCATTAATCTTACCTTGAGTGTTAGCATTTTCATTAGCAATTCGAGCATTTTCAATTGTAACCAAATTCTTCACCTTAGCTTTGAAATAATTTACTCTTTGTTCATGCTCTCTATGAATAGAAGAAAACTCTTTATGTAAATCACCTAATTGGTCGATATTATGGTGTATCGAAACATTGAGAGGGGTTTTCTTATCTTTTTCTATTTCGATCCATTCTAATGTTTTTAACTTAGGTAGTTCATTTCTTAGTTTATCTAACTTCCCTCCTTTATGGATAAATTGTCCATAATGAGAAGCGTATGCCTCAGATTCTAAATATTCGTTATGTTCATCTACTGTAAGTTGTTCCCAACCCCAATCTTCGTCAACAGATTCTCTTTCAATGAAATATTCTAAATTTGGTTCTTCAGGTTTAGGAACATTATAAACAAATTTTCTATTTTTTAATTCTTCAATTAAATTTGATTTTGCTTGGATATTCTCCATAAGGAAAGCCTGAGTAGCATGTAACGTGGCCTTTTTATGGAGTAATTCCCCAATATTTTCAGGTATAGGAAATCCTTGTGTTTCTACATACACACCAGTTGGTAACGTCAATGTTTTTTCACAATTGTTGATAGTTTCAATTTTTGATTGAATATCTCTTGATTCCTGAAAACACAAGTTACTTATTGATTGTGCTTGAGATAAAGATAACCCTTTTGTAGATAGAGAATTTTTTTTCATAATTTATGTTTTTTTTACGTTACAAAGATAGTCATTATTTATTAATAAACCAAAAAAAATATTAAAAAAAATTTATTTATTATTCGTTATCCAATGTTTTTGTTGTGTGTGGTATATACCATCTAATACAATCTTGTGGTAATTTATTGATGTGTTTATAATTATTTATATATCCCATCATATTTGACGCCCCAATAGGGTTAGCTGAATGGATAAATACTTTACACACCGGTTTTCCATTCATCCATTGTTCAACCAACCATTTTGTACAATCCATTCCAGTTTTTTCTAAAATGTTTTCGTATTCTATTTTATATTCCTTATGGTTTTTTTTCCATTCTATAAGTGCCGTCTCACCTAAATCGTGATCTAATGAGATAACATCAATATTTTCTAATCCAATTTCATTTATTTTAGAAATGAAATCGTCATAATTTCTAACAACAACCCAATCCATAACTTCATTAGGTGTTCTTATATCATCAAGATAAATATTCTTTTTTTCCATTTGTTTTATTTTTAAATATTTAAAAAATTAATTACCCATACCCATCAATATATGAGGAGCATATACTGTAGGTTTCAATAATACATTATAGTATTTACATGCTTGTCCAATTCCATTACCTGAAAAATCAACAAAAACATATTTTTCATTAAATGATGTGATTTTACCATATTCGTATGGAACGTATAAATTACGCCACTCATCCTTATACATAACTTCTTTCCCTATAAATGTTTCATCAATACTTTCGGGAAAGATTCTTTTTGGTGTTAATCCTTCATAATCAAAATTATTCATACTTAATTTATTTAAAAAGGTAAATCATGAAGAGAATTATAAATCTCATCTAAATCATCCCGATGTTTTTTATTTTTTTTACTATATGTTTTTTTAGCAATAATTGCATAATTCACATTCTGTATTTTTATTTTTCTATTTAAAAAAGTAAAATTAGAATGTTCTAATTCTTCATCACCAACTTTAAAACAACACACTTTAACATCATTAATCTTCGCACCGACTCTTTGAATTTCTTTACCATTCATATCCGTAACGGTATCTGATGTCATTTCATCTAAAGCACCAATAGATAAAAACTCTTTAAAATTTTCGTTCATCGAGAGAAATATATCAACATCGTTTATTTTTCTTGATATTAATCCGACTGCATTTAACGCAATTGAACCACCAAATACAACATGTGGTACTTTTTCTAATATCCTATCAATAGATTCAATTAACTCTTCTGACAAGATATATTTGTTTTCTAAGTTATTCATAATGTTTTTTTTTGTTGTTTAGTAATTAAAATCTATCTGCTATTTTTCTGATGATTTCTTGTTCTTCATCAGTGAGTTTCCATCCATTATTATGTAATTTTTTTAATACAAAATTAAATTCGTCATCCCTGTCATCATCTTGAATCATTTTTTTACCTTTTAATTGCTCTAAAATGGATTCATCTTTTTTTAATAAATCAATAAAGTATTCCATTTTTTTAGGTCTACTTTTTAATTCATCCAAAAACTCTTCAAAATCTATCTCCGCTTCGGCTTCGACCGTCATGCTTATATACATAATTTTACTTTTAGTTTGATAAAGGAATGTTTATTTTACTATGTGATTGATATCCTTCGATAAAGAAATCTTTTACTGAACAACTATTCAAAAATTCATCAATACCCTCATTTAAATTAATTTTATCGGACATAATTAATTTTGGTAACGGAAATGAATCTCTTGTTAGTTGTTCCTTAACTCCATCAATTTGATTAGAATATATATGACAATCACCCAAATTACCAATCAATTCATCCGGAACCATATTAACCATTTTAGCAATTATTTCTAATAATAAACCATAAGATGCAACATTAAAAGGAGTACCCAATGGTACATCTTGACTTCGGGCATTGAACATTAAAGAGATTGATCTGGTCGGTATATTTGAGTCATCCAAATCTTTAAAGGTAATCTTTTCTAAAAATCTTTCAACTTTTTTACCTTGCATAAATAAAAGAATTCTCTCATATAAACTTAATTCTCTTGTATAAACTTGAAATCCATAATGACAAGGTGGTAGAACCATATTGTCTAACTCACCTACATTCCAAGCGTTAACAATTAATCGTCTTGAATCAGGGTTTGTTCTAAGGTCGTTGATGAGGTTTTGTATTTGGTCTATAAGTTCTATATTTTCAATCTTAAATGGAGGTATTAATCTTTCATCCCAAACCTCGTCAACTTTTTTCCATCTTCTCCATTGCTTACCATATATTCTACCCAAGTCTCCCCATACTTCAGCAAATCCATTGTCGGTTTTGATTTTATTAATAAATTCATCCTGAGTGAGGACATCTATTCCCTGATTAATTTGGAAATTGTGTCTTAGTTTATATAATTTGTACGCATCTCCATTCCAAATGTGACAATCATTATCAAGAAGATACTTAATATTAGTGTCCCCTTTTAAAAACCATAAAAGTTCAACAAGAATACCTTTAAAGTACATTTTTTTAGTGGTGAGAAGTGGAAATCCTTCACTCATTTTATGTCGGATTTGTTTACCAAATAAACTTATAACTTCACCATTACGTGTTTTTTTCTTTGTACCATTCTCTAAAATGTCTTTTAAAAGATTTTGGTAATCTAAATCTAATTTATTCATCTTTTGTTATTTTAATGTGAATCTCCTACATTGTGTTTCTCACTATATATCAAATAGTCAGGATTAATTACTTTAGCAACTTTTTGTCTGCTTCCAACAACCGTTTTTATCACAACACCTTCATGTGGTACTTTGGTGTTATTTATAAAATTATTAAGTACAAATTTATTTTTCATTTCCTCTAAATAAAGTCCTTTGTACAATACTTCAACGTAAGGTAGATTTAAACAATCCTCAACAACATATTTACATGCAGTTAAATTTAAATACTTTTTATCTATTTCGATGTCGAAAATACAAATCTGTATATCATCCAATCCGTACTCATAATTTTTCTGTATTCCTTTCCCGTAGATTTCACCATAGATTATAACCCCACTACCTATGTTGTCTATATCACCATTCGGTATATTATTTTTAACAAAATACCATAATTTATTCTTAATATCATATTTTTTTTCAATATCGTACCAAACATTAGTATCATAGAAACCCTGTGTATCAGAACCCTTTTCTACGTTATGAGAACCTACAACAAATTCATACTCGTCCCAACCTAAATTAAAACCAAAGAACCTTTTAATTTTATTCCATAGTGATAATTTACTTTTCTTAACGATTCCGTATCTTGCGTTCGTTCCATGAATTTTTCTGGTGATTTCCACATAATCATTTTCATCAAACATGTTCGGAACATTTTTGATGTTAGGGAATTTATAATAAATTAAAAAATTAGGATTCTCATGGTATCTCCTTCTTTTTCCGTTAGATAACCTAACCATTTTAACTTGAGGTTCGTACTTAAATATTTTAAGCACATCCATTAAATCTTCCCCATCTTTTCTTTTATTCTGTGGAATTAAATCAATTGGCATTAATAAACATTCGCTATAAACACCCCTTAACTTAACCGTCCTAACCCTTTCTTTATTTCTTAGATAATTGGTAACACCCAATTTTTCAGAAATTTCAATAGGGATAATAGCGTCAGTAGTTGCACAAATAACCATGTCACCAATAACAAAAGAACCTTTTTTTACAACACAATTCCATCCGTTTACGATGACTAATTCTATGTTGTCAGAATCAATTATCGGTTTTGTATCATTTACGATAGATACAAAACAAACACTGTTTTCATTTTTCATAAGTTAATAAATTTTTATTGTCAAAGATACGATTTTTTGAGATATTAAAATACTTTTCGTCATTTTCTATACCAAAAAATTTTCTACCATATTTCATACATGCAATTGCAGTTGTTCCACTACCTAAAAATGGGTCAATTATAATATATTCTTCTGGTAATATACCAATAATGTTTTCCATTATTTGTAATGGCATTTGACACGGGTGTTCTGTTTTTTCTTTACTCACGTTTTTAACTTGATTCACATTCCACCAATCGTACAACTTAGCCATCTTCCCCTCTTCAATCCGTTTCATTATTCTCTTATCTTTTAGATTTTTATATTCTTGACCCACTTTTTTAAAATCAGGTTTAACACCAAAAAACGCTATTTGTCTATGTTGTCTTGCGGTGTTCGAATTATAAACCCATGGAACTATCTTTTGTGGTATCTCATTAATTTTAAAAGCGTATTTAAATAAATTTTCAGCATAGTGAATTATAACCTGTTTATTGTTCCCAAATATGGTATATAACCAATCATAGTATTCAGTTTCCTTCATATTATCACTATATGTTTCATAATGATAACCAATGTTGAACGGAGGGTCACTAACAAAAATACATTTCGAATAATCTAAATTTAGATTATTTAAAACTTCTAAATTATCCCCGTGATAAATTTTTATATTACCAATACTATATTCCATAAAATAATATTTTTTAAAAAAGGTGCTCGTACTTTCCGAGCCGTCATATTCATCCGCTAACGCAATCTATTGTAAAGAAATGTTCAAAAGAACCAATAAACCCTGCGGTCTGCAAATAATTCTTTAAACCGTTGGTTTATTTATTTTTCTTAATGTCTTCTAATTTCTTTAGAAAAATCTCTTCCTTATTATTAAACATCTTTTTTTTCTGAATAAATTGTTTTGTATCTATAAGAACATCATCATAATTTGATACCCCACTATGTGTTACCCCAATATGTGTTAGACCACTATAATTAAAATAATTAGTTGGTGGTATAAAATATGGTGTATTTATTTCATTCATAGTTACTGCAGTAATTTGACATGTTGATGTGTAAGTTGGTGGTAAGTTTGGATAAACAACACCTAATTCATTTGTGTTATTTGATTTCCTTGAAAATATTTCTCTAATATGTTTAATCATTTTTGATAACTTTTTCATATATTTGTTTTTATTGGGATATGTTTTTGTTTGTTAACATCAGATGTGGATTCAAACTTTTTAATTTCACGTATAATTATATCGTACATTTCATTAGTAAACGGTAAATCATATGCATTTGTTTTATTATCGTTTGATAACCATCCTAAAACTTCTTTTGTTCGTTTTTCAATCGAAATTGCCCATTTTTTATTTTCTTTTTTATTGATCACATAAATTAATTTAAAAGATGGATAATATCTATCCCAATGTACTTTTTGTGTGGAACACCATTTTGTGTTATAACCATAAACTTTAGATGCTTCAAATGTGAGTGGAATTAATATTAACCAAAATTCAGTATCATATAATTTTACCACATCTTTTTCAACCTGTTTAATCTGCACTTGGTGGTCGGCCTTTTCAACCGATTCGATAATATCATTAAAATTCCTATATAAACCAATATCAGTTTTATCTATTCGATTATTTCTGATATGATTTTCAAATTCAATCAACTGAATTAAGTTTTCTGCACCAAATAAATATAACCCTATCTTTTTGTAAAAAGATTCATAATCGTTTTTTAAAATGAATTCATCTTTTAAAACCTTTAAAAGAAGGTCCATATACTTATATGTGTTTGTGGGTTCACAAGCTGCAATAATATCGATAAGGGAAACATCTAATTTAGGATTTTGTTTTTTTAGTTTTTCCAGTCTGTTCATAAAAGAAATTAAATCCATTTAAATAATCCACAAATATAAAACATATTTTCGAATAAACAAAATATTAATCCCAATATCCAATATCTTTTTTAAAAAAATCTTTATTATTCCTATTAATAAAGTTTATTATAACTAGTTTAATCATATTAAAATAACCCATTTTTTTAAATCTTCTATCGTCTTGACCAACATAGTGATTAAATAATATAAATTTTTGTGGACTATATTGTTTACTTAAACAAAAATCTTCTGAGTTTTTAATTGTTTCATCAAAACCCCCTAAAGAATTGAAAACGTTTCTATCTGTTAAAAAAAACGTACCTATCGCAAATGGGGTTTTTAAACTCAAAAATCTATTAATTAAATTAAATAATTTAAATACTATAACAGTTTTTATTGATCCGTTATCAGACTTCACCTTACAAGTTAAAAGTTCACATTTTTTATTAATAATTTCATTCAGTGCATATTGAATTGTGTTTTTATCATATAAAACACTATCACCATCTATGAATAAAACATATTTTGTTGTTGATATTTTAACTCCATTATTTCTTCCAACACTAACAGAACCTCCGTTAATTATTTCTATATCTATTTTTTCTGAATAAACTTTGGAGAGTAATTTTACCTTTTGTCTTGTTTTATCTGTACTATGGTTATCGGATACGATAACTCTAGTACCATTGATACCATTTTGATTATAAATGGAACTAAGTGTATTTGTGATATATTTTTCTTCATTAAATGTCGGAATAATTATTGTTAAATTTTTACTTATAATGTATTTTGAATTCTCCATCTTGGTATATTATATATGAATTATTTTCAACCCAATCTCCACAATTCAAATAGTTAACATCATCTATCATTTTATTTTCGGGGTGATGAATGTGTCCACAAATAACAACATCACAATTCCTTTTTTTTGCCTGATGAACTAATTGTTTTTCAAAAGAAGTCATAAACTTTATCGCTTCTTTTACTTTATTTTTTAAAAATTTAGATAGTGATCTTTTTAACCCTAGTTTTTTTAGTTTTCTATCTATATATATCGCAAAGTCATAACCAATAGAACCTAATACACCTAACCATTTTAATTTAACCACACCATCATAAAGGTCACCATGTGTTATGAATATATTTTTATAAACAAATTCATCATGTATCTCTATATTACCTAAATTAACATCTAAAAATTGTCTTAAAAATTCATCATGATTTCCTGTAATATATATAACTTTAACACCATTCTTAGAGTATGAAAGAATTTTTCTAACAACATTAGTATATGTTTGTTGCCAATAAAATCTTTTTTTTAATAACCAACCATCTATAATATCACCAACCAAGAATAAATACTCTGGTTGGTGGTCTTTTAAAACTTCTATTAATTTTTCAGCACCAATACCTCTGGCACCTAAATGTACATCTGAAATAAATAACGCTTCTACCTTAATTCCCATTCACATAAATATATGAAAAGGTATTATTTATTTTCCATTATAATCCTTTTCGGATGTGATAACATCATTTTGTTGTGAATACGTTTTAATAATATTAGAAATAACGACATTCTTCCACCATGGAATAGAATGTTCACTTTCAGGGTTATAACCCCCTTCAACCAAATACGAAATAATTGTATTTGGTTCTAATGTTAGGAAACCATGTGCCTTTGTATTAGGAATGTAGACTGCCTCATCTTTAGTTAAATGTTCATATTCAACTTCACCTGTTTCTAAATCTAAAGCGAAATCAATAATCTCACCCTGAATAACTTTTACGTATTTTTTTTGTGACGGATTAGTTTGGTAATGTAATCCTCTAAACGTAAATTCTTTTTCATTAATACTTATAGAACATTGTGTCCAATCGACTGATAGTGTTTTTAAATCAATAGGGGTATATGAACCCCTATTATCTACAAATGTAAGATGTTTAAATTTTTCCATAATTAATATTGTGATATTTTCCCTATTTTAGTAACATTTTCACTATTAAAAGTTTCGTGAGCGCTTATAATACCATAAAACGAAACTTTTTCTCCAATTTTATTAATAACAATTCTGTTATTAAAGTATTTTTTATCTATTTCTCCAAATTTGTATAAAATATTACCATTAGAATCAACTAAATCATGAATGATTGTTTCACCATATTTTGTATTTATTGTTCTAACACCTGTTATCGTTAGTTCTAAAAACACTTTAGAACCGATAGTCCCCACATGTTTACTATTGGCAATTTTTTTAACAACTTTAATCTTTTTATTTTCCCAAGCATCATAATCATTAATGAAACCTAATGTTGTTTTTGCTCGAGTATATGCAACATACTTTAAATTATTCTCTTGTTCAATTTCCCAAGACAAAAAAGCGTTTTTAGATGGTAATAATTCAGGATGTAAAATAAAAACTCTTTCAGATTCTAGCCCTTTTGATTTATGTATTGTACTTAAAGAAATACCTTGTTTATTATCATCTGAAAATATGTTTTCTATTTTTTTGATAACAATAATGGGATCATCAATTTCATCACTTAACCCTTCAATAATATCTACTTTTTCATTAAATAAAATAACATTGTTTTGTTCTAACGCTTCTTGTCTGTTCATACTGTTATTAACCATAACTTTATCAATTAAATTTTCTTTTTCTTGATGTAGTCTGGCAAAAACGTTTTCCATATTAAATTCTTCATTCTTTCTTTCACATTTATTTATCATGTTTATTAAAGATAAACCAATATCAGAACCAATAATATATGATTTCTTACCTTTTGATAATAAATGGATACAAAAAGAAACTAATGGAAAGGTATTTCTACATAAAACCATATCCCCATCTTCTATGTCTAAATGTGAAAAATCATGAATAACTTTTCCTTTTTTATTTTTTGGATGTGGTAAAATTTCGGAATTAATGTCTTTAACCATGTTAACAATTTCAGGTGAACATCGATATGTTTCTGATAAGGGTAACTCAATAGTGTTTGGGATTTCTCTTAATTTATTATAAGATTCAGCGTCCGCACCTGCAAAGGCATAAATCGCTTGTTTAGGATCACCAACGGCAATAAATCTACCTGTTTCTGGTTTTATAGCTTCTTGCATTAATAATCTTTGACAAGTATTCAAGTCTTGACACTCATCAATAAAAACAAAATCATATTTAGGGACATTTAATTTTAACACATTTGGTAGAAATATCATGTCTGTATAATCTATCATATCCATGTAATTCATACCCATTTTAGTTAAATAAAACGCAATTTCACATTGTTTATCTTCTGTTATAACTGAATGTACATTTGATAAAAATTTTAATTCACTAACACCAACAGAAAATGTATTGAAATCAATATAATGAAGTCTACCTAAATTCGATAACTTTAATACATCACTCTTAAATGTAATGTCAAACAAATTTTTATCGTTTATTAAATTTTTTATTTCATAAAAATACCCGATATTTATTTGGTCAAAACTATATTTAGTTTTTAATATTGAATAGTCTTTAGTTTTTAAACAGGTAATGATATCCTGATATAATAACCTATACTTATTCTGATTAATTTCTGGATTAACTACCGAAGTTAAAATTGTGTAACCAAAAGAATGTACTGTCCTAACCTCTATACATTTGTTTAACGGAACTCTCTTTTTTAATTCGTCACTTATGTTTTTATTAAAAGCCAAAAATAGTACAGAATTATCTTTAGGGATAATTTCAAGAGCCTTTATTAATGTTGTTGTTTTACCACTACCAGCAACCGCAGAAATTAATCCATTTTTTTTATCTTTTGTGATAAACTTAAAAATTTCTTTCTGATATTTACTAGGTGTAAATTTTTTAACAACTTTTTTTGTTTCCGTTATTTCAGTATTCATATGATGATGTTAAGTTACAAAAATAAATAAAAAAAATTAAATAACCAAATAATTGTTAAAATATTTCTCTTAATCTTTCTCGTTTGATTACTTGTTTTAATAATTTAACATAATCTTCAGATTCAGCATAGTTACAGGATAAATATGTGAAGTAGTCATCCTCTGTTTTAATCCGATGAAGATAAGTCGCTTGTAAAAAAGCGTAATCATAAACAGATTCAGTCCAATTAAAATAATAAGCATATCCGTATAGTAAAGAATCTGATGTGGTAACTCTACTAGTTGATCTTTTCATACCAAATAAGTTGTTATTACTAACAAATATTTCACTTCTAAAATGACCAGATTCAACAATACTTTGTGCCATAACAATATGTGGATACCTTAAGTTTGTTCTTTTTAATAAATTGATAAGTTTTTCTTTGGAAAAATCTCTTTCATGGTGAATAATTTCAATATTATTAATCTCCTTCGTAAAGAAAAAATCAGAATAACGAGCACCAAAAAAGAAACTAATTATCATTAGAATATGTAAAAGGAATAATATAATAAATTTACGAATTTTAAAATACATAATTATAAGTTTTATATAAATACCCTACTTATACCGATAAGTAGAGTCTATTGAAATTATATGAGGCAACTGCGTTGTTTTTAGCGATATCACCGTATCTATTCATTACATGGTTATAAACAACTTGATGATTTTCATTAATTACTTCAGATAATATTTCACTAAATCCATAATTTGATTCATCAACTATTTCTTGATTAACATTATGAACACCACAAATATATGCCTCTCCGACTTCTGAAATAAACATACCAGAATAAAATCCTTTTAATTTAAATTTTTCAACAAACTTATCTGCGTTACACCATATGTAAACTGAATTATTTTTTTTAATTAAAGTAGGTACAAAACTATGGTCAATAATATAACCACCATTATCTTTAAATAAATTCATATTAAATAAACCAAAGGGCGAACCATGACCCATCATCATAACTCGGTCATATTCTTCCATTTTTTCAATCAATTCTATTTTAGAAACACCACCATCAATAACTTTTTTTTCAGGTATTGATTTGTAAATTTTTTCTAAAAAAGTCGTTGTGTTATCCTTTGGATGTACAATTAAAGTTCTCATGAATTTAAGATATTAAAATGTTAACAATATTTCTTTACTTTCTAAAAATATCTAAAACAAAAAAGATAAAACTAAAAACACCTGCAATAAAAAATGGTGCCATGACCCACCACCAAGATAATGTGATTGACCCGTTTAATTTTAATGTCGTAAACAGTATAATTGTAAAAATAAAAAATTTTACACTGTTTTTTGAAATCTCTATTTTTTCCATATTTTTTTTTGAATTGCAAAGATATAGAAAAAAAATTAATTATCCAACTTAATTTATTTTTTTACCAATTAGTGTCAAATTCGGTTTCATTATCCCATTTGTCCATTTCATCTATTTCATCAGATATGTGACTTTCAATTAATGATTCTAAAACCATAATTTCATTTACCCATTCTGGTAAACCTACATCGTTATTTGACTCAAAATGTACTACTTGAAATAAATCTTCATCCAATGAATTATTATAATCATCAGAAACATAATATGATACATAAACATCAAATTCCTGATCTGTATTATCATCATATACAGTTATTACTTTTGTTTGTAACCCTTTTTTGTTGTTATTCATCTCTTTGTATTTTATTATTTAATATATATCTTATTTTATAAAAAAAATGAAAATGGATATAATATACTTTGAAATAAAATTATCATTATAAAAAATAATAAACAAAACATAGATAATATTACTAATGCAATGAAAAATATTAGTTTAATTATAAAATTACGGTTCGTAAATGATACAAATAAAAATTTTAAAATATTATTAATCATAATTAAAGATTTCTATATAAAAAAGAAAACCCTCAAATATAAAATTTGAAGGGTTTTCCAAACATAATTATTCAAACAACCAACTATATTTTAATAACGAAAAACTTCGTTTGTTTTAGTATTTATAACCATAATTTTACGTGTAATTGGATCTTCACCAATCATTATATCAGGTATACTTTCAGTACTGTTTCCAACTAAAAAATCTTCACCGGTACCAATATCAACTGTTTCAGTATCAGAAAAATCATCAGATTCCATTTCATTTATTGTATTTTTTACAATTTTTTCAATGTCATTCAAATTTAATTTTATTATTTTTTTCATTTTATTATTTGATTATAATTATCTTGATTTATTTTTCAATTCTTTAATTACTGAATTAACTAAAAAATTAATTTTCTTATTTTCATTGATTTCTTCAGGACTTGAACTCATCATATGTACATCTAAAGTGACTGTTTCTAAAATTTTCTCTTCTGGTACTTCAAGTATTTTGGATTTTAACTCTTGAATACAATCTACAAGACCATTAACTATATCGTTATTATTAAATAACGGTTTATTTTCATCATATTCTGTAACATTTACTGTTACCATAGAACTATCTCTAAATATTTTTTTGTAATTACCGACACTATAATCATTAAGTTTTTTTACTCTAAAAGAAACATTAATGGACGATTCCCAAGTATAATTATTCTCATCGTCCATAGTTCCCTTTAATGTAAAATCTAACCTAACACCAGCTGAAAAATTAAGTTCTCGAAGCCCTACCTTATTTAATTTATATTTCTTAGTAAGACCTTCATATGTATTTGTGAATATCCTATCAATATCCCAATTTTTATATTTCTGATTATATTGTCTTGCCTCTTCTGTTGTTCTATCTAATTCATCTTTAACATCGATATCGCCATCTAATCTTGATAATGTTGTATCAAAAAGTTCTTCTAAACTACCATAAGGTCTGACTGAATGTACATTAATTAAAACATCATCATTTTCTGTCCTACCTTCATATTCATCTAAATTTTTTTCTTCAAATTTATAAAATGGTATTCCTCTTTTTATTGATTCTTTTAAAAAATCTGTATCATTAATTAAATAATTCCTTAATAATGCGAATATATTTTTTTTATTAGATAATTCTATACTCTGTTTTTTTCCTGAAGGTGCATATGATGTACCAAGATCAACACTTCTTGGTTTATCTGTTAGTCTAAAAATACTCCCTGGTGTTAATTTAGCCTTTGGAGTACTACATTTAACAACACTCATTGTTAAACCTCGTTCTTCGAATTCTTTTAAAAGAGTTTGTAGTTCTTCATTACTTCTGACTTTATCTTCAAAATCCTCACAATCAGAAAACATTATTATAGGCACACCATTTATTTCCCACGCATCTGGAACTCCCTCTATTTCACCTCGTCTATTCTTGAATGTTGTTTGGTTATCTTTAGAGAATAATGCCTTAAATTTTTTAACTCTATCTTTGTTTTTATCGTCTCTAACCCCTCTTGTAACCCTTGCCATTTCATCGACATCAGTACTCAAAGATTCTTTAATGATATTTTTTAAATAATATTTTACTTTTTTATCCATTTTTAATTTATATTTTAAACTTATATATAAATATCAGTTAAATTTAATTTATTCATGAATTGTTTACCATATATCTTATTTTTTCACCTAATTCCATATCATTTGGTGTGTCTTTAACAATTTTTTTTGGTATCGTTAGTGTTTCCTCATTTTTTTCACCATTATAACATGGTTGACATAATTGACCCATACCTTCAACATAACCATACCTTAAATGGATATTGGTTTCAAAATCATATGGTGTAATATTTCCACACATTACACAAGTATCTTTTGCCATAACTTTTTTTTTATAAAAATACAAAAATAGTTGAAAAAAAACAAGTGTTTTATACCATCGTTTCAGTTCCTGTGTTCTTTGATATAATGGGTGTTGCAACCCTATTAACATCCATCGCTAATTTATTTAAAATTCTTTCATAGTTGGGGGCAGTTGCGTATCTGTTCCCACTTTTATTTACAAAATTAGTCAATAGGTCCTTTGCTGATCTCCCTTTACCTAAATAATTTTTTGCTATTAAATCATAGTACGCGTTAATCCCTAATTGTACATCATTATGAAATATATTTTCACCAGTATCAACATTACCAACATTAAATGGATTTTTGGTACGGATTGGTCTACTATTTAAATTCCCATTTTTAATACCCCCTTCAAGTACTAATTGACTTAAAGCTAATTCAGGTGCAACATATTTTTTATATTTATCAAAAGCACCTTTAGCACCTCTCGCCATCATTTCACCAGTGATACCTAATGGGTTTGGTGTATTTTTACTTATAAAAGCATCACATATTTCAATATAAGTTTCATAACCTTCATTTGTATTTAAATCTAAATCAGTAAACCCTTCACCACTTATTTGTATGTCAATAAAAGATTTTAATTCTTCTGGTTTCACACCTCTTGCTCTTAATAACTCAATTAATTTGTTTAACATTTCTGGCGATGCAGAAATATCCGTTGAAGTTGATGAACTTGTTCCACCATATTGTAAATGAAAATGTCCTCCAGTAGATGCGGATGAAGGGGTTTTATATTCATCTATAAATGAAAATTTAGAATCTTTTGATTTGTATTTATTTAATATTGTTGTGAAATCATTTGAAGATTCTGTATTGTGTGGGTTTAATGTTATGTCTATCGCGTTACCTTCAGTATGTTTACTTTTATATCCTAATCGTTTATGAAAATTATCATTTCCTGAAGTTATGGTAACTTTAACATTAGGATTTGATTTTTTAAAATCATTTAATATATTGCTAACAATTGTACTTATCTCGTTTGTGATGTTTCCACCGCTAGTAATTTCTGAACCCTTTTCGGTATAACCTAAAGTATCTAACGTTGTTCTTAATTTGTTTGCATCCTCATTTAATTTATTTAAATGATCCGATGTGAATTTCTGTACAACCTCACCTGTTTCTGGTCCAAATAATCCGTCGATTCCGTATTTTGGTAATTGATAACCTAATAATGTTAAACCAATCTGCATAGATTCAACTGATTTTTGATAACCCATTTCACCTGATGATTGTTGTTTTAAACCACCAGAATTTGCTGCGTCCTCAATTGTTTTAAAAAAATCTGAAACATCGGGGCTAACAAAATCTGCCTTCTTTGGATCATCTGTAGATTTATCAACATCTGATTTTACTCCAATTTTATTTAGAATATTATCAATAAAACTTTCATTGATTATTTTATTACCATAAGTAATTTCATGTATCCTATGTAATTCTTCTTTAAGACTTTTTTTCATATCCTGACAAATATTTAAATGTTTTTTTAAAATATATGTAAAATTAATAATTTTACATATATAAATATAAAATTATTAATTTTTATTTACCAATAAAAAAATTGTTGGTATTTATTATATATAAAAAATAACAATGGTAATATATGGTGTTGATGTAACAGGATCACTTTTTGTTTCAGGTTCTTCAAAATTTGACGGTAATATGTTTATAACTGGTTCACAAAACATATCAGGATCGTTAAATGTTTTAGGTTCTATTTTATTAAATGGTGAGCCATTTACTGGAAATCAGGGTCCACAAGGAAATCAAGGACCAACTGGTCTTCAAGGAACCAATGGAACCGTAGGTACACAAGGAAATCAAGGACCAACTGGTCTTCAAGGATTCCAAGGTAGACAAGGAAATCAAGGACCAACTGGTCTTCAAGGAACCAATGGAACCGTAGGTACACAAGGAAATCAAGGACCAA